GTGGCCCCCCCCCCCCGGCGGGCGATCCGCGCACCGCCGGCGGGCGGGCCGCTAGCGGACCTGCTTGCGGTACTCGGCGAAGGCCCGCAGGCGGTCGTCCGAGAGGGCGTCTACGGCCCGCGAGAGGGTCTCTCGGGCTGCCTTCCAGGCGGCAACCCGTGCCGGCCGCTCCTGCATCGCCTGGTGGCCAGCGGGGAGGTCGATGGCCGTGCGGGCCTCGTTGGTGGCGTGCTCGAGGACCAAGATCTCCTCGAACTCGCCGTCCACGTGGTTCTGAGCGGCCTCCTCCTGGCGCGCGTCGAACCGGGCCAGGTAGTTCTCCATCGAGGTCTTGCCGTTGGCCTCAACCACGTCGTAGGGGCTGTGGAAGCCACACAGGTGCCGGCCGCCAACGGTGTGGACTGCCGGCGAGGCCTGGCCGTCGTTGCCGACGCAGCGGAAGCCGGTGGGGTTGCAGGTGGTGCCGGCGGGGGCGAGCGTGGCGGTCATGGTTTCCTCTTCCTGTTCCTGACTGGCTGATGGTACCATCTTACACCCTGCCGGCCACTCTTGTCCACACCTGTTTTCAAGATCTTTGCCGGCGTGGCCGGCCGGCGGATGTGGCCGCCGGCCGGCGATCAGCCTACTTGATCTTCGGCTTGTTGTAGCCACAGCGGCAGGAGCGGTCCGACATGCGGCGCTCGTGGACCTCCTCGGGCCGGCCGTCCTCGCCGTCCGCCACGTAGCAGGAGACGATCAGGTCGTGGATCTTGACGCCGTTGGCGATCACGTCCTCGGCCTGCAGCCGGTCCGCCTCCTGGCGCTCGGCCGGCGTGGCGTGGGCGTCGAGGTTGAGGTTCATGATCCGCTCCTTCGTTCCTGTTCCTGCCTGGTGATACCAGGATACACCACCGCGGGGTGTGGTGTCCACACCCCGCGGCAAGATCTTTCAGGCGTTGATCGACTCCTGGTTCGCCGGCGAGTCGGTGACCGCCGGCGAGGCGAACGCCTTGCCCCGCTCGCGGCCGGCAACGTAGGCCGAGCGGTCGTACTGCAGGGCCCTCGCGGGCTTGAGGTCACTGTGGTGCAGGCTCATGTATGCCTCGACCCGAGCCTGCCTGTCGGCGACGACAAGGGCCTTCGAGCCCGTCCCGTCCTCGGCCACGTACTCGCTGGTGCTCTGCGTGAGCCGGTCGGCGATGCCCTGACCGAAGCCCCGCATGAAGCCTCGACGGGCCTTGCAGCCTGCGAGCGAGTGGTGGCCACCCATGCTGCGCGAGGCGGACGAGGCGAGGCGAGAGACCACGTCAGCCTGCCGCTCCATGGCGAGCTCCATGATCAGGAAGAAGTCCTTGATCTTGGCCACGACGTCGGCCTGAGCGATCACGTGCAGCTGGACGATGTCGTGCTTGTAGCCGAGTCCCTTGAACCGCTGGTGCGTGGTGTAGCCGTTGGCCCCGAAGGCCCTGACGACGGGCCAGAACGCGGCGATCCTGTGCGGGGCGTGGCCCCCCTGCACGTTGATCGGCACGGACCAGGTGATGATCTCGTCGTCACCCTGGCCCACCTCGCCACCCTCGGCCTGCCGCGTCTCCTCCGCCTCGATGCTGTGCTTGGCCATGAGAGATGCTGCGCGGCCGAGGTACTGCTCCGCGAGCTCCGGCGCCAGCGTCGGGTCGTTGCCGGCGGCGAGCAGCTTCCGGATCTTCTCGATGGCCTGCTCTCGCGGGTCCACGGGCTTCGACTCGGTGGCGGCCGGCGTGTCCTGCGGCTCGGGCGCGGCCGGCCAGTTGGCGATCAGCACCTCGACGGCCGTGGAGCCGGTGGTGCCCTCGGGGAGGTGGTACTCGACGCCGTCCTGGTGCTCGTCGATCACGAACCGCCACTGCCGCTCGTCCTTGAGGAAGCGGAGGCGCGCCGTGCCCTGCGCGGTGACGACCTTGTAGTGGCCGTCCTCCTTGGTCACCGTGACGCCGTCCTCGAGTGCCTTGGTCTGGCCGGTCTTGAGGTTGCCGAGCTTGATCATTTCATGCTCCCTGTTCCGATTCCTGGTCTTCCTGGGCTGTTCTGGTACTACCTTACCACCCGGCGGAGGTGGTTGTCCACCCCCGCCGGCGGTTTCCTGCTACTTCTTCGCCTCGGTGATCACCGCGCCGGCCGGCGACAGGTCCCTGATCAGCTTCGGCTCACGCGTCGTGACCCGGCCGCGGAAGTGGTTGGGCGCGTCCTTGCGGGCGGCCGTGGCGTTGGGGTAGCGCCCGGTGACGTAGTACTTCTTGCCGTACGAGTACACGGTGGTCTCGTAGATCGCGTCCCCGGTGAGGTCCGGCGTGCGTGCCATGGTGTGTCTCGCTTCCTGTTCCTGACTGGCTGATGGTACCATCTTACCGCCGGCGAGTGCGGTTGTCCACACTCGCCGGCAAGATCTTTCAGACGGTCTCGTCGAGCAGGGCGTCCAGCCACTCGTACGGGTCCATGCCGTCGATGGTCGCCTGGCCGTCGATCTCCACCACGTCGCCCCTCTCCAGGGCGATGTTGCTGAGACGGGCGATGCCGAGCACGAGCTGCGCCGTGGAGGCCTCCAGCACGCCCTTGTAGGCCGGCGCGGTGGTGCCGTCCTCCCAGTCGAGCTCGGCCACGCTCACGGTGTCGAGCGCGTGCTTGATCGCCAGCGGCCGGCTGAGGTGCGGGTAGCTCTGGCGCACGTCCTGGACGGTGAGCTCGATGGCGCTGAGGAGGTTCATGATCCCTGCTTCCTGTTCCGTTTCCTGCTGACGTAGTCATCATATCCTGGGTGAGGGTGTGTTGTCCACACCCTCACCCAAGATCTTTTGTCAGCTCTCGGCCGGCTGCGTCAGGCACATGTGGAGCTCGCCACCGCGGTACTGCGAGGTGCACTCGTCCACCAGGAAGAAGCCGTAGGGCGTGTAGCTGGCCCCGTCCCTGCTGGTGTGCGAGGGGCGCATGTACAGGCTCACGCAGGCGCTGTAGTCGCGACGCGCCACCGGCTTCTTGCTGCACGTCGTGGCCGCGTTGACCATCTTGCTGAAGCGGTGCGGGCCGGCCTTCTTGGCGCAGACCACGTCGTAGGTGGCGTGGCTCCACTTGAGGTGGCACGTCCAGTCCTTGCCCACCGCCTTCTTGGCGAAGGCGAGAGAGGCCCGCTCGCCGCCGTCGGGGCCACGGTGGTGGCTGGCGGCGTGAGCCGGCGAACCCAGGCCGGCGAAGGCGATCACGAGGCCGGCGGTGACGGTGGCGAATCCCTTGAGCATGATCTTCTCTCTTCCTGTTCCTGTCCTGCTGTTGGTACAACCTTACCATGTGGCGGGGGCGGTTGTCCACCCCCGCCGGCGGTTCACTTCTTGGCGTGGCGCACCGAGGGCGCGGTGTAGCTGATCAGCGTGCCGGCCGCCACCTGGCGGTCCAGGTCCGCCCTGAAGATCTGCTTGGCGGCCCCCGCGCTGCTGGCCTCGACCGGCACGCTCACGGTGCCGGTGGAGCCGTCCGCGTTGCGGACGCTGGCCTTGACGACGTACTTGTTCACTTCCTGGTCCCTTCGTTCCTGGCTGATAGGACCAGTATACGCCGGCGGGCGCAGCGTGTCCACACCCGCCGGCAAGATCTTTCAGCCAACGAAGCGGAGCGCGAGATCGCGCCGGCCCTTGTCGGTGATCTGGAAGTACGACAGGTCACCGCCAGCGGCGTGGCGCGTCACGGGCTCGATGTAGCCCTGCGTGCCCAGGTACACGGCCGTGCGGGTGTCGATGCCGGCCTCCTGCAGGGCGTTGCCCCAGTCGCCGACCACGCCGCCCGGGGCGAGCGCGATCTTGGCGAGCGCGAGGAGCTGCTCGTCGGTGAGGTGGGTCGTGAACATCTGCATGGCCGGCCTTCTCTCTTCCTGTTCCTGCCTGGTGATACCAGTGTACCCTGTGGCGGTGGCAATGTCCACACTTGGTGGCCACTCCCATCGTCCGCCGGCGGCCACAGCCGCCGGCGAGCGGGTGATCACTTGTCGGCGTGGCCGGCGCAGACCTTGATCGTTCCCATGAACATCGGGACGATGAACGTGGCGCGGTTGGCACAGCCCCGCCAGTACATGCACCGCACGTTGCTGGCGAACATGATCGGGCGGGCGAGCGGGTTCTTGATCTTCGAGATGCGGACTGACATGGCCGGCCTTCCTGTTCCTGTTCCCGTCTGGTGGTACCAGCTTACCCTGGAAGCGGGTGCTTGTCCACACCCGCTCCCAAGATCTTCTAGAGCGGCTCGACGGCGCCCTCCATGATCGCCTCGGCGAAGCTCTGCAGGGCCAGGTCCTCGTCCTCCCACTCCTTGATCATGACCTTCAGGATGTCGGCGGGCTCGCCGTCGAAGCTGATCGACGCGATCTCGCCGTTCCACGACCCCGCGACCAGGGCCACGTCCACCTGCGCCCCGTCCTCCAGGATGTGTGTGCCCGTGGTGGCGTCGAGGTGGCTCTGCTCGAGGAAGGTCATCTGGGTGATAAGGCGGCTGATCATGGCGGTCTCGCTTCCTGTTCCTGTCCGGCTGGTAGTACCATCCTACACCCCGGTGGGTGCATTGTCCACACCCACCGGGAAGATCTTTTCAGCCGCGCCGGCCGCCGGCGATGACCTCCGCGAACGTGGCCCGCTCCTGCGCCAGGCGCACCTGGCGGCTGCTGCGCCCCGGCACCCAGGCCGCTCGCACCGGCTCGGCCACGGGGATGAGCTCCACGCCCCTGGCCTCCAAGCGGGCCGCCATGGCGTCCGTGAGGGCCTTCGTGCCGGCGACCTTGCCGTTGCGGACGAGCGTGTAGTGCGCCATGATGGGTCTCGCTTCCTGTTCCGTTTCCTGCTTGCTGGTACTACCTTACCACCTGGAGGTGGGTGCTGTCCACACCCACCTCCAAGATCTTCTACTCGCCGGCCGGCGGCCGGCCGCTGCAGCCGTACGCGCTCGGGAGCAGCTCCACCAGGGCGTTCCACTCCCCGACCGTGTGGCACACCACGCACTGCCCCATCGGGCCCTGGTCGTCCGCGTGCTGCCGGCCGACGGGCACGACCTGGTGCGGCCTGGTCAGGCGCGGCGTGGGGGTGGTGGAGGTGACGGGCGCGATGGTCATTTCCTGGTCCCTTCCTGATTCCTGCTGTTGGTACAACCTTACCATGCCGGCGAGTGCCTGTCCACACCCGCCGGCATGATCTTTTACGCCAGGTCCAGGGCGGCGTCCAGGCCACACTGCGCGTGCGCCACGACCCGCTTGTCGTTGACCTTGTCCCAGAACTCGCCGGCGGGGTCCGTCATGAAGTCGGTGGCCTCACCGCACAGCTCGCACTCGTATTCTTCCATCGTTCCTGTTCCCTTCCTGGCTGGTGGTACCATCATACCCTGGGTGTGGACGCCATGTCCACACCCAGGAGCAAGATCTTCTACTCGAACGCGGCACCCAGGCGCTTGATCGCCACGTCCACGACGTGATCACTGTTGCCCACGGCCTCGACGATCTCCGCCGCCTGGGGGAAGGCGTCGTCCCAGTCCTCGGCCAGGAACGTGGTGTCGTGCGCCTGCTTGTTGTTGAAGTTGACGATCACCTGAAACTCGAACATGTCGCTTCCTCTTCACTGTACGCTGGCGGTTCGCTGGCGTATACTGGGGGCAGGCGTTCCGCCCTGCCCTGCTGGTACCATCATACCACCTGGCGGTGGCGGTGTCCACATCCGCCTCCAGGTTTCCGCTGCCCCCCTGGGCCGGCCGGTTATCCTGTCTGGCTGATGGGACCATCCTATGGCGGCCAGCACCGTTTGTCCACACGATTTGGTAAAGACGGGGTAAAACCCGCCGGCCGGCTCCGCCGGCCGTGGCCGGCACCGGATTTATGGCCATACGGGGGAAATATGGACATACAGGCCGACATATGGCCATACGGGCTGTTTGGGCCGAAATATGGCCATACAGGGCCCTATGTACCGACATGTGGCCATCTGGGCCAAATGGGACACTTGTACCACTCTGTCCCGCCGCCAAGGTCATCTTCTTCGCCACGCAAAAAGGTCGTTTGCAAATTTCCGCGCGCGCGCGTGCGTGTGCGTGTGTATTTGTGACTCTCTCGCTCAAACTTTCCGTTGTGCGAGCTCGACACTGCCGTCACCAGGCACAGCGACTGCGTCACCAGGAGAAGAGCGCCTCAATCAGCGCGCCAATGGCGTCACCGACCACGCTCAGCCAGTCAATCGCGCCACCTCGCCCGCTGCGCTGCCGTCGCTTCCTCATCGCTCTTCCTCTCCGTATCCTATATAGGCACGAGAGCCGTTGCGGCGGCCGTTCCAGGGCCACCGCCGGCCGTTCCGCCACCTCCACCCCGGTTCCTACCTGCCGTTGGGCCAACTTTTCCCCGAGCCAGGGTCCTCGCTGCGAAAAGTGTTCCCAAGAGCAGTGATGGCCGTTCAGAAAAGCGTTTTGAAACGCTTTCTTGGGCCACACACTGACTCTCGGCGGAAAATCAGGCAAAAATGTGGCGTATATGGGGGTATATGGGGGCTACTGGGGGGTCTTTCGCTTGCGCCTGGCCACCGCCGCGGCGTTGGCGCAGTCCGAGCACTTGCCCATCCGCCGCGTCAGCTTCGCGTTGTCGCGGTAGAAGGAGTCCAGGGGCTTCGTGACGCCACACTCGGCGCACTTCTGCTCGCCAGCCAGGAGCACGGCCCGCGCCGCGCGCTGGGCGGGGCGCAGCTGGCTCTCGTCCAGGGTGAGGAGCTCCTCCACGGTGAGCGCTGGCTCCCGCGTGCTCACTCGTGGCGCTGGCTCAGCCACGGCAGGCTTCAACTCGGTGGCGATGGCCGCCACACTCTGCCGCGCGCGCTCCGCCGCCTCGAACTTCGCCACCTGGCAGCCGTGCGGGCAGCACTCCAGGACCACGCAGCCGCCGCCAGCGGCGCACGGCGCGTTGCCGTCGGTGGCCGGCAGCGCCACGGGCTCAGGCTCAGGCTTGCGCTCCACGGCTGGGGTAGGAACCGGCACCCGGACCTCCACCGTCTTCACCGTGACGGGACACACGTGGTCAGCCAGGTGCTCCCGGGTGCACACGCCACTGCCATGTCCTACCCTGCCAGGGAGCACGCGGCCGGCTCGCACCTGGCGAGCGTACGCGTTGACCACGTCCAGGGCGGCGTCCACCAGGTGCTGTGGCTTCTGCCACCCCGTGAGAGCGTACAGCGCGCGCTCCACGTCATCCAGGGAGACGGGGTCCTCCGTGGTGCCGAGCTTCAGCACGTCGAGGTCGACGGCCAGGGGTCCAGCGGGTGGTGATGGCATGAGTCTCCTCTCTCAGTCACTCCGCTCGTCTACGAGCCTACCTTACCGGCATAGACACCGGCTGTACACTGTGGCGAGCCACATTCCTGCTCTACGCGTGAGGCATTTTTTCCGCTCGTGCGTGGCACAAGCTATCCTCTCGCCAACTCTTTGCCCCCTCTCGCCTCCGCCCACCCAGCCTCAGGGGAGTTTATCATCCCTGACCCCGAGTGCCCCTCAGACGGTCACACAGCCCTTTGGTCAGGTCTCCCTGAGCTCGTTCTCACCCCGGGTGTTCTCGTGCCCGTCGTCGAACCTGACCCGTACAGCTTGTCCGCCGTCCAGACCTCCCTCACCGTTCCCACCGTGCCCGTCACCGGGTCTCGGCCGTCGATGTCGGTGTACCACTTCCCGTTGAGGTCCCTGACGCGGTCCCCCACCTTCAGCTTCCCCGTGAAGGCCTTCCGGTACCCCGTGTCTCGCTTCCCTGCCACCGTCTCTTCCTCCCTGTCGTGCACCGAGCGTAACCGCTCCCCTGTTCCTACCGTTCCCCTGTTCCTGCCTCGCTGCTAACGCGGCTCCAACAGCTCTCTTGGTTCCCTCCTTTCCTTCCTTTCCTATATCCTCCTATACCTTGCTATCTAGTAGGAACAGTAGGAACAGTAGGAACAGTAATAGGAAAGAGGGAGGTCAGAGGGGGTATCAGCTCCAAGTTGATCTTGCTCTCGAGGAGGAACACCAGGAGGAACACTGCCCCCTCGAGGCGGGAACACTCACCGTCCACACCCCTTCCCTCCCCTCCTCCCTCTCGTCCACACCACCCTGTTCCTTCCGTTCCCACCGGCGGGAACAGGTCAGGCAGGAACACTCCCGCCCACCCGTCCGTTACGCTCAGTTGCCGCGCATCGCCTTCGCCCACCGGGCGGCCTCCCGGATGGCCGCCAGTTCCGCCGCCATCGCCTCCGCCCGCGCCTGGTACTCCGGCAGCAGCTTGACGCCGGTGTAGTAGTACGCGAGGACGCCCTCCTTGCGCTTCCGCTTCCGCTTCACGCTCGGGAACGCGGCCTTCAGCTCTCGCCCGAAGCGGTCCGACTGCGCCGTGTCGTCCTTGAACCCACCGCGGGTCTCCGCGTACATGCCGTACAGCTCGTCCACCCAGATCCAGTGGTCCTCCGAGTCGCCCAGCTCACAGTGGTCCCGGACGAACGGCCGTACCGGGTTGCCCGCGTCCCGCAGCTCCTCCGAGACCTCCGTCGAGTCAGCCGGGTCGGTGAACCGCCCCCGGTTCTCGTCGAGCCGCCTCAGGCCCGCGAGCGCCCAGTTCAGGATGCCCGGGAGCTCCGCGAGGAAGAGGTCCTTGAACTCGTCGTCTCGCTTCTCCCGTCCCACGAAGCTCTTCGTGAACACCAGCACCAGCATGCGCGTCTGCATGGCGCCTACCTCGTCCGGGAACTGCAGCAGCTCGTTCGCCGCCATCATGATGCGCGTGGGCAGACGGACGGTCAGCGGCTCCTTGTTCTTCCGGTCCACGGTCAGGGGCGCCTCACCGATGACGCTGAGCAGCCGTTCCATTGCCGTGTACACGTTGTCCGGGCGCGGCGGCAGCCGCACGTCGTCGAAGATGGCCAGGGGCCGCCCCATGAGCGGCTGCAGGCCGAACTGTCCCGCGAACCCGTGCATGGTCGGGCCGGCCACGTTCATCAGGCCGATGAGCGACGACAGGATGAGCGCGATGGTGCCCTTGCCCGACCGCGACGGCCCGAGCATGTACAGCATCTTCTGCAGGTCGGTCCGCCCCGACACGACGTAGCCGAACCACTCCTGCAGCAGCGCGATCGAGTCCGGAGACAGGATCGAGTCCAGGTACGTGAGCCATCGCCGGCACTCCGCCGCCACGTCGTACTCGAACGGCAGCGCGTAGGTGTTCAGGTACGCGTCGGTGTGCTCGAACACCTCCTGCGTGACGGGGTCCAGGAGCGTGTTGGTGAACGACACGAGCCGGTCCGCCCGCGTCTCGTCGACGAACGGCGGCACCTCCCGGTCGGTGGGGAAGACCAGCCACGAGCCGGCCTCCGCCTCGTCGTCCACCTCGCAGCAGGCCTCCAGCGCCTTCTGGACGTTGGACACCTTCGCCTTGAGCGGCTCCCAACGGCGGATCTGGACCTCGCGGTCACCCTCCGCGTTCTCGGTGAAGTGCTCGTAGTCGGCGCGGTTGAGCACCCGCCACAGCGAGAGCTCCACCGCCCGGTCACTGGCCTGCCGGTAGTGGGAGCCGACGTGGTCCCACCAGTCCCCGCGCCAGAACACGGTGCGGGTCACCGGGCTGCCAGCCACCGTGCGGACGTCGTCCCAGCGGTCGAGCAGGTCCACCGCCACCGGCATCGGCGCGTTCGGGTTCGCGGTGAGGAAGCGGTCTCGGTTCGGCTCGCGACGCGGCGTGGCCTCCCCGTCCCCGTTGCCCTCTCCCCCGCCGCCCGCCGCCACCGCTACCGGCTGCGGCGGGTGAGCCATCATTGACTCCACGGCCTCCAGCACCTCGGCTGGGGTCTCCCAGGTATCAGTCACGCCTCTCCCTCAGCCACCTTGTAGAGGTGCCGGCGGTACGCCGACTCGATCGTGTACGCCGCGTTGCGGCTCTCGAGGTTGGACACCGGCGCGGCGGCCTTCAGCACGGCCATCTCCACCACGTCCTTGTCCCACCCGCCCTCCAGGAGGTTGAGCGTGCACTGGTAGATCGCGAGGTTCCAGCCCCCGACGCGGTTCGCCTCCGCCACCACGTCCAGCTCCCCCTGCACCCACGCCCGCAGCAGGTTGCCGTCCGCCTCCCCGGTGGGCAGCGCCAGCACTCGTCGCCGGCCCTGCGTCGCCACCAGGTTGAGGGCCTGCCGCCGCTCCCGGCCCACGGCGGGCAGGTGATGGTTGACGTCCCGCAGCCACCGCGCGAGCCAGTCCGGCATCGTCATCACCGGGAAGTCTCGCACCACCTCGTAGCCCGGCGTCGGCGGCGCGGCCACCCAGGACCGGTCACTGCCCGCGTTGTGCGCCACCACGTCGACTCGCCACTCGTGGCGGTGCCCACTGTTCGACAGCTTGATCTGCGGGTTCTCGCGGAAGTAGAAGTGGTGCCCGCCCGACTTCGTCTCCACCGTGTACGTGGAGAGCTCCACCATCGAGTGACCCAGCCCCTCCACCTCTCGCTGCAGGTCGGCCAGGCCGTACTTCACCACCTCCGGCTGCCGCACCTCCAGGCGAGCGCTGCTGCCGGTCACCACGAAGTCGGTCTCCGCGTCGTACCGCTTCACGTCGCAGTCGATCACCACGAGCCCTGACGAGGCGGGAAACAGCGCGATGTCGCAGGGCTGCGGCTTCTGCCCGCGCCTGAACCGGTAGCCGTTCGTCACCGCGTCGTGGAGCTCCGCCCACGTGATCGAGCCGCTCTGGTTCCAGTACTTCTCCGCGTAGTCGCGGTCACCCTGCGTGGCGTCCTTGCTCAGGTTCTCCGGCCGAGAGATGGCCGGCCGCCTGGGGTAGTCGTCGGTCTTGCGGTAGAGGGGGCGGTGCTGCCACACGCCCTCCGGGTTCCAGTGCGCCGGGTACGGCTCGCCCGCGAACTGGGTCTCTTCCGGGGTCTCTTCACTGTCTGCCGCCTGGCTCAGCGCGGCCATGTTCAGCGTCACCGAAGCGCCACCTCTGTCCGTTTCAAGCCTGAACAGGGTATAGTAGCCCGCATAACGCGTCACCTCTCCTCAATCCCGTGGTGATGCCCATCCTACCTGGCGCGCCAACGCCAAGAGGAGACGAGGAAGGCCCCCGGCCAAAGCCAGGGGCCTTCTTCCGTGTCTGACCAACCTTATACCCGAACTCTGCCGCTGACCAGGGGCGTTGTCCCTGGTCAGAAGCCTGCCGCGTCGTCCGCCGACGCGGCGCAGTCGCCACAGAAGACGCTGCGAGGCTTGGGTCCCTTCGCCAGGTCGTGGAGGACCTTCACCGGCGCCTCGCCGTGCGAGAGCGCGTGACACGGCACCTCGACCTCCCGCACCATCTGCAGCGCGAGCACCCTGGTCTCCGGGGTGGTGATCATCACGGCGCCGTCGCGGCCGTCGTCGTAGATCGTGCGCATGGCGCTGTCGTAGTGGTGCGGTGAGTTCGAGCTCACCGTGTAGGTGCTGCCGTTCGCCGCCGGCTTGAACTTGTCGTGGCGCTTGAGCTCGCCCACCGTCGTCTCGATCACTTCTTCCGCCCTCTCTTCAGGTTCCGCTCCGTGGCCGCGCACGACGCGCAGCCCATGCTCTTGCCGGTGGTCACGTTGCTGGCGACGACGTCGTCGGTGAAGCCGCATTCGCACCTCACGCGCCACTTCGAGTAGTTGCCACCCTGGTACCCGAGCCGCTGTATCAGCGTCCAGCGACCGAACTTCTGGCCGACCTCATACTTGTGGGCTGGCCCGCTCTTCTCGCTGCCCATCAGTCGCTCCGCTTGAGGCAGCCACAGCTTCGGGTGACTCCCTGCATGAGGTTGCTGGCGCGTACCGGCGTCTCGTTGCCGCAGTCGCAGTCGCACTTCCAGCGCGCCTCGCCGCGGGACCCGGACGGCAGCTGACTCACCACCTTGAGTCGGCCGAACCGCTGGCCGGTCAGGTCTTTCGCCTTCACTTCCTCACCCTCTCTACCTGTTCCGTCCCTCTCGTGGCACCCGGGTTGGGAGCCACAGCTCTCGGAAGAGCATGGTGAGGAGCCGGCCCTCCTCGTGCACCGCGTCGTGACGGAGCGTGCCGTCCACCCAGCGGGCGAGGAGCAGCGCGCCAGCGCGGTGCGAGACCTGCCAGTACACCACGTCTTCCAGCTTGCGGAGCACGTTCCAGGCCTCGACCGGCTCGAGGGCCTCGCGTTCGAAGCCCTCGTTGCCCCTCTCGTCGCCGCTCTCAGTCGCTGGCACCCTGGGCCTTAGCGTCCCGCTGCCAGCGCCGCACGGTGACCAGGAGGGCGTTCCGCATCCCCCGCCAGCCCGCGAACAGCGCCCAGCTGTTGGCCTGCGCGACCAGCTGCAGGTCCTCCGGCTCCATGTTGAGCCGGAGCCGCTGGCAGCCGGCCACGAGCACGTGCCCGTCCAGGTCACCGTCGGCGCGGTAGACGAGGACCGGCTCCTCGAGGTAGCCCTCCAGCACGATCACGTCGGTACGGGAGCGCACCGTCGCGCCGTCTCCCACGTTGCCGAGTCGCAGCTGCGCGTCCCCGGAGAGGTGCGCGTTCCCGTTGACGACCGCTCGGCCGCACACGTACGCGTTCTCCTCCATCACGGCGTTGTCGCTCACGCTGCCGTTGCCGGAGACGCAGACGTTGCCCGAGACGCGTGCCTGGCCACCGACGTACCCGCGCTCGGAGATGACCGCCCAGCCGCTCACCACCGCGTCACCCACCACCTGGGCGTTCTCCATGACGCGAGCGTAGTACCGCACCACCGCGTCATTGCCGATCTTGGCGTCGTTGGTGACCATGGCGTTCTCCATGACCACGGCATTACCGTATACCCAGCACTTGCCGGCGTGGGAGAGCGACATCTCATCGGCGATGAAGCCGCCGAGGTCGCCCTTCTGCACCCCGCGCCTCACGTCTCGCAGGGCGCGGATGCGCTTGACGGTCTTCCCGTCCACCACCTTGGTCTCGTCGGTGAACTCGTACTTCTTCTCGTTCATCGCTTCCTCGTCTCTTCCGGTTCCACCCTGTTGATACAACAATACCAACAGTGTCTGCGTCTGTCCAGCCCCCTCAGCCCTGTCGCGTCGCAACCTGTCGCATGAGGGAGCCACACCGCTCGCAGAGGTCCAGCCACCGCCACTCCCGCCGGCCCTGCCGCTGCGAGAGAAACGTCTCCGCTGCCGGCACGCCACAGCGCAGGCAGGGGTGGTCCTCGTGGACGAGCCGGCGGTGGACCGCCACCTCCGTCTGGAACCGCGCCCAGTCGGGTGCGGCCTCCAGGAGGTCGGGCACCGCGTCCAGGAGGTTCAGCATGGCGAGCATGGAGGCGAGGTCGTCCGCCTCCCCGCCGTCCCGTACCGCGCTCACCGACAGCACCGCCTCTCACTGTCGTCCGCCGCCTTGATCGCTGCCAGACCGGCAAGTCGCGCCTCGTCCGCGGAGATCCGCAGAAGGTGACAGGTCCCATCCACGAAGATGGTCACCTCCACCTCCCCGTCTCCCTCGTAGCCACGCTTGGCCTCGAACCCCACGGAGTCGATCACAACACCTCCAGGTGTCTTGCCGTCTCCACGCGGGTGACGTGGTACTGGTTCGCGTACGTGGTGATCACGTCCTCGACGCTCAGCTCCGTCTGGACGAGGAACGTGTGGTGCTTACCCGTCTGATCGGTACACGTCTCGTCGCCCAGCGGGCACTCCCCAGTGACCTTGTTCAACGGGTCGTGGCCGGGGGTGCCCGCCAGCTTGACGGTGACGACGTACAGCATAGCCCTTCCTTCCCTTCCTCAGTACCGTGCCACAACCAGGCGTGACCGGGCCCGCGTCACCGCGGTGTACATCCAGCGGGCGTAGTCCTGCGGGGACTCCTCCAGCACGAGGACGTCCTCCCACTCCGAGCCCTGCGCCTTGTGCGCCGTGATGGCGTAGGCGTAGTCCCACAGCCTGGCACCCACCGGTCGCTCGTTCAGGGCGAGCGGCTTGTCTCGCCCGAACTGCGCCAACGCCACGTTGGCGACCAGCACGTTGCCGAGCTCCTCCAGGTTCACGACCAGGTCGCAAGTCTTCGCTCGCTCCGCCACCACGGCCATGACGGTGCCCTGCATGCCGTTGTGCGCGGTGACTGTGTCGCCCAGGTCGAGGCCGCCCCACGCCGTGTCGGGGCCGATCACGTTGCGGACCAGGGGCACCGCGCACCGGGCCAGGGCCACCACGCGATCACCAGCCCGTACCACCGGGCCGGAGCCGTGGAACTTCTTGTTGACGTTCGCGCGCAGCTTATTCCACGGGCAGATGATCGCTGGCGGCTCCACCCCGCGCTCACGGTACCGCTCCGGCCGGAGGAGGTCACCCACGCCTGGCTCGTTGCGGCCGATGATGAGGGTACGGCCGTCCCCGTACACGCCGAGACCCGGCTTCTTCCCGCCGCGGAAGGCCAGGGCGACGTCCACGATGCCGCTGGTGTCGTTCGCTTGCCGGTGGTTCTCCAGGAGGGAGACGTCGGGGTTGGCCGTCCAGCGGTTCATGCGGGCGAGGACGGGCGGCAGCTGGCCGTGGTCTCCCACCAGGAGCACCGGCACGCCGAAGGCGCGAATGCGGAGGAGGTCCTCCTCCGACACCATCGACGACTCGTCGATGACGAGTAGGTCGGCGTGGCTGCGGAGGTAGGGGCGGTCGTCCCAGCGGAGCTGCTCGTCCACCACGCAGGTGTCCTTGCACGTGCCACACGGCTCAAAGGCGCGCGGGCAGGAGCAGTCCTCCGGGTTGCCACAGGTGCAGTTCGTGAGGCCGAGGTCTCGCACCGGCCGCCGTGACTTGAGGCAGACCGTGCGGGAGTTGGGGTAGTACACCAGGCTGTGGAACGTGTTGACGCGCTCCCGCGCCCCCGGGTCCAGTTTCCCGCGCAGCACCCTGGCTGCCTTGTGGGTGGGCACCGCGAACGAGACGCGGCAGGCCAGGCTGGCCTCCAGCCAGCGCATGACCGTGGTCTTGCCGGTGCCGGCCTCGCCGCCGAGAGAGTAGACGGGGGCCTCCCCGCCCTCCAGCCCGTGGGTGTGCTCGTAGGGCGCGCACTGCTCATCGTCGCAGTAGCGGACGCTGCCGTCCACGCTGGCGAACCACGCGCCGATCCGCTTGATCGCCGCGTCCTGGTCAGGACTCAGGTCCTGAAGGCTCAGCATCGTACGCCTCCCTCAGTTTCTCGAAGTACGTGGCCGCCGTGGCAGCAACCGGTGCCAGCTTGACCATGGCCTCGGTGACGAGGCTGAGGTCGGGCAGGTCGTGGATCGGACGATCGCGGCGAAGCTGCCACACCGGATCGCAGAACGTGTCCAGGTGCGGGGGCACGACGCGGCGAGGCTGCTCAGGAACGCGATAGGCGTGGCACCCGCAGGCCCGCCAGCCACCGGTTCGGTGACTGCGGGACCGCAGGGCCATCTGCCGGCGATAGCGCCTGTTCATCCGCGGTCTCTCAGAGACCCTGGGCGTGCGCGCGAGCCTTCATCTTGGCCTTCTCGCGCAGCGCCGGCCCGTTCGTGTCGAAGCCGCCACCGGGGCACGGCGTGTCACGCGTGGTGTGTACGGGCACCAGGCCGTTGGGGAGCAGCAGGTAGAACCCACCACACGGCTCCCACGGGCACTCATACCGCTCTCCCTGACTTCTCACAGACGCGTGTCCTCGCTTCCTTGTTGGTCCTTCATGTCGTAGGCCAGGGACGTCTTCAGGTCACCGGCCACGTCTTCCGCACTGAACTGCCGCAGCGTGAGGTCGGACAGCGTCAGCCGTCGCTCCTCCCTGCCGTCCTCGTTGAGGAGCACCAGGTCCCGGTCACCCTCCAGCGCCACGCTGAACAGCACGCGACGCTGAGGGGTGGCCTTGGCTTGGGGTCCCACGGCTACGGCTTGCCGATCTTGCGGGTGCCGATGACCTTGTCGAAGCGGCCCTTGAACTGCCTCTCGAACTTCTGCTTGGCCTCGGTCTCGCTCGCCGCCTCCGTGCTCACCTCCGCGGTCTCCTTGCGGCCCCTGCGGGTGAACTCGTAGTGGATGCCGATCTTCACGTCACTTCCTCCATCTCTACGAGGCGCAGCGGCAGCCGCAGTCGTCCCTGCTCGTCGTGAGGGTACGCCTTCGCCTCGTCTCGGGTGTACAGCTTCAGCCACGCGTCGGCGGCCACGTCCAGGAAGTCACAGTACGGCCGGCCCGTGTCGCGCAGCTTCACCAGCACCGACAGCCGGTGGTGGGTCGGCAGCTCGCGGCTCGGGTCCGTCTTCAGGTCAACCTGAACCAGTGTGAACACGTGGTTGCCGTCGGGGTCCAGGCTCGCCGCGATCCCGTCGGGGAGGTTGCGACTGAACCCGGTCTTCTTGGCGTCCACGTACAGCTGCATCAGGTCGGCCGTACCCGCCACGCGGCTCTCACCGAGAGCCGCGAGGGTGATCTCACTCATCCTGTTCCTTCCTGCTCACTTCCTGGTCCCAGCATACCAGCTCGGATCAGCGGAGTCCAACGTAGTTCCAGAGCGCGAGGGTCGACACCGTACCGTCTGACCACTCAACGGTGGCCTCGTAGTAGGTGTCCCTCTCCGGCGGGCAGACCAGCTCCCCGTCGTCCCAGAGGCCGTCGCAGTGGACGAGGTGACCCTCTCCCAGGTCGGAGACCACGACCGGCGGCGCCCACCGCCCGTCGCGCATCATCTCCTTGACCCTCGCGAACTCCCGCACCGCCCAGCCGGGCGCGGTGGCCTGCCACGGCCCGTGCAGATGCACGTCGTGGATCCACCGGGCGCTGAGCCCGTCCTCCCCCTCACGCGTCTCCAGCACGCTGCCGTCCGCCTGGACGGTCCGCACCGTGTTGTCCTCGCTCACCGGATCTTCAGCTCCGACGTGCGAAGGCGAGCGTGGTCGGGACGGCCGACCACGTGCCAGGGGTAGTAGTCGGGGTGACCGGTGGGCTTGCCACCCACGACGTCCTTGCGAGGCTTGTGCTCCACGACCTCGTTCGGGTAGTCCGAGCGGGTGGAGCCCACCAGGGTCTCGCCGGACGCGATGGCCGCCAAGGCCTCGCTCTGTGTCAGGTGCATCGTCTCTTCCCTCCGTTCCGTTGTGCCAACCGTATACCTATATGCGCGGGAGAGTCCAGTCAACGTCGGGAGTGTACATCCCGGTTGACGGGGTGTATACTCAGCTCAGCACGTCACGGTGCGGCCCCGCTTCACCCACGTTCCTCTCCTTGGTCGGTCGGTGCCGGGGTGAGCGGGGGTCACCGTGACTCAGGAAGAGGAAGGAAGCCGTTCGTGAGTGAGCTCGCAGACCCGGTAGCGGTTCCCGCGTCCCCGACGCGGTCCCGTCTCAACCCCTACGCCCCGGTGGGCGCCAGGCACTTCCGTCCCCGCGACGTGGCCTACGTCGTGGCGGCACCCCTGGCTCACCGCCAGCAGGGCGAGCAGTTCTGGGTGGTCACGTCCGCCACCTGGCTCGCCGGCTGGGAGGTCAACAAGCGAGTGCGCTTGGCGACCGCCACCCACGCGGTGGAGGTCACCGTCAAGGGGATCATGGACTTCGCCACCGTTACGGCGGAGGGCTCCATTCCCAACCTGCGCATGCCGCACTGGCAGGCGCAGCCGCAGTCAAGGAAGGAAGCGATCAAGAAGTGACTGGACACCTGAACCAGCAGTACCTGCACGAGCGCGTGGCGGCGGACGCCAACGTGCCCATTGAGGTCGCGAAGCGCGTCGTGGAGTCCTATCAGGACGTGATCCTGCGCGCTCTCATCGCCGGCGAGTCCGTGCGTCAGACCAACTTCATGTCGCTCCACGTGGTGGAGCGCAACGAGCGGCAGGCTCACAACCCGCAGACCGGGGAGAAGGTCACCGTGCCGGCCACGAAGACCGTCAAGGTCACCGTCCTGCCCCGCGTCCTGGAGCTGGTGCGGACCGGCACCATGGAGATCGACGGCCAGCTCGTGACCACTCGCAAGCTTCCCAAGGGCGCAAAGGGCATCGTGCCCGTCGTCACCGCGGACCCCCGCGTGAAGAAGCCGCGGGTCCGCGTGGCCAAGCCGCGCCCCAAGAAGCGCGTGAGTGCCCGCAAGACCGCCTGATCAACTGCCAGGGTGTACAGGCACCCTGACTCACTGGTAACCTGCGAGTCAGGTTGTCAGACCCCGTCGAGACACTGGAACGAGGAGAACAAGCGCATGACCCAGCCTACTCCCCCGTGGGGCACCCCCACCGGCACCATCAGCGACTCCACCAGCCCCGTCGCGGAGACCCAGCTGCTGGCGCCCATCGGCCAGGTGAAGCCGCAGCAGCCGCAGCGTCCCACCCGCGAGATGGTGGAGCTCCGCGTCACCGCGGTGCACTACGCCAACAAGATCCTCGGTGAGCAGCCCACCGCGACCCCGGACACCGCGCTGGCCAGCACCCTGCGGGTGGCGAAGGGACTGGAGGAGTACCTCCTGACCGGAAAGACCGCGTGAGCAGTGACGACCGGGAGGGTGGGGAGCGCACCGCGCTCCTCACCTTCCCGGGCTGTGACGGGGTGCCGTGGGAGGACAGTGGGGAGGGCGGCCAGTACGTGATGCTGGTCGTGCCTGAGCCCGAGGACCACGGCAACAACTGTCACGTGGACGTGTCCACGTACCTGCGGCTCCCTCGGCCGGCGAACCGCGTCACCACGGAGCTGACGTACCCCGACGTCTGTCACACTCGGAACGATCTCTGGAGCCGCGACGGCTACCTGGACGGTTTCCGCGAGAGTGGCGACGTCTACAAGCACTTCAGCGACGCCGGTGACACGCGTCTCGCCGCCTGGGCGCTGCGCGCTCGCTCGGAGGGGGAGTTCAGCAAGCCGGTGCTGGCTGCCATCCTCCTTGGCAGTGACAGCCAGTCCAGGTGGTCCGAGCAGCACAGCGCGTACTGGACCGCCACGCACGCCGACCTGACGTTCCGTGGCCGGCTTCTCTACGACACGCTGAGGAGCTTCCACCAGACGGAGCCGCTTCTCCTGACCTTCCTGGACACCTGATGCGAGTCCCCGACGCCCCCGACGGCATCACCATGGAAGAGTGGCGGCGCGCGGTGGCACTGCTCGCCGCCACCGCCACCCACGGTGAGAACACCACACTCTCTCCCGTCATGCGCGAGAGCAACGTGCTCACCAGTGCCAAGAAGTTCGAGGTCTATCTGCGGGAAGGCCGCTGAGGGAGTGTACACACGCTCTCTCAGGTGATACGGTTGACTCAGTCAGTCAGGAACTGGAAGAGACGAGGAAGCGATGAACCTGCGAGAGGCCCGTCAGGCCATCAAGGCCGTCATGCAGGCGGTCGAGGAGCCGAGCCGAGTGCCGGGCGCCACGATCAAGCGCATCGACTTCGGTCCGAACGGCGCCGTGACCAGGGGCGAGGTGGTGAGCGTCGCTCGTCGCACCTGGGGTGGCGTCCCCGGCTGGTCCTGGGTGGTGCGGGAGCGCGGTCAGTTCGGCCGTCGCACCCACTACACCTGGTGGCTGGAGAAGGCCGTCATGCAGCCCACGGAGTGGGAGGCCGGCACGCTCGTGGCGTACACCGTGACGGGTAACCCGGACAAGGACACCTTCCAGGAGCTCGCCGACACCCACGAGATCAAGATCGAGGGCCTCGCGCTCTCCTAGGAGAACTCAACCATGAAGAAGCAGCCCATCGAGCTGGCCAGTGTCTTCAGCGACCAGATGAACGCCATCGAGGCCGCGTCGACGACGAACAAGGTCATCGACGCGATCATCGTCTTCGGCATCGCCGCCGGCGCGAACGTGGTGGCTGACCGCACCAACCTGCCCATCATGAAGTGGATCTGCTGGGGCTTCAGCGGCCTCGGCGCCTACATCCTCTACCTCGCGTTCTTCGCCTAGAAGGGAACCAACCACATGCACGTCCTCCTCGCCGTTCACGACAGTGGCGGTGCCATGCAGCAGCTCAAGGACGCTCCCTGGTGGGAGCAGCTCGCCGGCGCGGCTGGCCTCGGCGTCGGTGCCTACCTCGTCCACAAGTACTTCGGCGACAGCATGGCTGGTGAGATCGCGCAGTTCCTGCTCGGTCTCGGCGCCCTGATCCTGCTCTACCACGGCATCTTCGGCGACAGCTGAGGCCGACGGCGGGCACCCCTCACGGGGTGTCCGCCTTCGTCAGTGCGGAGACTGTACAGCGGTCCCCAGGTGTGATAGGCTGTAACCAGCAGCCAGGAAGAGATCAGGAAGCGAGGACGTCATGAGCACTCAGACAGCCGCCACAGAGACGGTCAAGAGCAGCGGGATCAAGGACGCGGATGAGTTCGCGGCCCAGGCGCGTGAGCTCGGTCTGGACGTCAAGGTGAAGATCACCAACAGCGAGCCGGTGTACTTCCGTGACGGCAAGGAGATGCTGCCGGCGGTCCTCAACGTGTGCGTCGTGGTGAACATCCCGGTGCCGGAGTCGGTCAACGACACCGCGCTGGGACTCGCGGAGCGCTGCAACACCCTCTACAGCTACTGGACCAAGCGGCAGTCGCCGCGGGCTCGTGGCCGCTGGGTGCAGGGCAGCCACTCCACCCTCGGACACTCCGAGGACATGCACGTCAAGCACCGGGTCGTCACCCGTCTCGAGGGCATGGCGCGTGACCTGCAGATGCTGCAGAAGCTGGCTCAGGACTGACTCCGTTTCAACTGATCACTGGCCTGGTATAATGGCCTTGTAGGGAACCGATGAGAAGAGAGTGGGTGACACCCCGATGACCGATGCGAACGTGACAGCCTCTCCAGCCGAGGGCAAGCTGCGGCGTCTCCGCGACAGCTACCGTGAGGTGGAGTTCGTGGGTGAGCTCCTCAGCGAGGTGAGCACCGACAACAACAGCTCACCGCGCTGGACGGAGATGGAGCTGTACAAGATCACTGACGGTCCGAGCACGGGCAAGTACGTGCTCAGCGTCATGGGTCGCAGCGTGGTCTACCACGGCCACAACGGCGCGTGCAACTCCGGTGTGCCGGTCTCCGTCAAGGAGATCAGCGAGGAGTTCGAGCCGTGCCACCGTTGCAACCCGCCGTCGCCTGCGAAGCTCGGCGCGACCCTGACCGTGGACCTGGAGGAGGACCGTCCTCAGGTGCACGTCGTGGGCGACCCGCAGGAGCTCCTGCGCAAGCTGCACAACCCGCGGGCCAACGCCATCAGTGGCCCCGGCCAGCGTCTCCTCGCGATCGCCGCACTGCACGACGACGGCGAGACCGTGAAGGACGAGGGCATCTTCAACGCGATCAACCGGGTCGAGCGACTCTGAGAGCGCTCACCGTCAACTGAAGAAAGGAACGAGGGACCGATGGGACTGTTCGGAAGTGGCCGCAAGCCGGTGGTAGGTGGCGTGGTCTTAAGCTCCGACGGCGCGACGTTCCTCGCCGCGCAGCGGAGCTACCCACCCGCCCTGGCAGGGCGGTGGGAGCTCCCTGGCGGCAAGTCGGAGCCCGGTGAGCGGCCGCCGGACACGCTGAAGCGCGAGCTCCTGGAGGAGCTCGGCATCCGCGTCAACGTGACGGTGAAGCTCAGCGGCAGCGTCAACGTGCCCAACTCCGACCTGAAGCTTCAGGTCTGGGTGGCACGTCTGGTGAGCGGCCGGCCACGCCTCATCGAGGGGCATCAGCAGATCAGGTGGTTGACCAGGGACCAGTTGTGGTCAGTCAACTGGCTGGACTCCAACAAGTCGTTCGTCAGGCAGATCCCAGCTCACCTGACGTAGCCTGTGTACATTTGACGCTGGTACTGGTAACCTGGGTACCAGCAGGGAGGAACCGGAACAGGAAGAGGAAGACGATGACCAACGCCGCGTACCAGAGCACCAGGACGACCGCTGCCGACATGAAGGTGGCGATCGCGTTTGAGAAGACGGTGCACATCCTCTACGGCGAGACCAAGGTCGACGGAGACGTCGCCACCGGCCTCGTCGAGTGGCGGGAGATCGAGCCGCACGAGGTCCGTCAGAGCAAGGACGGCAACCTCTACGTGGTTGCGATGTGCCGCCTCCGCGGCGAGCGTCGTCACTTCCGCCTGGACCGGATCAGCCACTACAACTCCGGTACACGCGGGTTCATCCTCCCCTGGCCCGAGAAGGCCGACCCGGAGGAGATCACCGACTGGTGGGGTCTCACCAGCCAGACCGGCACCACCGTGCTGCAGGTCGAGCTCAACACCGATGGCCAGCCCAACCCCTACGCTCTGGTCCTGAAGAAGGCGCAGACGGAGTCGGGCAAGGTGCGGGCGGTGGTCAAGGCCGAGCGCGGCATCAGCATCCGACGGCTGCGTCGGAAGGACGTTCTCGCCTGGAGGTGAGATGAGCAGGGCAAAGTACGAGCGCTACGAAAAGCGCTACAACGAGCGCACTGCCGTCGCGGCGGTCAACACCAACACCAGGTGGACCGTCGCGGAGGAGGCGCGACTCCTCAGAACGTGGTGTCGCGCCGCCGCCTCGCCGGCAGCGCGAATCCACGTGGCCAAGGTCCTCGGCCGGACATACGTGGCGTGTGCCAAGCGGCACGCGTACCTTCACGTCCGACGAGGCAACTGGCGGGGTTGCAAGGCCGATCCCCGCCGGCGAGGGAGCTAGAGATGGCAGGCTCAGGGCGTGTACATCTCGTCCGCCAACTGGTAGGTTGGCTAGGAACGAACAGGAAGGGAAGGGAACCAGGGGTGACAAGCACCAACGACTTGCCGGACGTCTCACCGACCGGTATCAATGACAGCGCCAAGATGGTCTGGCAGATGGTCCAGGCGTCGTACTCGTTCCAGAAGTACGCCAGTCCCGGCAAGCTCCAGGGTCTCCCCGGGAAGTACTGGTCGGGTGCCGTCAACTCGGTCATCAACGAGCTCTGGCCCGCTCTCAACGACCGGATGCTGACCACCAAGGAGGAGGCGGAGGAGCTCAAGCTCGCTCTCAACCGCTTCCTGCGGGTCAACCGCGCCATGGTCTGCACCCGCGACGGTGGCCTGGTCAAGAAGTCGGTGTGGTTCGTGGCCACCCACTGGCCCGAGCTCACCGTCAGTCCGGGACCCAAGCAGGGTGCCAAGGCGTCAGAGAGCCCGGTTGCGGACGTCGTCACCGACGAGGCGGCCACCGCGAGTCCCACCACCATGGGCGTGTCGGCTACCCCGCTCGACGTGTTCAAGCTCAGCAAGCCGCCGGCTCCCGCCGCGGTGACGGAAGAGAGAAGTGAGGAAGAGATGACACCCACGTTCACGGAGCCGGTGATCGCGCCCGTCGAGGACGACGACGACGTGGTCGAGCACGAGTGCCGCAAGGACGGCTGCGACGAGAAGTTCGAGGGGGTGCACTGGCGCGCCACCCACGAGATGAAGCACGGGTTCCGCGTCAACATGGACGGCACCGTCACGAGCTTCGACCCGAACGCACCGACCCCCGATGAGGAGGAGGTCCAGAACCTCATCATCAAGGTCTGCAGGGACCAGGAGCCGATGAACCAGGCTCAGATCGTGGAGGCCGTCCGTACGGACACGCCGACGGCGAAGTCCCCCACCATCAAGATCATCCTGCAGATCCTCACCGACGACGGCTGGTTCGAGCTCGTCAAGCACTCCATCGAGGGCAAGAAGGGCCACACCCGCCGCTACAAGTACCTCGGCGAGCCGGTCAAGAAGGCCCGCAAGAAGGTGACCAAGCCCCTCGCTGAGGCGGTGGACGAGACCATCGACAAGCTGACCGAGAACGGTGGCTTCATGGAGACCGCGATCAGCACCGTCCGTGGCGAGAACGACCAGTCGCGGGTGGAGCGGTACCGCAGCCTCATCGAGGAGCTGCTGGCCGACCTGGCCGAGATCGACGACCTGCGCGACCAGATCAAGCGGATGGAGCAGAGCAACGAGCTCCTCGAGGCGGAGCTCAAGCGCACCGCCAAGGAGCGGGACGACGCGTGGGAGAAGGCCAAGACCATCGGCAGCGAGGAGCTGGCGCGAGTCACGGCCGAGCGGGACGAGCTCCAGGGTAAGCTGGACACCCTCAAGCAGATCTTCAACTGAGCTGTACCAGCGACAAGGAACGACGCGATGACGGACATCTCCGCGCCTGACGATCACCAGCGCACCCGACCGGGTGAGGTCTGGGAGGCTCAGCTGCTGACGGGGGTGTCCGTCACGGCCGAAAAGCCACTCACTCACGGTGAGGCGCGAGAGGCCAACCAAGCGGTTCACGACGTCGTTGGCAAGCTCGCCGCGCTCACCGTTCGGCGGCAGTGCAACCAGCACGCCTGCACGCTGCCCTCAACGGGGGCGTGCGAGCACGAGAACGCGCGGCGGGATGCCGACTACCTGCGGCACGTGCTAGACGTTCTCGGGCTGCCTCAGGACTTCCAGCAGGTCACTGAGGCCGACCGCGCCGGCCTGCTCGACGCGATGGCGCAGAAGCAGGCCATCGGCGTGGACCGGTACGAGACGATCATCGAGGACTGACCCCTTCCCGACCCTGGGCGGACGCTTCCCGGGGTGATAGATTGATCCAGAACTGAGTGAAGGGAAGAGACCGCATGGCACTCATTCTGCTTGAGGGTGTCGACGGCGGTGGCAAGTCCACGCTGGCCGACCGTATCGAGGAGACGTTCAAGTTCCTCACCGAGGACGACCCCAACCCGCCCCAGGTCGTCCGGATTCACAAGGGCAAGCCCACCCCCAACCTGGACGCGTTCCAGGAGTACGAGCTTCCCCTGGAGCGGTTCGACCTCCGCGACCTGATCCACTCAGCGCGAGACCTCGTCATCATGGACCGCTGGCACGCTGGCGAGATCCCCTACGGCACGATCTACCGTGGCTCCAGCCGCCTGGACCAGGCCGGCCTCCTGCACGTGGAGCTCGTCCTCAGCGCGGTGGGCGCGGTGAAGGTGCTCGCTCAACCCGACGAGGTGGACCTCGTCAAGTTCCGTCTCAAGGCGCGGGGCGAGGACTTCCTGCAGCCTGAGCACGTGGACCGTGTCTGGCAGTGGTACGAGTCCCTGAAGAAGCTGTACGGCTACGTCCGCGCCAGTGACACCGCCCCGTCTGAGCTGATCCAGCTCGCCAGGGAGCGAGCCCTGGACTCTCATCGCACGGTGCCGCAGTCCTGGCCAGGGTACGTGGGCAGTCAGTTCCCGCGTCTTCTCCTGGTGGGAGACCAGCGGAACGACGGCCCCCGCGCTCGCCATGAGTTCGTCCGCGCCTTCACGCCGTGTCTCGGTGGCAGCTCCGCGGTCTACCTCCTCAACACGCTCAACCTGGCGGACATCCGTCGCGAGGTGGGCATCGTCAACGCTCACGAGCCGGGTGTGGATCTCACGCTGATCGACAAGATCGAGCCGCGGCCGGCCGTCGTGGCGCTTGGTCGCCTCGCGTCGAAGACGCTGACCGACGCCGGCGTGGAGCACGAGGCAGTGCCGCATCCTCAGTGGACGCGTCGCTTCCGCAACCAGAAGATGGGCTGGTATGCCCAGGAGATCAAGGAGGCCGCCGGATGGAAGTGATCGCCAAGACCGGCTCTGAGGCGTACGTGGAGCTGATGCAGGCTGTCCTCAACGAGGGTGAGCCGACGTCTCCACGTGGCCAGCTGACGTTTGAGCTGCTGAACGTCACCGTCCAGGTGGAGGACCTCGAGGAGGCGCACGTCCTCAACACGGCGAGGAAAGTCAACACCAAGATCCTCGCCACCGAGTACATGCACCTGCTCGGCGGCCTGAGCTCCCTTGAGCAGCTCGACCTCGCGTCCGGTGGGCGGTTCTCCCAGTTCGCGAACGGCGGCCGTCTCCTGGGCGCCTACGGCCCTCGAATCAGGCGTCAGCTGCCCAGGGTCGTTGAGCTTCTGAGCCGCGACCCCGACACCCGGCAGGCGGTCCTCTCCATCTGGACCGGCCGGGAGCACGAGGTCGACTCCAGGGACGTGCCCTGCACCCTGACCGTGCAGTTCCTCCTTCGCGACAACCAGCTTCACGTCCGCGTCTCCATGCGCTCTAATGATGTGGTGCTCGGCATTCCCTACGACTGGTGGATGTTCAGCCGGCTAGGCATGTCGGTGGCGTCGGCCCTGGGCGTGGAGACCGGCTCGTACACGCACACCGTTGGCTCCATGCACCTGTACGACCGCGACCTCGGCATCGCCAACGACGTGGAAGACATCGGCTTCCTCGCCAAGCCTCGCCTGGCGGTTCCCCCGGCTCTCACCTACGTCGGTGACCGGGAGGACAAGGTCTTCCGAATGATCAAGCTGATGCAGGTGGCGGAGGACATCTGTCTCGACGACCCGTCGCACTGGGGCGCCGACTACCTCGGCATGGACTGGTACCACGGTCACGTGCCGCGGATCACCGACGTCAAGCAGTGTGTCAGCTGCCACTGCGTGGTCAAGACCGCTGAGATGTCGGAGCACCCACAGTTCTGCAAGGCCTGCAACTGATGACGTCGTGGCTGCAGCGAGAGCTGCTGCAACGCTATGACGGGAGGCAGATCTCGTGGGACGAGCTGTGGCTCAACGCCGCCTGCATGCTCGCCATGCGAAGTCGGTGTTCGCGCGACCGCGTTGGCGCCGTCATGGTGACCGACGACGATCGGGTCATCTCCGCCGGCTACAACGGCGCGCCGCCTACGTTCGCTGGTGACAAGAAGGGACCGTGTGCGGAGTGGTGTCCCCGCGCCATGCACACGCCTCTCGGCGAGCCTGGTAACCCCGGTTATCAGGACTGTCACGCCACGCACGCGGAGATGAACTGTCTCAAGCGAGCCCCCGCGGTCGAGGCCACGATGACCACGCGGCTGTACGTCAGTCGCATGCCATGCTATCCCTGCGCCAAGGAGATCGGCTCCACGTATGCGACGCACAACCTGCGTCAGCTCATCGTGCCGGTGAGCCATGAGGTCAACGTGCAGCACGGTGACGTCAGCCGGTCGGCGTCGTTCCTGGCTCAGTGTGGGATCAAGGTTCGCTTCGTCTAGCCAGGCTGACCTGGTATAGTTGACCCCAGACGGCAGCCCGTTGCGATTTCCGAGGTGGCGGCTGGGCTGCCGTCTAACTAGGAACGAGCGAGAGACGTGGTACGTTGACAGACTCCCCGCTTTCCAACGTCGAGCTGCACCTGGTGCAGAGCATCGACGACCTGATGGACATGAAGCGCTGGGCAGGCGAGCGCCGCGAGACCCCCATGGGAGCGGACACCGAGTCGGGTGACCTTTCGCCGTGGCACAGCAACCTTCGCACCATCCAGCTTGGCGACAAGCATCACGGCTGGTGCGTCCCGTGGGACCAGTGGGGCGGCGGTGCCCTCGAGATCCTCCAGAACTACGAGGGCTCGTTCACGTGGCACAACCTCCCCCACGACGCCAAGTTCATGAAGGTCCACGCGGGCTACGACATCCCGTGGCACCGCACGGATGACACGCTCATCGGGGCGCGGATCCAGGACCCAGGGCGGCCCGCGGGACTGAAGCCGCTGGTCAGCAAGCTCGTCGACAAGACGGCATTGGCCGGCCAGAAGGCCCTCGATGACGGCATGAAGGCGCAGAAGTGGACGTGGGCCACGGTCCCGTTGAGCTTCGCGCCGTACTGGATCTACGCTGCGATGGACCCGGTACTCAACTGCCACCTCTGGGAGAAAATAATCCCGGACGTGCAAAGTCGGTTCGGCGCGGTCTACGACCTCGAGATGGCGATCGTCCGCATCGCTACCAAGATGATGCTCAAGGGCGCGCAGCTCGACCCCGTCTACATCGAGACGGAGCGGCAGAAGCTCCAGCAGTTCAGCACCGAGGCCAGGCTGTGGCTGAAGGTCACGTACGGCATCACCAGTCCGTTGTCGGCCGGCCAGATCAGTCGCGCTCTCACACAGCTTGGCGTGGAGATCAGCGTCTTCACCGACGCCGGTGCGCCGAAGATGGACAAGGACACGCTGGAGTTCTACCAGAAGACCTCGTTCAACCCCGCCGTCCAGGAGCTCTGCCGCTACGTCCTTGCCGTCCGTCACGCGGACAAGCTGCGAGGCACGTACCTCGACAACTTCATGTCCATGGCGGACTCCAACGGGATCATCCACGCCAGCATCAACACGCTGGCGGCCAGGACAAGTCGGATGTCCATGTCCGACCCGAACTTCCAGAACCTGCCTCGCGACGACAAGATGATCCGTGGATCGGTCGTCCCACGGGAGGGCAACGTTCTCGTCACGTGTGACCTGGACCAGGTGGAGGCGCGCTTCGGCGCTCACTTCAGCGAGGACCCCGGTCTCGTGGAGGCCTTCAGCATCGCCGACAACGGCGGCACGGACTTCTTCTGCACCGTGGCCAGTGGCATCTACGCCGATGAGATCACGAACAAGAAGGACCCGCGTCGCCAGCCGACGAAGAACGTCTTCTATGGCTCGCTGTATGGAGCTGGCGCAAAGAAGATGGCGGAGACGGCCGGCATCCCGTTCGAGCAGATGGACCCGGTCAAGCGCGCGTTCGACTCGACCTACCCTGGTCTCAAGGCGGCGCTGGATCGCGTCTACCGCGAGGCGATGGAGCGGGAGAAGCCGTACATCGTCACCCCGTTCGGCCGTCACATCCCTCTGGACCGCGACCGCGCGTACACCCAGGGTCTCAACAGCCTCATCCAGGGGCATGCCGCGGAGTACTTCAAGGTCAGCCTGACCCGCATGGAAGCGGCGGACCTCGACCAGTTCCTCCTCATCCCGGTGCACGACGAGGTCGTGGCTGACGTGCCGGAGGACATGGCGGAAGAGGTGGCTCGCGCCATCGCGGAGTGCATGTCGGACGCGGACACCTATCGTGTCAAGATCAGCGCCGGCGCGGACATCCTCAAGGAGAGGTGGCAGAAGGTATGACCCGTCGCCTTGCCGCCGTCCCTGACCCACCGGACAAGCCCGGTGGCGACCCCAGCGTCGTGCTGTGGTTCGACCCCGGGCTCACCACGGGGTGGGCCTACCTGGAGATGGCCAGCTCGTTCAACAGTGGCCAGGCGCCGTTCGAGTCCATCGGTGAGCTGCTCACCGGCTGGGCGGAGATCCTCGGTCCCAACCTCTGGGTGGGGTGGGAGCTGTACAACGTCACCCAGGGTGGCGGCAAGGCGGGCACGCCCAAGTACAGCCTGGAGACCATCGGCATGCTGAAGTGGATCTGTCACGCTCACGACGTGACGGTCCTGAAGGCCATGCCGTCCGCGTCGCGGAAGCTCGGCGACGAGATCAAGCTGAAGAAGCTGGACTGGCGGAAGCGTGGACAGGTCCACGCAAACGACGCCGCCATGCACCTCTTGGCGTGGCATCTTCGAGAGAAGAAGCTGCCCCCTCACCTGCTCTCGCGGGTGCTCGCCGACTAGTGGTCTCCACTGCGGAGACAAGATCAACTGTTTACATCCGAGCTTACGCCTGGTAGACTGGTTACAGCAGATACGGAAGGGACAACGGAAGTGAACGTGATCTCCGACGCCCTCGTAGCCAAGCGCAAGGGTTGTCCCTCCTGTGGAGCTCGACCCAACGTCGCCTGCAGTGAGATCGGACGGCAGTACGTGCCCCTCGCCGAGACCCATCTGGCTCGCCTCGCTCTCGTCAGTGAGGCGTATCAGGGAGAGGACCCACGCGTCAATGCCGAAAGCTGACCTCTTCACGCACGAGAACAGCAGCGTCATCAGCATCGCTACCACCTACCAGGACCGTCATCTCATGACGGAGCTGCCGGGTGGCCGCTTCAACCGTCAGCTCCAGGGCTGGCTGGCCCCGCTCAGCTGGGCCACCTGCGTGACCCTGCGCGGCCTCTTCGGGGACCGCCTTGAGATCGGGGAGGACCTTCAGGCGTGGGCGTGGGAGACCCGCAACTCGCGGATCGAGCCCGCCTACCGCATCCGGAACCTGCTCGAGCTGCCACCTGACATGCCGTTCCCCGAGCTCGACGAGGTCGAGGAGGGCCGGCCACTCAAGCTCTTTCCGTACCAGCGCGTCGATGTGAAGTTCCTGCTCCTCAACGAGCGGGCGCTCCTCGCCAACGAGCCGGGCCTCGGCAAGACGGGCGTGCTGATCCGCTTCCTCCAGGTGCTCAAGCACCTCGGTCGGGAGCCGTTCCCCGCGGTGGTGATCTGCCCGAACAGCCTCAAGTTCGCGGTGTGGGAGGGAGAGTTCGCGGCGTGGGCACCGGAGATCAACGTCCAGGTGGTGGACGGCTCCGCCGGCAAGCGACGGAAGCAGTTGGCCAACCAGGCCGACGTGTACGTGATCAACTGGGACAGCGTCCGTCTTCACTCGCGGATGGCGGCCTATGGCTCCATCAACCTGTCAGACAACGACAGGCTGCCGAAGGAGCTCAACGAGCTCAACCCGCGCGTCGTGCTCATGGACGAGGCGCATCGCCTGAAGTCTCCGCAGACGGCGTGGACCAGGGCGGCGTGGGCAGTGGCTCACCAGGCTCGCTACCGAGTGGCGGCGACCGGCACTCCGGTGACCGATCACGTGGGTGACTGGTGGTCTCTCGGCCACGCGCTCGAGCCAACGTGGCTGCCGGCCAAGACGAAGTTCATGGACCGGTACGCTCAGGTGTCACTGAACTTCTTCGGTGGCGCGGAAGTGGTGGGGATCAACCCCAACACGAAGGACGAGCTCTTCTCCATCATCGATCCTCTCACCCGTCGCGTTCCCAAGAAGCTCGCGCTGCCACAGCTGCCACCCAAGCTGCCGCCGCAGATCCGGCACACCCCGATGGCGACGAAGCAGCAGAAGGCCTACGACCAGATGCGAGAGCAGATGCTCGCCATGCTGGACGGCGGACTTCTCGTGGCAGGTGACGACCGCGTCAAGTTCCTCAGGCTGATGCAGTTTGCCGCCGCCTCCGCGGAGCTCGTGACCGTCACCAAGCGAGTGCCGGTGAGGACGGAGCGGTTCGTGGAGGACCTCGATCCGCGTCTCACGCTCGACGACCTTTACGACGACGATGATGACTTTGTCCACCCACTGGAGGGCAAGACCGTCACCGACGTGACGTACGAGGAACGAGAGGTGACTCAGGTAAGGCTGACGAGTCCCTCCGCCAAGGTGGACGACCTCGTGGACCTGCTGGAGGAGATGGGAGAGGCACCCCTCGTGGTAGCCGCGGTCTCCCGTCAGCTCATCGAACTGGCCGGCAAGAAGCTGGAGCAGCTGAAGATCCCCCACGGCTACATCACGGGGGCTCAGACTCCCGCGGAACGCCGAGTGGCGATGAACTCCTTCCAGGCTGGCAACATCCGAGTGATCCTTCTCACTCTCGGCGCCGGGGCGGAGGGCATCACCCTCACCCGCGCCGACACCATGTTGTTCATGCAGGAGGACTTCAGCGAGGTCACGAACCAGCAGGCTCAGGATCGAGTCTACCGCATCGGCTCGGAGATCCACGCCAGCATCCGCATCATCAAGCAGATCACGCCGGGAAGCGTGGAGGAGCGGAAGCTCGAGCTGCTGGAGGGCAAGCGCATTCGCATGGAGGAGATCCTGCGGGACGAGGACTCGATCCGATACCTCCTGGGAGGGTGAGTGGACGACGTACTGAAGCTCAGCAACAGCACCATCACCGCCTACAAACGGTGCGCCAGGCACTGGTACCTGGCGTACCACCTCGGCTACGGCAAGCGGCCAGACCGTGACTCCACGACTACCGTCGCCACCCTCGGCACCAGGGTGCACTGCGCCCTGGAGGCCTACTACGGCTACGACATCGACCCTCTCGCCGCCCTGCGGGTGATCTACTACCTCGCCGTGAAGGAACGTCCCTTCGACGAGGCGGAGCTGGACAAGCAGCACCGCTACGCCAAGGCGATGGTGGAAGGCTTCCTGCAGTGGTCGGAAGAGGAGGGGATCGACTCGGCGCTGGAGGTCATCGAGACCGAGCACCTCGTCAAGCGGCCACTCCTTCTCGACGACGGCGCCGTCGTCACCCTGATGGCGAAGCTCGACCAGAAGGTGCGGCGCAAGACCGACAACGCGGTGCTCTTCCGTGACTGGAAGACCGTGGGCAGCCTCACCAAGTCTCACCTGCTCATCGTCGACGAGCAGATGAGGTTCTACTCCCTGCTCGAGGCCCTGAGTGCCAGCGAGACGGGCGAACGAGCGGACGGGGGACTGTACACCATGCTCCTCCGCTCGATGCGCACACCTAAAGCCAACGGCCCCTTCTTCCGGGAGGTCGAGGTCAGGTTCAACCAGCACGACCACGACTCCATGCTGAAGCGAACCAAGGCCGTGGTGACCGACATCCACGTCACCGAGCAGAAGCTTCGCGCCGGCGCCGATCACCGTGCGGTGGCCTACCCGAGCCCTGACCCGAACGGGTACTGCGGCTGGTGGTGCCCGTTCACCCTCATCTGTCCGATGATGGATGACGGCAGCCGGTGGGAGGACGCCTTGCAGGCGAACTTCGTCAAGCGTGACCCGTACGGGTACTATGGTACGGGTCTGATCGACCAGGTGAGGGCTGCCCTCGCCCCTGGAAAGACCGAAGGGAAGTGACAGATTGACCGACCTCGGGATGTCCCTGCTCGTGCATGGACCCTCCAAATCTGGCAAGTCCACCCTGGGTGACACCACCCCCGGACCGCGTCTCGTTCTCGACGCGGAGATGGGTTCCAGGTTCACCCCGTCGAAGAAGGTCGTCTGGGACCCCACCCAGTACGCGCCACCGGAGCCCAGCGAAGACTGGGACACCGCGATCGTCTACGTCCGCGACTACAAGTCCGTGGCACGGGCCTACGAGTGGCTGAACAGCGGCAAGCACCCGTTCAACTCCGTGGTCCTGGACTCCATCTCGGAGATCCAGCAGCGTGCCATCGACGCTCTCGTCGGCGCGGACATCATGAAGACCCAAGACTGGGGTACGATCCTCAGGCAGATCTCGGACCTCGTCCGCAAGTTCCGAGACCTGACCACCAACCCCATCAAGCCTCTCGACGCGGTCGTCCTCATCGCGATGACCAAGCAGCGAGACGATGGCAGCTGGTATCCGTACGTCCAGGGCTCCCTGGCTACGGTGCTGCCGTACCACGTCGACGTCTGTGCCTACCTCCAGAACGTGACCCTGGAGGACGGGATCTCCACCGCTCGTCGCCTGTTCGTCGGCCCGATCAATGGGTACGTGACGGGTGAGCGAGTGGCGGGACGCCTCGGCACCTACCTCGACAACGCGAACGTCACGGACATGCTTGGCATGGTACGTGGCGATCTCGAGCCCAACAGCAACTGAGAACGGAGCGGATTCGACACATGGCCAGCTTCTCTTGGAATGACCTTCAGCAGGCTGCTGACGACGCCGGGTTCGGCGTCATCCCCGCCGGTGACTACGAGTGCTCGGTGAAGACCGCGGAGCACAAGAAGACGGGCACCGGCAAGGACAAGATCGCCGTTCGCTTCGTCGTCACCACCGGCCCGTCTGAGGGCAAGGCGGTCTTCAACGACTTCGTGATCAGCCCGGACAACGGCACCGCGCTCGGGTTCTTCTTCCGCCACATGAAGGCGCTGGGTCTCGGCCCGGACTACTTCGCCTCCAACCCCGACCTCGGCAAGGTCGCGGGTGACCTGGTCGGCCGCAGCTGTGTGGTCACCGTCGGCATCCGTCAGTGGAACGAGGAGGACCGCAACGAGGTCAAGGGCATCAAGGCCTCGGCTGGCGCGGCCGCTCCCATGACGGCAGCCAGCGCGGGCCCACAGCCGATGGCGGCTCAGCCGGCCACCCGGCCGCAGCCGATGGCTCACCCGCAGCCCACCGCTCAGCCTCAGCCGACTGCCCAGCCGCAGCCGGTCTCCACGGAGAAGAAGGCGAAGAAGGAGGAGCCGAAGGACGAGGCGCCTGAGGCTCCCACCGCGGAGCCGCAGGACGCTCCGCCGGCGGCGGAGGCAGAGGCCGCCACCGACGCACCGGCGAAGCCCAAGCTGCCGTTCTGATGGACGAGGCTCAGCCGATCCGACGCGGCGCTGCCAGGGAGGAGCGCCGCTTCGATCAGACGCAGCTCCGCGCCACGAAGTACGGGGAGCGGGTTCACCGCGACTATGCCGCTCACTTCTTCAAGTGGGGGTTCGCCACCAGGCACATCGGTCCCGAGGACCGCGTCCTGGAGGTCGGCTGTGGCAGTGAGCTTCCCCTCGTCAACGTGTTGCGGATGGGTGGCAGGTACAACCCCGCCAGCTACGTGGGTGCTGACCTCAACAAGGTCAGCGTCTACCGGCCGGAGTGGGCGACGATCCACGATCACTTCAACTTCGTGGACCGGTACCTGGAGCTCGCCACTGAGGACGCGTACACCGTGGGCGTGTGCATCGAGGCCATCGAGCACATGAACGCGGAGGACGGCCTCAAGCTGCTGGAGGGGTTCCGCACCCTCCTGACGGACGACGGCAAGCTCATCCTCTCCACGCCCGTGTTCAACGGGCGGGCGGCGAAGAACCACATCCACGAGTACACGATCCCCGAGCTTCAGGCGGCGATCGAGCACACGGGCTGGCAGGTCGAGGCGCGCTACGGCACCTTCGCCTCGTACCGGGACATCGTCAAGGTGGCGACACCAGAGCACCGCCAGGTATTGGACGGCATCCGCCAGCTGTACAGCGAGGAGGTCACGGCCTGCTTCCTCGCCCCGCTGTACCCCGACCACAGTCGGAACAACGTCTGGGTCCTAACACCCAGGGGTTGACAGGGTGTCGCCACCGTGCTAGAGTCTGAGCCGGTGGCGACGCCCTCACTGGAAGAGAAGCGTGAAGCGACCAAGAGGAGACCTGTAGTGGAGTTCAACCAGTGGATCGCCGAGCAGCGCGCGTATCAGCGCGAGACGTTCGGCGTCGACTACACCCTGATGGCCAACGACGTGGACGCCCTCACGGCCTACGTCACGATGAACCTGAACGCGGCCTTCCTCGAGCTGGCGGAGACCCAGCAGGAGGTGCCGTGGAAGCCGTGGGCCGAGACGGAGGACCGCGCCAAGGTGTGGTCGACCGGCCGTGACAAGGTCGTCGGTGAGATCGTGGACGTGCTGATGTTCGTCGGCAACGTCCTCACCGCGGTCGACTGCTCCGACTCGGAGCTGGCCACCCGCTACGAGGCGAAGATGGCGGTCAACCGCCAGCGCCAGGCGGCGGGCTACGACAACACCAACAAGTGCGACGGCTGTGGCCGGGCGTTCGACGACCACGGCGTCAAGCTCGCCGGCGTGATGAACGGCAAGCCGCACTGCGAGAAGTGCTGGGAGGCGTTCGCGTGAAGCTCCTCATGACGGGTACCACGAAGCAGCAGGTCGGGGGCGGCACCGCCCTCGGCTACGAGCCGGTGGCCGACCTCTTCGCTAAGGGCCTTCGCCTGGCCGGCCACGAGGTCGAGCACCGCAAGACCACCATCGGCGAGGACCTCGCCCCCTACGACGCGGTGCTGGTCGGTCTCGTGCCGTTCTTCTCCATCGCGTCCAACCAGCTCTACCACGCGCTCGACGTCATCGAGCGCGCGGAGAAGAGCGGTCACCCGCTGCTCTTCTTCGTGGACGACTGGGCGTTCCCCCGCCTGGTGGCCAACCTCAACACTCACATCCGTCACCCCTGGCAGCTGACGAAGGAGTTCTTCAGCGGCAGGGCCAGCTACGACTGGGCGTGCTCCCGCAAGGAAGAGCTCCAGGTTCTCGTGGAGCGGATGCGCTATCAGCCGTGGGCACCCACCATCGTGCCGGCGTTCACCTGGGGTGACCATCACAAGCTGACGGGGGAGGTGGAGATGATGACGCAGCCTCACTACGTCGACGTCTCCTCTCTCGCCATGGAGTACCCGCTCACCTTCCCGCCAGAGCGGGAGCGACGCTGGGTGCTCGGCACGATCAGCGACCAGCGGAAGTGGATGGACTCCCTCGGCCTCGGCTGGGAGGTCAATCACCTCGGGACGCGGGCCTCAAAGGCCCCCGAGAAGATGCCTGAGAGCCAGCTCGTGCAGCTCTACGCGGAGTCCTGGGGAGTTCTCAGCCCGCCGTACAAGCGGATCCTCGGGACAGGCTGGTGGCGCAACCGCGCCGTCTACGCCGCGAGGGCCGGCGCGATCCTGCTCAGCGACCCCGGTGAGATGCCGCAGCTGGGTGAGGCGTACCAGCTCAAGCCCGCCGAGGTCGAGGCCATGACGGACACCGAGCTCTGCAGCCTGGCGGCGGCACAGCGGCAGGCTCTCTTCAGCTGTCAGCCGTCCACCGGCCAGGTAGCGGCTCAGCTCGACGCGATCGTGCAGGGAGTGGTCAACAAGTGAAGTGCGTGGTGGTTGGCGCCGGCTTGGCCGGCGCCACCGCCGCTCGCAAGGTGAGCCTTCACCCCGACTGGGAGGTCGAGGTCTACGAGGCAGCACCTGAGGTGGGCGGCAACCTGAGAGCCAGCTCCATTGCTGGCGTCCTGTACGAGCCCTTCGGGCCACACATCTTCCACACCAACAACCTCGTTGCCTGGGACTGGATCACCAGCTACGCCAAGCTGGTGCCGTATCAGCACACGGTCAAGAGTCAACTGGCCAACGGCCGCATCCTCTCCTGGCCTCCCCAGGTGGAGGAGCTGAAGACGCTGCCGGAGTGGTCGAGGATCGCCGCGGAGCTCGACGCGCGGCCGGCTTCTCCCTCCGCGGCGAACTTCGAGAGCTACGCCATCGAGGTCATGGGCGCCACGCTCTACGCCTGGTTCTGCGAGGAGTACACGCGCAAGCAGTGGGGGACCGACCCTCACCTGCTGAGCTCCAGGTTCGCACCGAAGCGGATCGACCTTCGCACGGACGGCGATCGGCGACTCTTCCGCGATCAGGACCAGGGTTGGGTGGCGGGTGGCTTCCAGAACCTCGTCCACGCGCTGCTGCACAACATCCCGGTCCACACTGGACGAGAGCTCACTCTCTCCACGCTGCCGGCGGCGGACGCCTACGTCATTACCGCGCCCCTGGACGACTTCCTCGGTGAGGAGCCCCTTCCCTGGCGCGGCGTCCGCAGTGAGGCCACCTACTACCCCGACCGCGTGGGTCGTTCGCTCCCCGCACCGGTGCTCAACCGGCCGGGCGCGGAGGTCCCGTGGACTCGGGAGGTGGAGACCAGGCAGATGGCGGGCCAGGACACACTGGGCACCGTCATCGTGAGGGAGTACCCTGGGGCCAGCACCAGGTACTACCCGGTGGACGACGTCGACGGGGAGAACCGTGCCCGGTGGCGGGCGCTGCGAGACGAGCTCAAGATCCACCTGCCCAACGCCCACCTGGCCGGTCGCCTGGCCAACTACGTCTACATCGACATGGACCAGGCCATCGTCCAGGCTCTCAACGCCGCAGGACGGATCACGAGGGGAACAGAGTGACCTACACGTTCATCGACAACCAGGGCTTCGCCGGCGGCTTCGCCTGTGGCGCCACCCAGGCGGGCTTCCACCTGGTCGGCAAGCTGGAGAAGCCGGGTGGCTTCGGCGTCCCGCTGATGGAGGCCAACCGCGTCTTCCTCGGCGACGACTGGGAGGCACAGGTCGGCGATCCCAGCAGCTGGAAGGCCGTCAAGGCCGACGTCATCGTTGCCACGCCACCCTGCAGCGGCTTCTCCTCCATGACAGCCGGCATCGCTGGCATGCACGGCATCGACGCGCCGATCAACCAGTGCATGAAGGACCTGATCGGCTACGCCATCAAGGTCAAGCCCACGGTCGTCTGCATGGAGTCGGTCGGCCAGGCGTACACCAAGGGTCTCGACCTGATGCGGCGGCTGCGTCAGACGCTCAGCGACGAGACGGGGCTCACGTATCACGCCACGCACGTGATGCAGAACAACCTCTCCACGGGTGGCTGCACCAACCGCCGGCGGTACTTCCTCGTGTTGAGCCAGGTGCCCTTCGGCGTGGAACGCTACGACCTGAAGCGAGTCGCCACCGTGGGTGACGCGCTCGAGGACCTGCGCAACCTCGACATCACCTGGGACCCTCAGGCGTACGAGGACGAGCCGACCTGGTGGTCCGCGGAGCGTCGCTCCAAGACCGGCATGGTGGACGGCCACATGGACCCGCCCGACGGCCCGTACAAGCGTCGCATCTACGACATGGCGCAGAGCCCCGACGCCGTGGAGTGGAAGGCGGGCGAGGGCGACACGGACATGCTCCGTCGCTGGTACGAGACGCACGGCTCGCTCCCCGACTCCTGGGACTACGTCTCCGCTGGCAAGGAGAAGAGCCGTACTGAACAGATGGTGGAGCGCGGCTTCAAGATGGGCGGCTTCTCCAAGCCGAAGCACTGGCCGTGGGACGTCCCAGGCCGCGTGATCAACGGCTCCGGCCCGATCCAGGTGTGGCACCCCGACGGCCGCTTCTCCACGCACCGGGAGATCGCTCGCCTGATGGGCTTCCCCGACGACTGGGTGGTCGGCACTGCGAAGGACACCCGCGCCCTCACCTCCTACTGGGGCAAGGGCACGTCCGTCTCGCCGGCGAAGTGGCTGATGGACTGGGTGCGCAACAGCCTGGACGGCAACCCTGGTTCCTACGTAGGCGAGGAACTGGCGGCAGGTGACCGCTTCATCACGGTCGCCCCGGACTGGAAGCCGGTCTGGGAGGCACAGACCGCCACGGCAGCCTGACCTGCCACGTCCAACCCCTTCCAAACTCGTTGAGGAAGGGGTTGGACAACTCCCTGACCTGTGCTGTAGGTTGTTCTCAGCAGCACAGCACGGAACGAAGCGACAACGGGACGTAGTTCAACTTGGTAGAGCACCTGGTTTGGGACCAGGATGTTGGGGGTTCAAATCCCTCCGTCCCGACGTGAGGACTGGGCACGGGTAGAGCGTAAGACATGCGCGCTTACGGCTCCAGGGTAGAAACCCCGTGGCATCTGACAACTGCTTAGCAAGGAAGGGAAGGGAAGCGAGTGAGCAAGAACACGACCAACGCCGGCAGCGTCGGCAAGGCGATCGGCGCTGGCGTCCTCGGTCTCGCGGTCTTCGGCGGCGTCATCTTCGGCGGCTGGGAGGCGGGTTGGTGGTTCACCAACCAGAACGCGAACCGTGAGGGTCACGTCATCCGCAACAGCTACTCCAACCAGCAGACGCTGCGGGACCAGATCACCAAGGGCCTCGGTGACGTGACGGACATGGACCGTCAGATCACTCAGGCGAAGGGCGACAACGCCACCGCGCTGACTGCCCAGCGGCACGCCATCGCCAACCAGGTCTGCCAGGAGGCAGTGCAGGTAAGCGGTGATCCGCTGCCGTCCGATCAGGCCGACTGGGTGTCCCAGAACTGCGTCATGGGGAGCGCGAAGTGAAGAAGACGATCCAGGTCCGCACCAAGTACCTCGTCCTCGGGACCGCCATGGTCGGCGTTCTCACCCTGACGGCCGGTGCCTGCGACGATGGTGGCAGCAGCAGCGGTCAGGACAAGGAGAACAAGCAGCAGGCACAGTCCACGAACTCCCTGGTCACCAACCAGCCGATCCCGCACTTCAACTACTCGCAGATCCGGCAGAACCTGAAGGAGATCGAGGCGGCGGAGGCCAACGGCGTCCAGACCACCACGTTCTTCTTCAACCAGGGCGTCCAGGACCCGATCGACTCCTGCCCGTCCATCGGCGCGCCGATCCCCACCACGGACCAGCTCTCCAACCCGCAGCAGACCACGGACGGCCACTACAACGGCAACTACGGTCTCACCACGATCGGGCAGATGGACCCCACCGGCGTCTACACCGGTGACTCCAGCGGCACGTACGTGATGTGCGTCGGCGGCAACGGCAAGACCTACGCCTCCTACTGGGAGGGCTACGTCAAGACCGTCTTCGCCAACGCCACCTGGGACAAGGCCACGCACAGCGTCAAGGTGCTGGGCGACCCGTCCTTCAAGTTCACCGGCAAGAAGTAGGGGGACCGGGACGTGCGGATCAAGAAGGCTCTCGCCTCCGCCGGCGTCGCGCTGGCACTCGTCGGTGGCGTCGACGCCACCACCACGGCCTGCGGCAAGGGCGTCGGCGGCTACAGTGACGCTGGGTATGTGGACGAGGTGCAGTACGGGTACTACGACCCGGGCTACGCCGGCGACGCGGCGCACTACCACTACTACCCGCACCCCAAGCAGGTGCACATCCCCGCGAGCCAGTACCGCAAGTACCGGTACGAGTACCAGCCACACGGGACGCAGCACACGGTGACCGTCCACCGCACGACGACCACCACGACGCATCACAGCAAGACCGGTCACAAGATCACGACGCGTCACGTCACGTCCCGCCGGACCACGACGACGACTCGACGCAGCACCACGAGCCGTCACCACTGATCCACTTGCCGCGGGACCCTGGCCAGGTGCCAGGGTCCCGTGGTAGGGTACAGGGGAGGATGGACATCCATCACCTCGTAGCGGGATGGCGCAGTTCGGTAGCGCGTGGGGCTCATAACCCTGAGGCCGTGGGTTCAAATCCCACTCCCGCCACCAATGACTTGTAGCTCAATCGGCAGAGCATCGCACTGTTAATGCGGGTGTTGCAGGTTCGAGTCCTGCCAGGTCAGCCATGCGTCTGTAGCTCAGCGGCCAGAGCAGCCGTCTCCAAAGCGGCTAGTCCCAGGTTCGAGTCCTGGCAGGCGTGCCATTCCCCGTTGGTGTAATTGGCAACACACCACGCTCTGGACGTGGCATTCGAGGTTCGAATCCTCGGTGGGGAGCTCGCAAGTAACGGGCGGAGTAAGGAAGCCCAGGGCCACGAGAGTCAGATGGGAATCCTTTTCCTTAGTCCACGCCCGTGGAGGTCCCGGCAGTCGCTTGTGGTGAGGGTCTCGTCCCGCCACGTCTCTTAGCCGGAGGCCAGCGAGACGAGACCTCTCAACTCTCGCGACGAGGGTGTGTACAGCAGCGTCAATCTCTGGTATTGTTTCTCTCGTCAGCAGGAACCAGGAAGTTCAGGAACGGAGAGCATCATGACTGTCGCAACCATCGAGACCCCCGTAGTCACCGAGCCCAAGGCCATCCGGCAGATGCCGTGGCAGGACCTCGTCTCCCCCGGCATCGTCGCCGGCAACGTCGAGGCGAAGGACGGCCTCACCAGCCAGGAGATGCTGAAGGCCGCAGACCTCGACTGGGACGTCGCGAAGCGTCCGCTCTGGCGCCGCATGAGCGACGGCACCTTCAAGCAGCACAGCTCCCGAAGCGAGATCTACCGTGTGGACAACGACGCGGAGCTCGGCGACTGCAAGAGTCGCTACGTGCCCTTCCAGAACCGCGAGGCCTTCGCCTTCGGTGACGCGCTCGTCGAGCAGGGCGTCGGCAAGTGGACCGTGGCCGGCCAGCAGAACGACGGCAAGCGAGTCTTCATGGTCATGGAGCTCGGTGAGGGCTTCGACGTCCTCGGTGGCGACAGCTACCAGACCTATCTCTTCCTCCGCACCAGCCACGGTGACGGCACCAGCATCAGCGCCTCGGTCATCCCGTTCCGCCTGCAGTGCACCAACCAGTCCGCCCTCGCTCGTCGTGAGGCGCTCTCCTCCTGGTCGATCCCGCACACCACCACGGTGTCGGAGCGCCTCGAGGAGGCCCGCAACGCGCTCAAGCTGACCATGGACTACGAGGCGGAGTTCGCCAAGCTGGCGGAGCAGCTGGCCTCGGTCAAGGTCACCGACGAGCAGATCAAGATGCTGCTCAACAACGCGGTGCCCACCAACCGCGCTCGCCGCGACGACGTGATCGCCGACGTGATCGCCAACATCCAGACGTCGCCCACCGCGGAGGAGTTCCGTGGCACCGGCTACTGGGTGCTGAACGGCGCCACTGAGTACTACGACCACGTCAAGACGCAGCGCAACGGCAACGCCCGCTTCGAGTCGATCATGTTCGGCGAGGGCCGCACCGTCCGCGACGCGCTCAGCCAGGCCATCCTGGCCCTGGCCGCCTGATCCAAGCCGGCCACCCCTGACTGGCGCCGGCGGGAGGGAGTACCTGACCCCTCTCGTCGGCGCCTTTCCATGTTCATCAGCTTGAAGGAGTCCACGTTGACCGACACCCCTCAACCGGCCAAGGAGTTCGGTGGCTACACCGACGTGGCCAAGGCTCTCGCCATAGCCTTCCCCAACCCGCAGGAGAGGGGCCTCAAGGCGTTCACTCGTCAGCAGGTGCACGTCTGGTGGCTTCGTCGAGAGCGCAACCTCTTCCCCGGAAAGTACCCGCGGGTCGTGAACGGGGTCAAGAAGGAACTCTTCAGGGTCTCTGAGGTTGTCGACTGGTACCGTGGGTATGTACCCAGTACGGGCGGCCGACAGGCGGCGAGCGGGTCACAGGAGACCGCACAGGAGACTGCTTCGTAACCTGTTTACATTCTGCCTCGACCCTGGTACTGTTAGTCTCGTCGGGACAGGAAGCGAGACGAACGGAAGGTCGAGAGCCAAGTGGACACTCACCCGCAGGCCCTGGTCGTCAGCAAGCCGTGCAGCGGCTTCATGCACGGCAACTGCAAGGACGACGAGTGTGGCTGCAACTGCCACCAGGTCTGCGCCAAGTGCATGGTCAAGTGCCAGGCTACCTACGACGCCTCCGAGGTCATCGGCGAGGAGCAGCTCGTCTGCGCCGAGTGCTACGTTCTCATCACCAAGAACCGGAAGAAGCCCCGCTGCGAGGCCGAGGATTGCCAGTCGACCACGGCGTACCGCGACCCCGCGGTGGGGAACTTCTACCTCTGCATGGACTGCCATCAGCAGCACGCCATCAACCAGGCGAACCCCCTCGCCAACTAGCACGTCAGGAACGGAGCAGGAACCATGGACAGCAACACGATGCAGCTCGCCGTCATCGCCGACCCGGAGGAGGCGGAGAGCGGAGAGCCGCTGCACCAGCGGTGGCACCTCTTCTCGTCGCGGACGCCGAAGAAGCACCGCATCCAGGACCTCGTCGCGCGTCTGCGCGGTGACCTCAAGCGCTCCCAGGACCTCAACGAGGAGCTGGGCGGCATGCTCAAGGACGCGCTCGAGAAGAACGTGGACCTGCAGGAGCAGATGGCGGAGCTCACCGAGAAGCTGCGCGTGGCGGAGGAGGCCAACCGCGTCAACGACATGAGCGTGGACTTCAACTTCTCGCCTCGCCGCATCGACGGGCCGGCCGATCAGGCCACCATGCCGGTGCCGGTCGTGGAGATGCAGAAGCTGATGGACGAGCCCAGCGTCGTGGCGGTAGCAGCCAACGCCGCGACCGCACTCCTGGAGCGAGTCGTGCCCAAGACCACGCAGCAGCCGCAGCTCGTGCCGGCCTACGCGCCGATGGCTGTGGAGTCCGACCCCGATCTGGACGAGGCGGAGGTCTACAACGAGACCAGCAACGGCTGGAACGTCCGTCGGCCGCAGGTTCCCGTCCCGCCCGTCACCTGGGGCGGCAAGGTGGCGTCGTCTCGCACCCTGCGGACCAACATGTCCAGCACCGGCACCTTCAGCGTCGTGTCTCTGCAGCAGCGAGGCACCGGTCCCACCGCGATCCCCGGGCTCACGGGCTAGAGACAGCTCAAGCCGCCCACCCCGGGTGACGACGAGGCCCAGGGTGGGCGGCGGTACTGACGGGTTACTTCGTCACGATGAAGCCGTGACGGTGACCCAGCTTGGTGAGGGACTCGACGCCGGGAACGCCGTCGACCTGGTCGCTGCCGTGGAAGCCGCACTTCCGCTGCCAGGCCTTGTACGCCTCAATGGTCAGCGTACCGTACGCGCCGTCGGAAGCGTACTTGGCCGGCAGGAGTCCCTCCGCGTTGAGGGCGTGCTCCACCAGCTTGACGTCGGTGGCATGCGTGGTGTGACCCTGCGGCAGCTTGGGGTCATGCTCCGCCGCGTAGACGACGTGAGCCAAGCTGACGGTGGGAGTCACCGCGGCGGGGTGAGCCCACTGCTTGAGGGCGGCGACGTCGGCGAAGTTGCCGAGGTCGGTGTCCAGGGGACGGTCGGTGTACTGGTGGAACCGCCAGGAGTCCTGGATCCGAGGCTCGCCGGCGGTGACGTAGTCGGCGATCCAGAGGCCGTCCCCACACTTGGAGGTGGTGTCGATGTGCTTCCAAAAGTACTGGTTGCAGTACAGCACCACCTTGTGGCCAGGCTTCGCCTTCTTCACGTCGGCGAGCGCGACGTCCTTGTCCGCGCAGCTGACGCCAGCGTCCTCCCAGTCGAGGGCGAGCACGTCGCCCTCCTGCAGGGTGGCCTCGCTGAGGAAGTGCGACACCTGGGCGGCCATCGATCCCGGACGAAGGAAGTGGTAGAAGCCGACCACGAGGCCGTGCTTCCGCGCCCAGGCGGCCTGAGCCACCATGTGCGGGTTGACGTAGCTGGTTCCCTCCGTGGCCTTGATGAACACGAAGGAGAGACCGGTCACGGCTGGCTGCGAAGCCTGGTAGCCCGCCCAGTCCTGGCCCTTGACGCTCACTCGCGCTCACCCGCCTGGAGCGCTCGACGCATCGCGCGCTGGTTGAGCTTGGTGGTGGTGGTGACGTGAGTGACGGCGCTGATCACGCCGAGGATGGCGACCAGCAGCGTCTGAACGGCACCGCTCAGGTTGGTGTCGATCAGGCCAGCGGTGCCTGCCGTGGTGACGACGGCAACGAGCAGGGAGACGACTGCCTGCGGGGACTTGAAGACCTTGCCCCAGTTGATGGTGGTCATGTGTGGCTCCGTATCTTCACGATGTTCTGGGTGACCCAGGAGGACGCGCAGCTCGTGGATGGTGTCGTGGAGCAGCGTCACACGGTGACGCATCCACAGGTGGTGGACCCAGACGACGGGAATCCACGCGACGTTGGCGGCCAGGTTGGGCCAGATGGCCGTCCAGAAGTGATGAAGGCCGGCCATCTGATTCGTCAGACCACCGGCTGGACCACGTCCCCGCCCTCATGGAGGAGCAGGTCGAAGTCGTTCCAGGAGAGCCACACGTGGCCGTGGTCTCCCCACTCGGTTCCCCAGCTGTTGCGGATGAGAACGCGCTGGTGAGTGGTGTCGTCCGCGGTGACGCACACCTGGTGGCCGCCGGCCACTCCGCTGTGCTCATCCACGTTGAGGACGAGGCCGCCACCGCCACATGGCGCCGCGTTGACCGGCGTGAACATGGACTCATACCAGGTGACACCGATGGAGATCGGACCGTGGTTGAGCAGTCGCAGCGCGGTGTGCAGGTTGCGCGTGTGATGGTAGCTCTTGATCTTGCCCTCGCGCTCCAGCGCCATCATCGACCACGGGCCGGTGGAGCCGGTGTCGTTGGGCGGGTACACGCCAGGGATCTGGCTCTCGTCGAGCTTGGTCTCCAACTCGTACAGCTTCACCGCGTCGGGCTCGGCGTACGTGACGCCCTTCTTCGCGAAGGGGGCGGTGACCAGACAGCCGAGAGCGGCGTTGGCGGTGCAGGAGCCGAGCTGACCCTGGTCGAAGCAGGGCTCCGTCTCCTGGTGTGCCACGGTCTTGATGGGCATGAAGCGGTCGAGGACGTGGAGCTGACGAGCGTCTCGCTCTGGCAGCAGGGCGTCGTGAACCTGATGCCGGCCCAGACGGAAGGGATTCTCAGGCCTCTCGGCCAGGTAACGAAACGCTTGCATATGAACTCCCACAGGTCTGGGTGATCGGTCTTTAGAGCGCATCCTCGCTGTTTCTAGCTGGGGGTACGGATGAGCTGCAGAACGCCTATGACGAGAAGGGCGATGCTGAGCAGCGTGGGTATCGTCCATCTCCGCCACTCGACTTGCGCCTTGTCGTTCTCCGCGTGGATCGTGTTGACCGTCTCCACTTCGCTTATCAGTCCCTGGAGACTGACGAACTGAGTGCGGATGTTGGCCACCTCCCGAGCGAGCTCCAAGAGCTCAACACGGTCGGCCTTGTGATCCAGCTTCGTGTTGAGGTTCTCGAGTTCTCTTTTGATGTCCTCGAACAACTCCTTCACCGTGTAGCTGACATGAACGGTGGAGACCTGTTCTTCGGCTGCCATATCACGTCGTCCTTGCCTCGGGGTTGGGCAACTGGTTGGCATCGTTGTCATGGTCATCATAACCAATGCGTATCAACGTGGACAGGCCGGGCCTAGTTCAGCTGGGTGATCCCGGTCGGCGGCCACTGGTGGACGCCGTCGTAGTCCATTTCAGCCACCGAGGAAAGGGTGCTGGGGTCAGTCTGGAGGAACGAGGCGAAGGAGATGTAGAGGGGGTTGCCCGCCGACGGCGTGGAGCCGAGGGTGGGAACCAAGGCGGCGTACGCGGCGCCCGCCGGCGCGGTGAAGACGTTCTTGAAGAGCGTCCACGTGGCGGCGCTGATGGACTGACTGTTGCTGGAGGTGCTGAGGTACGTCTGCGTGGAGTCGAACCAGTTGACGCTGAGGGAGAGGTCGTTGTTGAGCGAGGCCATGTAGAACCACGAGCTGGCGGTGTACGGGATGCCGGCCGTGATGCGGATCAGCTCAGACGAGACGTACGCCAGGGCTGAGACGCCGTTCGGCGTCAGCAGTCCTGAGTTGCTGTAGCCGTTGTGGACCTGCGCGGTGGTGGTGACGAGCGTGGCGTTCGTGGGGGTCCACGAGGAGACGCTGGACGTGACGAGCGTGTTGGCGTTGAGTGGGTCTCGCGGCTCAGTGATCGCGTCGCAGTAGCCGAGCAGTCGGCCGTAGAAGTCGTAGACGTACGTGGACGTCGACATCGCCTGGTTTTCCAGGTTCGTGAGCGTGCCGTTCGGGTCCTGCCACAGATGGATCGGCTGCCCACCGCCGGGTGTGTTGTCATAGACGGTGATGGGGAACGTGAAGCCGTTGACCTGTGGCGTCCACGCACCGTTCGTGTACCTGACACGGATCAGATAGGGGGAGAAGCCACTGGTGCTGGTGCTCGCCACGTAGTACTGCGTGTAGTCGTTCAGGTTCTCGTTGAGGTTGTGCATCACCACGTGATACACGTTGCCAGCCGTCAGTCCCGTGGCTGGCAGCGGCACGGAGAGCATCGGCACCACCAGGGTGTCGGCACCGAGATAGATCGTGTTCTCGATGATGTTGAGCTGCCAGTTGCCCGGCTCACCATGAGGGAACGCCGCCACCTGAAACGCACCGGTGACGCCGGAGTCCTGCAGCCACCAGGTGCCGATGCTGTTGGTCATCACCGGCAGCGTCTGACAGGCACTGGTGTACGTGGAGGGAGAGGTCAAGCCGGAGAAGATGACCATCGCGTTCTCAGTGGCGGTGAACGACCACTGAGCGCCGAGAGCGTAGCAGCCCACCGGCATGTTCTGCCCCGTGTACCACGGGCCAACGGTGCCGTCGGTCTCATCGATCTTGGCGTAGTAGGTCTTGTTCTGCGTGGTGCCTGAGCTGTTCTGACCCCCACAGACCACGATCCAGCCGTTGATCGCCGCGGCGAACTGCAGCTGAAGACCGAGGGGAAGCGACGTGGTCTTGGTCCAGCTCTGGATCTGGCCGTTCGCCGCGTTGGCGTAGTAGACGTTGCTGTAGGAGTTGGCCGCCGTGCCGTCCGCGTTGCCGCCGATGACGTAGACGTAGTCGTTCCACGACGTGGCGGCACCCTGCACGATGACGACGGGGAAGTTGGTCTGCGCCGTCCACGCACCGATCGTGCCGGTGTCCGAGTCCCAGCTCGCGGTCCAGACGTTGTTGAAGAAGTTGATGCCGTCGGTGCCACCCACCACCATGATGGAGTCACTGGTGGTACACATCATGTGGTACCACGCTGGCTTCGGCAGCGAGGGCTGCAGCGTCGGGTTGCCGATGAAGCCGCCACCCAGGGACTGCACGGTGGCAACTGTGCCAGCCGCCGCGGAGCCAGTGTAGCCACCGCTGAGGATCATGAAGAGGTTGTCGGTGGTGGGCGTGGCAAACTGTGCCGCGCCGCCGGGACCGATGGCCGGCTGTGACCAGGGGAAGGCGAAGTCGTTCTGCAGGGAGACCGCGTTGTACTGTGTGGTCACCAGGGGTGGCACGTCGGTGGTGAGGCTGCCCTGGATCGTGATGTTGTTCGTCCACGACGCGGGGATCACCGTGCTGCAGATCGGTGCGTTGAGGTTCGGACTGCCACTGCCGTCGTCCGGGCAGAGCGTGAACTTCAGGTCGCTGCCATTGCCCTGCGGCTGGACCGGCAGGGTGATCCGACTGATCGCGGTCTTGCCCACCGGCATGGTGAACGGCTGGGAGCGGTCCTGGTAGTTCGGAGGTGCGCTGGTGAGGTTGAGATGCTGGCCGTTGCCACCCGGCTCGTTGGCCAGGATCGAGAGGCCGGGGTAGATGACCTGCGTGTTGGCGGTGCCGAGAAGCTGGTTCACCTGGCTGGCATGGTTGATGGCCTCGCGGTTGCCACTGAAGCCGTTCTCAGCCGCGCTGCCCGGGGTGTTGAATGCCACTCGACGTCACCTCACGCCATGAAGTAGGTTGTCACGATGACGACACCAGCGGCACCCACACCGCCGGCGAACGCGGTGGTGTTGCTGGTGCCGCTCAGTGCGCCTGAGCCGCCGCCACCGTACGCGTAACCAGCCAGACCGGCGCTGCCACCGGTGATGAAGCCAGCGCCACGACGAGTGTTGCTCAGGTAGCTGTTGCCACCCAGGCCGGCGTCGAGCATGATCGGTCCCGACAGACCGGAGCCAGCGATGATGCGGCCGTTGCTGCCGTCACCGCCGTGGATCTGGATGCTGCCCGCGGTGCCAGCACCGCCAGAGCCACCCGTGTTGATCGCTGAGCCGGTGCCAGCTACCTGGCCAGAGCCACCAGCACCACCCGCAGCGGCGATCACGCCGCCGAAGGAAGATGTGCCACCGGTACCGCCGTCACCACCGGCAGTGGAGCCGGCGCTTCCAGCGGCGCCAACCGTCACGGTGACGGTAGAACCGAGAGAGCTGGCTGCGAGGTAATCCTCAGCGTAGCCACCTCCCCCACCGCCGCCAGCACTGGCCGCGTTGCTGCTCGCGGCGGTGACTCCACCGCCGCCCCCTCCACCGGCTTGGACCTGGACGTGCACCCAGATGGCTCCACCCGGCTTGGTCCAAGTGCCGTTCGCTGAAAAGATCTGAACGTCTGGCATGACGGAGGAGCGAGCCAGGAGCATCAGCTCAACGGTTGAGGCCATTTCGCCACCCCTCTCACGCCATGAAGTAGGTTGTCACGATGACAACACCGGCTGCGCCGTTGCCACCAGCGTGCGCCGCGCCACCGGTTCCACCGGTACCGGGACCAGTCACCGCGCCGCTGCCGCCCCCACCATATCCCACCCCGTTGTCGCCGGCGATGTCACCAGTGGTGATGCCCTTGCCACGTCCACCGCCGCCAAGCTGGCTGCTGCCACCCGTCCCACCGATGGCTCCCGTGCCAGCGCAGCGAGCGCCGGTTCCGCCTCCCCCACCAGGGATGGCGAGCTCAGCGGTGATCGCGGAGCCACCCGCGGCGCCGTGGCCAGCTTGACCGGTGGTGCCAGCACCGATGAGAGTGCCGCCATCACCGCCCTCAGCGCTGAGAAACGAGCCAAAGGTAGAGGTGGCGCCTCCGTTGCCGTTGGCCGCACTCACACCGGTGCCGCCCGCGCCAACGGTCACGGTAACCGTGCTGGTCAGCTCTGAGGCGGCGAAGGTTGACTCTCCGTAGGCACCGCCACCGCCGCCGGTTCCCGCTGAGGTCTGTGTGTTGGCGGTGCTGGTCGCGGCTGAGCCACCACCCGCGCCGCCTCCACCCTGGACCTCGACGCGGACCCAGGTAGCGTTGGCTGGCTTGGTCCACGTTCCGTTGGCGGTGAAGATCTGCACCTCTGGCATGCACGTGGAGCGAGCCAGGAGCATCAGCTCAACGGTTGACGTCATCGTGTCTCCTCACGCCATGAAGTATGAGGTCACGATGACAATGCCGGCAGAGCCAGCGCCACCGGAAACGGCTGAGTTGCTCGGCCCGTTGGCGCCACCGGAGCCGCCACCACCGTACAGCGGCGCGGCGTCACCCGCCGTACTGCCGGTGGTGATGCCCTTGCCGCGAGCGCCGTTGCCGAGTACCGCGCTGCCGCCCGCGCCTCCGATGGCTCCCGTGGTGCCCATGCGTCCACCGGTGGCGCCGCCTCCGCCTGGAATGGCGATGTCGCCCGTGATCGTGGAGCCACCCGCGCCGCCGTTGCCGAGACCGGGCGTGTTGTCGGCGCCGGACGTGCCGCCACCGACGCCTCCTGAGGCGCTGACGACGGAACCGAACGAGGAGGTGCCCCCGTTGTTGCCGGTGGTTCCCGAGACGCCGGTGCCGCCCGCGCCGATCGTGACGGTGACCGTGCTGGTCAAGGCACTGGCTGCGACGACCGACTCACCGTAGGCGCCACCACCAGCTCCAGCGCCGCCCGAGGTCTGACCCGCAGCGGTTGCGGTTGCGCCACCCCCAGCACCACCTCCACCCTGGACCTGTACCTTGACCCAGATCGCGCCGCCAGGCTTCGTCCAGGTGCCGTTCGACGTGAAGATCTGCACGTCTGGTTCAACTGATGCGCGAGCCAGCAGCATGAGCTCGATGGTTGAGGCCACTATGTCACCGCCGTGATCGAACCACCGGAGTACGTGAGGTTGCGAAAGGACTGCATGTAGCCGGTGGTGGTCTGGCCGGCCGTGTACTCGGCTATGGTAGCCACTGTATCGTCGGCGTTGTAGTTAAGCCACACCCACCGCGCGCCTGAGTCCTCCCAGAGGATGATCGGCTGGATGCCGCTGATCGTCTGGTCCCACACCTCGTAGAGAGACCCGTATGCCTGAGGCGTCCAGGTGATCCCGTCCGGGCTCGTGGAGGTGCCGCTCACCTGGTTGGACTTCGACCAGTTGAAGTGATGCGTGGAGTCGCCGGTGGCGGAGAGCACGATCCAGTACGTGGTGGAGGCCGTCAGGCCGGTGACGGGCATCGGGATGACGCTCGTCGCCGGCCCGGTGGCGACGTACTCGGAGGCGAGCGTGGTCGTCCCCAGGATCGTGCTGCTGGGTGCGCCCGCGTTGTTGGTCCTCAGGGTCACCGTGGTAGGTGGCAGCAGACCGGTGAGGCCACCGGTGGTGCTGATCGTCAAGACAATGTAGCCGGTCTGCGTCTGCCCAACCGCGGTGGTGAACGACTGAGCGATGTACAAGCCATTGGTCTGCGTGTTGCCCGCGCCAGCTGTGGACTGGTTGGCCTTCCGCAGGCTTGTGTACAGCAGCTGAGCCTTGTGAGTACCCAGGTTCTGGTTGACCTGAGCGACCTTGGGAGCCTGGCCACTCGTTGCGGCCAGCCAGGTGGGTGTCGACATGCCCCAACCTTACTTGACTCGAGTGAGACGAAGCCAGCTGTCGGTGAGAACGGTGCTGGTGCTCGCGGTGCCCACGCTGTTGGACACGGTCAACGTGAGGTTGCCGCTCGTGGTGGACATGATGAGCTTGCCCTTGAAGAACGCCATGCGGGTGACACCGCTGGCGAAGGTGTATGTGTTGGTGCCACCAATCGTCGACTGATAGTCGGCTGCCGCGGTGGTGTCGTTCCACTTCATCGTCGCGCCGGCAGGGCCACTCCATGAGAAGACCGTGTTGCCGCTGGTGGCGTTGGAGAAGATCACCGCGGCCTCCACCAGGTAGGTGGCACTGATCTCCGCGGCCAGGGTGAGCTGTGTGGAGGCAACCTGTGACGTGGTGGTGAACGTCTGGTCGGACGCGGCGATCGCCACCGCGTCGACGATGGAGAACTTGTTCCCGTTCGGCATGTACGCCATCAGCGGGATCGCGTTGGCCGTCTGCGAGAAGATCACCGTGCCAGCGGTGGGCGGCGACGTGGGCGCCGTGGTGGCGTTGTGCAGCTGGATCTCGCCGGAGCCGTTGTCACCCAGGGCGGTGGTGGCACCCACCAGGAGCGTGGGACTCACGTAGCCGATGCCGGTGGTGGCTCGACCGGTGAAGACGTCGCGTCCCGCGTTGCCGGGGCCGATCTCCTGAGCGCCACTGGCGAGGAGTCGGAAGCGGTCGTTCGTGTCGGCGCCGTTGACGTTGGTGCTGAGAGCCGTGTTGCCGCTGGCACTCGGCTGCGTGGCGATCTGACCACTGAAGTCCACGCGGGTACGGAAGTTGAAGCGTGAGTTGTTGTCGACCAGGGCGCCACCAGGCGTGTTGGTGAACCAGTTGGTCGACGCGGCGCTGGTGCCCACGAAGCTGGCGTTGATGAACATCACGTCTTGTCCGGACGCGATGTTGACCGACTGCTGTACGCCGGCGACACCGATGGAGGTGATCGGACTGGCGAAGTAGGCGTTGGTCACGGCGCCGAGTGTGGCGCCACTCCAGTTGAGGTCGTAGTTGGAGCCAGCCGCGCCTTGGCCGTTCAGGCTGAAGAACACGTTGCTCAGGTAGACCGGGCCGCCCGTGCCCTCCACGGAGATGCCGTGGGTGGTGTTGTTGATGATGCGGGAGGTGTCCAGCCGCGTGTGAGTCGCGCCACCGGTGATCCGCAGGCCGATGGAGCCCTGCTGGATGACGCCACCGGTAATCTGCGTGTTCTGCGGGGAGCCGTTGGGGCCGTCCTCGATGAGCACGTTCGGCCCGGTGGAGCCGGGGCCGAGGGCGTCCAGGTTGGTGATGAAGGACGCGGCGGAGTTGCCCTTGATGTGGAGGGCGGAGCCGGTGCCGGCGCTCAGCCAGACGATCGCGTTCTCCACGAGGACGTCCCAGGAGTCCTCGATGCGGAGGGCGTCCAGGTTCGCGGACGCGCCGCTGGTGACGCCGCCAAACGCCACGGTCACGTCGGTGACGGTCGCGTTCATCTGGTAGCCCTGGGTGGTGTTGCCCAGGAACTTGAAGCCGGCCGCGCACTGGTTCGCGTAGAGTTGGCTGAGCTGGGTGCCGCGTGGGTTCGAGGTGGAACTGGCTGTCGTGGACTGCGCGTTGACGCACCAGCCGTTGATGAAGTCGAACGTGACGCGGTTGACCTTGGTGCGACGGACACCGGTGATCCGGATGGCGTCGGCTACGGGGTTGGAGGTCGTCGTGGAGCTGGCGCCGTAGAACGAGAGGTCTCGGACCTGGCAGTTGTCGCCGGTGAAGGTGATCACTGCGGCGCCGGTGAAGCTGGCACCGATCATCAGCTTGGAGTTGTCGAGGCTCTCACCCACGAGTGTCACGTCGTCGGCGGTGACCGTCAGCCCCACGCTGTTGAGCAGGTAACTGTTCGCGGTGGAGGGGAAGAACACCGCCTTGCCAGCGGTCTGCGCCGCGGTGATCGCCGCCTGGATCGCCGTGGTGTCGTCGGTGACGCCGTCTGCGACGGCTCCGTAGTCCTGTGGCGTGATGTAGCCGACCAGGTATGGCATCAGTTGACCCCCGTGAGGAATCCGCCGGTGTACGAGAGCGTACGTGAGCTGGTGAAGCTGCCGTTCCCGGTCTGGTCTGTGGTGTACTCGTCGATCGTGGTGAGCTCGTTGGTGCCGTCGTAGCCGTACTTCGTCCAGCGCGCGCCGCTGTCCTCCACCAGGTAGGTCATCAGGCTGCCGCCCGTCGACGTCTGGTCGTAGACGCGGTACATGAAGCCGAAGGTCTGATCGGTCCAGGCGACGAAGTCGGGCGAGATGGAGCCACCGCTGGTCTGGTTGTTGTTCTGCCAGACGTAGTAGCTGGTGCTCGTGCCAGCAGCGTTGACGACGACGTGATAGGAGGTGCTTGAGGACAGCCCTGTGACCGGTAGAGGCACGACGACCCAGAAGCCTGACGAGTATACCGAGGTCTCCGAGACGGTAGCGCTCGCGAGGGCTGAGCCGATCGGCTCACCGCCGGCGTCGGCGTAGATCCCCACGGTCAACGGGTCGATGACGTTGGTGATCGCCGAGCCACCCACGACGCTGACCTGCACCCAGACCTCGCTGATCGTGGTCTGGGTGGCGGTGGTCTGAAACTGCTGCGAGAGGTACTGAGCCTCGGTCGTGGTGTAGACGCCGGTGCCGGTCGACTGGCCAGCGGTGAGGACGGCGCTGTCGAAGATCGCGGTGGCGCTATGTGGCACCAGGGACTGGTTGACGCCACCCGCGTTACCGGGACCACCCACCACCGCCGCCTTGTAGACGGGGATCTCGGTCACGTCACACCCCCGCGAGGCTGAAGGACACCTGGAGCAGCAGCGTGTTCGCGGTGTTGAAGCTGACCGTGGGGCTGAACGTCCAGTGATCCATCATCGTGCCAGCGCCAGCGGTGCTCGTGGCCAGGGCGAAGACGCCGGCCTCGGTGATCGTCTGGTTCGCCGTGGGCTGCGGGAAGTAGAACTGCCACGTGATCTGCGCGTCGAGAGACGGGGTGGCCGGCACTGAGGCACCGGCACCCACCTGGACGCGACCATACTCGGTGAAGAGAGCGACGTCGGACGCTGCCACCGTGCCGGCACCGGTGCCGATGGCTCCCCAGAGTGGGGTGAGGTACGTGCCGCTGGTGACGCCGAGGTCGCCCGCGATGTCCTGGATGCCGGACCAGACCAGGGCAGCGGCCATGACGGTCAGTCCGTTGGTGCAGACGACGTTGTCGCCCTCACGGTGATCCACGACGTTGCCGTCGAGGTCGAACGTGGTGATCGACAGCCGGCCGTGGATGCTGAGAGCGCTCTTCAGCTCCATACGAAGGTCCCCCAGGTGGCGTTGTCCCAGGTGGCGGTGGAGGCCGTCACCGGGGTAGCGGTGGCTGAGTCCGTGGCCGTCATCGCCTCGTCCGCCTCCGCGAAGGTGCCGAAGCCGGTCACCGCCTGCGAGCCGGTCATGTCGGTGATCTGCTGGTTCATCGTGCCGAGCACGTCGACCAGGGTGTACGGTCGGAAGACGCCACCTGACGCCACGGTGAGCCTCCCTAGATCCTGACGCTGGTGATCTGCATCTGACGGTAGCCACCCGGTACGAAGGTGATGCTGTTGCCGGTGCAGAGGAACTTCTCGTTGGTGAGACCCCAGCTGTAGTTGTTCTCCGCATCCGGGATGAACTTGTTCGTCACCTTGAACGTCTCACCCGACCTCACCCAGCCGTACCAGTCTTCCGTGGTGTTGAACGTGAAGCGTTCCGGGGCGAAGGCGTACTCCGTCCGCTCACGCATGGCCCGAGCCAGGGCCATGGGAACGGTCGTCAACGTGGTGTCGTTGATGTACTCCTCGAAGATGCCACGGTTCGGTCCGTTGTACAGCGTCTGAGAGCCGTGATCGTTGGCTTGAGCCACGACTGGGACCTCGTAGTTGTACCATATCTTGAGAACCACGCCAGACCCAGGTGCCGCACCGGTGGTGATGAGGAACCACTGACCGATCGTGTTCTGGATCGCCTGCCACGTGCCACTGCCGGTCTGGCCGGCCTCCACGACGTTCACGTCGTGATGGATGCCGCGGACGTAGAGGGACGGGGTACCGTTGAGCGTGTACCGCAGCGGCCAGCTCGTCTGGTTGCCGTTGCCGACGAAGGTGTCGGTGGGCGTCGTCTTCAGCACGGTGCCGTGACTGATCACCTGGTTGGCGCCCTGGACGAGCACGCGGTTGCGAACCGACGCGCCGTCCCACTCGTAGCTGAAGTTGTCGTAGGCGATGTGCCCCTGGGTGGAGGAGCCGTTGACCGCGGTGGGCGTGGTGGTGAACGTGACGCCGCTGGCGATCGCGGTGCTGGCGTCGTAGAAGTGCAGGTTGCGGTTCTCGTCGACGTACCAGCCGTACGGTGTGGACTGGCTCGCCAGGGTGGCGAGCTTGCGCCAGGCGTCGCTGAGAGTCACGTAGTTAAGCACAAAGCTGGCCAACTGTGGCCCGGGAGCGACGTACCCGCCGTTGCGGATGGTCTTCGCGGTGATGCCACAGTTGGCCGCTTGAGTGAGTCGAACCACGATCTGGTCCACCGTCAGGCCGATGAACGTGCCGTTGACGATGATGTTGTCGGCGTAGAACGTGTAGTCGGTGCACTTCAGGTCCCACTCGTTGAGCGTGGGACTCTGCACCACCAGGGTGGGGTCGTTGGCCACCCCGGCGAAGAGCACCTTGTTGAGAGTGTTGTCGGTGAGCTTGACCCGGCTCATCACCGGGACGGAGAAGTTGGGCGTGCCGGTGGCCTCGTAGTCGTCGACCAGCGGGAAGTTCGCGGTGTCACCCTGACGACCGAAGTTCTGGTTGATCGACATCTGGTTCATGGCACCACCCCATGCCAGGTACTTCGTGTAGTCGACCGCGGTGCCGTTGGGCGGGGTGATCGTGAAAGTGAGGTCAGGAGTAGGAACTGCCATGTCTCACATCCTAATCCGGACGCCACCGGCCGGCAGGATGCGGGTGGCAACCTGCTTGCCGATCTTGTTGACGAGCATGTCCATGTCACGGTCCGACATCACTCGACTGTCTCGCAGGTCGAAGATGAGCGTGGTGCCGCCTGCCCCACCGGCCATGCCGGGAGCCAGGCCACCAGCGAGGCCGGCCGTAGCCGTGTGACTCAGCGTCATCGACTGCCTGGTCTTGGCCGCGTTCATCAGCAGGGTCATGGCCGCCTCGATCTGAGGCTGAGCCTGCTTGATGCCCTGGCTGAGCATCTTGACGATGTTGCGACCACCGATCTCAGGCGAGCCACCGCCAGAGAGCGGGCCCTTCTTCGCCGGCGACCAGGGGAGGTGGTCCTTCACCTCGGAGACGACGTCGCCGATGGCGCTGCCCACGGCGCCGATCATCGACTTGACGCCGTTGATCAGGCCCTTGATGATGTTCTTGCCCGCGTCCCAGAGCAGCGTGCCAGCGTTGGAGAAGAGGTGCTTGATGAAGTTCCACGTGTCGGTGAGCGCCTGACTGGCGAGCTTCTTGACGTCCTTCCACGCCTTGCCCCAGTGACCGGTGATGAGGTCGAGGATCACGCCGATCGTGTTCATGATCAGGTGCATCGCGAACGTGATCGCGTCCTTGATCGCGGTCCAGACGAGCTTGACCGCGTCCTTGATGAGACCCCAGACGACCTTCCATCCCTGGTAGAGGATGTAGAGAGCGGCCTTCACGAACTCGAACGCGACCTTGGCTTCCGTCTTGATGAACTCGAAGACGAAGTGCCAGACCTGCGTGATCTCCTTGCTGTGACTGTGCCACCAGTCGGTGAGGTCCTTGATCCGCGCTCGAATCCACTGCAGGACGTTCTCGTTGAACCAGTCAGCAAGGTCCTTGACACCCTTGACGAGGGCGTCCCACGCGGCCTTGAACTCTTCCTTGTGAGCCTTGAACCAGTCGAAGACCGCGCTGATCGCCTTCTGGACGTACGGCATCACGCTCTTGCTGAACCAGTCCACGACCGCGCCAGCGGCCTTCCACGCGGTCACGAACGCGGCCTTGAGGAAGGTGCCGATCTCGTTGACGATCGTGCGGAAGGTCTTGAAGTGGTTGTAGGCATAGACCACGATCGCCACCAGGGCAGCGATCGCCAGCACCACCAGGGTGACGGGGCTCATCAGCACCTGGACCGCGGCGGCGAGAGCCCAGACGATGCCGACCAGGAGGCCGAGGCCGATCAGGCTGCCGAGCACGATGGCTGTCAGCTTCTGGTGCTTCTCCACCCAGCCGGCGATCGGGGTGAGGACCCTGGCGATGGCGCCGGCGATCTTCGTGACGGCTGGCAGCAGAGCTGAGCCGATCGCGATGCCCGCGTTGTGGATGGCCGCCTTGGCCTTGTCCATCTTGTAGGCCATGGTCTGCTGCAGCTCGGCGAAGCCCTCCACGTGACCACTGGTGTCACCCATCGCCTCGCCGATGCCCTTGACAGCGGCGTTGGTTCCCTTGGCGTTCTCACCCGTGGTGAGCAGGGCGACCTGCAGGGCAGTGGCGGAACCGGTAAGCTTCTTCAGCGCCTCGTTGTAGGTCTGGCCAACGTCGCCAGCGCCCTTCTTCGCGGTCTGCGAGAGCCACTGCAGGGTGCCAGCCAGACCGTGCTGGTCGAGGTGCGACTGCACGTCGTGAGCGCTCAGGCCGAAGAGCTTGAGCTCCTTCGTCATGACGCCAGTCGGGGTGGCCAGGTTGCGCATCGCGTTGGCGATGTTGAACGAGGCACGAGCGGCGGTCATGCCGTGAGCGGTCATCTGCGAGAGAACGCCGACGACGTCGTTGAGCTTGATGTGATAGGCGCTCGCCATGGGCAGGACGTTGGCCATGGACGAGGCCAGGTTCTGGAAGTTCGTCTTACCGTAGGACACGCCCTTGATGAGTGCGCTGGTGGCCGTGGTGGCCTTGTCTGCGCTCCAGTGGTAGTCCTGCAGGACGTCGGTGACGGCGTTCGAGACGGTGGCGAAGTCGGCGCCCTCGATCGCGGCACCCTCAGTGGCGGCGCGCAGCACCTTGAGGCCGGCCGCGCCGTGGTAACCCGCCGACTCGACGGTGTACATGCCCTTGGCCGCCTCGTCGGCGGAGACGCCGACCGAGGCGGAGATGTCGAGGATGCCCTTCTTGACGAGGTCCAGGTTGGACTTCGACTCACCCGCGCTGGTGACCAGGCGAGTGGTGAGGGTCTGAAAGCTCGTGGCGGCCTTGACCGACTCGTAGGCCACGGCTGCGGCGGCGATGCCGGCGCCCATGGCAAACTTGCCAGCGGTGCGCATGGCGGTGCCAGCACCTGCCGCGGCGGTGCCCCAGCGACTCGTGGCTGCAGCGCCGCCAGCGGCTGAGGCGGCAGCGGCGTCAGCCGTGGCTGCCTGGACGCGACTGGCGGCGGCGACCTCTGCGGTCGTCGTGCGCACCATCTTCTGCGCCGCCGCCAGTCGCTCTGCCGCGGCCGACTGATTGGACATGGCGACGGCGTCGCCCTCCGCGGAGCGGGCCGCGGCGTCGTTGGCGGCGAGGAGCTCTCGCTCCGCGCCGGCCAGTTCCTGCGTAGCCAGGGCGAGACGGGACTGAGTGGCGCTGAGGTTGGCTTCCGCGACCTCCAGGGCGTCGGCCCCACTGGCGGTCTGAAGCAGGCTCTCGTCGATCGCTGTGCCCGCCACGCGGGCGGCCTCAGCCGCCCGCTCAGCGGAGGTGGCGAAGCCGTTGAGGGTCTCGTCGACCCGTTCCATGACTCCGGAGATGCGGTCCTTGGCGTCAAGGATCGCGAGAATGGTGAACGCCTCAACGCCGGCCACTGTTCGCCCTCCGGTTCGCCGCTTCTTCCTCGCGGTTGGTCAGCTGAATGAAGACGAGGTAGTCCTCGACCTCAGGCCAGGGGAGCTCCAGAAACTGCTCCAGGGTCAACCCAAGCCTCTTCCACACCTGCTGCCGGAGCCAGAACCTCCCCAGGCTGTCCAGGTCGGTCTTCCCCGTCCGTACGCTCGTCATCGCCTTCGTCACGAAACTGGCGCTGATCAGCCGCCGTACGCGGTGCGTTGGACTTGTCCACAATCTGCCAGAGCTCGTCGAAGACGGGCCCCGGCAGGCGCTGGATGCTCTGGATGTTGATCGGCCAGACGCGGCCATTGTCGTCGTCGAGGTTCCAGTCCTTGACCGACGCCAGCAGCATCGCCTGGCGGTAGCCGACGACGTCCATCTTCATGAGGACGTCACCGCCGTTGATCTGCTGGCGGCCCATGAGCTCGTTCTCGGCCTTCTGCCGAGCGCCCTGGGAGAGGATCTCTCGAAGCTCCACCCAGTACCCTCGCTCGGGGTCGCCTACCGGGACCCGCGTGGTGCCATCATAGGCAGAGAGAAAGCCCATGGCCGCCTCTTTCTTCGTCGTCGTCAGTACGGCAGGTAGACCGAGTTGGTCACCGTGGCCTGGATGGTGAACTGCGTGTTCCCCGACAGTGGCCGCGTCGCCTCGTAGGTGAGGTTGGACATGACCACGTCCTCCATCTTGATGTCGTTCGCGTACTTGTCGAGAACGACCTGTGGCAGGAACACCGTAATCGTACCACCGCTGGCGGGGTGAACGAGGGAGAACTGCAGCTGACCCAGGGTGCCGTTCGCCATGCGGTTGAAGTCACCGTACGTGGCGTCGTTCAGCGACGAGAACACCAGGTCGATGGCGCCGTTGGTGTGCAGCGTCACCGGCGTGATGAACGACGGTCCGTGGAAGTTGGAGTAGGTGTACGTCTCCTTCAGACCGTTGTTGATGGCGATCGTGGTGTTGCTGACCTCGGTCCGCAGCGAGCCGAAGACGTTGAGGTTCGCCTCCGCGAAGACGAACGGCAGCTCGTTGGCGATGGTGATCGCCGTGGGCGTGTTGAGCACGTTGACCGAGCGGCCGGTGCACTCCACGCTGATGTCGACCGGGGTGTTGCCGACCGGTGCCTTCATGTCGAACTTGCCCACGCGACAGCCAGCGAACTGCAGCGACTGGAACGAGCCGATGTTCTTCTCCACCGTCAGCGAGGGCAGGGTGTTCTGCTCGTTGAGGGTGTGAGTGAACGGGCCCGTGGCCACAAGCTCAACGACGGCCTCGCCACTGGCGTGAGCGTACGTGAGCGCCTGGTCCAGGGTGAGAACCGAGCCGGCGACGTTGGTGATCTTCCGGACCTCAGAGGTCTTGGCACCGGAGACCGTGTTGGCGTCGATCTGGATGATGTCGTTCTGGGTGAGACCCGTGGCCGACGTGACCGTGATCGAGGTGGCGGTTGCGATCGAGGGCGCGCTCAGGGTCGTGCCGGTCGCGGTCGTTGCCGCCACGCCGCTGGCGTGAGCGTAGAAGAACGCGTCCGAGAGCGTGATCACCGCGCCGGCGACACTCGCGACGCGACGCGCCTCCTGGTTGCCGTTCGTGTCCACGATGATCGTCTGGCCGGCCACGAAGCCGGTGCCGGAGGTCAGCGTGATCGTGGTGGCACCGGCCGTGTAGGGGCTGGCGACGGTGGTCGTCGTGGGCGTCAGGGGAACACCGTAGACGCCCCAGCCCGTGATCGCGTCCGCGCCGACGGCGGCCGACATGACCTGCATGGCGTTGGAGGGGAAGAGAGGGCCGTTGATCGTGCCCTGGAACTTCGCCTCACCGTAGAGGTTGTAGACCTGCAGGTCGCGCAGACCCTGCATCAGGTGTGGCGAGAACCAACCCGGGTTCTCCTCCATGGTGTTGGACACCATGGGAAGATACGTGTTGGCCGCCACAGCGGTGCCGAAAACGGTCTCCTTCGCGAACCCGGTCGCGGAGAGAGACCCGTACTTCTCAGTGATCGTTGGGTACGCCACTGTTCTCCTCGCTCATCTTCTCAGGGTCACCGCCGTCGGTGGCAACCGACTGACCGGGTTCCTCGTCGTGGTGTCGCTTCCGCGCAGGCTTCGTCTCCTCGACCTCCGCGACCTCGACCTCCTCGACTTCTTCCACATCCGCGCGGGCCAGGAAGGCCGGCGCGAGCTCATCAGGCACGGTGAACTCCATGCCGGGTTCTACCTCACCCACCGACCCTGTGATGAAGGTCACGGGCACGAGGCCCACGTATCGCAGCTTCATTACAGCTTCCCCATGCTCTCGACGACCAGGTTGCGCATCTTGCGGCCGACCACGTGAGCCAGGGGCTTCATCGCCTTCTCAGGGAAGGGGTTAGCCCGAGCGCCTGGGTGATTGACCCTCTGCCGGTAGACCCACGCGCCACCCTGCTGCCAGCGCAGCATGCGAGCGTTGCGGGGCACGATGACGTGAGCCGGCGTGCCCTGGATCACGTAGCGAGCGTAGGGGACGCGGCTGGTGAACTCCACCGTTGCCGACGTCGCACTGACCTTGGGGCGGAAGCTGATCGAGTCGCGCAGCGCGCCGGCGGTGGGCTTGTTGCTGACGGGAGCCTCCGCCTTGATGGCTCGCTCCAGCAGCTCCCCGCTCTCGACCGCCCACTTGGTGGCGACGGTCTCCCAGCGCCAGCGCGTGGCGAAGCGCTGGTCGCCCTTCTCGATCGTGATGCTCATCATGCCTGTACCGCCTCGTAGACGTCGAAGCCGAGCCTCGCGGTGTAGTAGAGCATTCGCAGCGTGGCTGGAGTCCGCTCCGGTGGGTACTCGATGTCGAACTCCTCACCGATCTGAAGGACCTGACTCTTCAGACCGGTGGTGGGATCCTCGATGAAGAGAGGCATCGTCGTGGTCCAGAGCTTCGTGCAGATGGCGTCGATGATTAGCGGCATCTCTTGATCGATCGTGTCGCTGTCGGGCACCGTCTCATAGGTAACGTAGACGTCGACGGTCCAGTCGATCCGCTTGAAGCCAGGGCCACGGGGAGCGGTCTGCCGCCTCGCTCGTCCCCTGGAAGCCATGACATACGCCTTCGGCCGGTCGATGTCCTCGACCATCGGCGGCGTGACGTAGGCCTCCAGCGCCACGTTGAGTCCCGGGATCTGCAGCTCATCGAGCAGACTCCGGACGTAGAGCTGGACGGAGTTCAGCGGCACGTGATCACCAGCCCTTCGGCTTGTTCACCGTACGGAAGGAGCCACCGTGGACCGCGGAGCGCTTGCTTGCCTTCTTGATCTTGGCGTGCGACTTCTTTTGCTTGGTCTTCGCGGCGTGGCGACTGGTCTTGCTGCTGCGAGTCATCGTCTTGCCTCCCTAGATCACGCGCTTGTATGGCTCCAGGAGGAGTTCGTAGTGGGTGACGAGCTCCTGGATGCCGTGGCCTCCCACGGTCTCCGAGCCAGGCAGGTTCTGGATGCTGACGCTGGTGATGCCCGCGTCGAGCGCCTGAGTGGTGGCAGCGAGGACGGTGGCCCACAGCACGTCGGCGGGGATCGCGCTCACGGTCACCGACGCGGGGATGCCGCCAGGGTGGTTGAAGAGGATCGGGCTGGAGAGCGTGATCGTCCCAGGGCCAGCCGGCGCGGTGCCACCGCCGTTGGGAAGCGTGACGTCCGCGTTGGCGGTGACGCTGTTGACGTGCACTCGCTCAGTGCTGGCGCCGTCGTAGATGAAGACGGTGGCGCCGGCCATGCCGGTGACGTCGTCAACGGTGAGCGTGGTGGCTCCCGCGATCGCGTCTGCTGACAGGCCAGCGTGCGGCCAGCCATTGACGTAGCTGCAGGCCAGGCGGTAGCCCTGACGGCCGAGACCCCAACCGGCGTAGCCGGGCGCAAGAAGAATGGCCTGGCCACCAGCGGCACCGCTGCCACCGGAGACGTAGGAGCCGTAGACGCCGATGAGCGGCACCTCGATGTCCCACATGCCCTGCGGCACCTGAGTCCACTGACGCGGGAACATCGCGGCTGACGCCGTCTGCATGGCCAGGATCTGCGTGACGGGAGAGCGGGTGAGGATCCAGCGCACGACCCCGGTGTCCTGCTCCACGTTCACGCGGAAGTCACCGGGGCCGCTTCGCTGCTCATTGTCGATCGTGGACCGGAAGACCTGGTTCACGTAGCCGTCTACAACTTGCGTGGCTCGCCAGCAGATGTTGGTCTGCTCCGCGAACTGCTGGCTAGACGTGGACTTGGGGAAGGGAATGATCGACCAGGAGATGCCCGTGGGCGCGTTCGTGATCATCGACGGGGTCACATACGGCGTGGCCACTACTCACAGTCTCCCTCCCGCCGTATGCACTTGGCACACAGCCACTTGTTGTTGAACCAGGAACCATGTCTATCGCAATATGAGGCGTTGCACGACTGGCAATGTCCAACCGGGATTCGCTTGCTGCGTCCTGTACACAAGCTGCATCGTGGACGACGCCTCATACACCTCTCTCAGCCGGCGGGGGCGGGGCCGGCGGGCGGTCAGTTCGTGCGAGCCTTCTTGATGATCTCGAGTTGCGCGACCTTGGAGGGAGCGATCTCCAGGCCGTCCTTCTTGGCGATCTCCTTGAGCTGGGTGTACGTCAGCTCGTCGAGGTCGTCGGTGCCCGCCTCGGGCTCGCTCTCCGCCGGCGTGACTGGTTCCTCAGTCTCAGCGGGAGAGGAGTCCTCAGCCCCTGCGAGGGCTGCGACAGGCTTCTTGTTGGCCGCGTCCGACATGTCGGCGCCGCACTCCCCGCAGAACTTCGCGGCCGGCCCGTTCGAGTGACCGTTGCGGCAGAGATGCGCCATGCTCACGGGAGCGGCGGTGACACTCACCTGGCCGAGCGCCTGCGTCAGCGCCTGTGCCAGAGCGGTGGGGAGGTGGCTGGCGAGTCCGGCGATCGCCGCCAGGGACTCCGTGTTGCTGATCGCGAGCTCTGCCTGGCCGCGCTTCTCCACGTCCAGTCGGATCGCCGTCTCATCCGGCGTCTCCGGGATCGTGTGGATGGAGCCGGCCCAGAGCGGGTCACCGCGAAGGTGATCCTCGCAGCCGCCGTGGCACGTGAGTGCCCAGACCTTGGCGGGTGCGCCCTCGATCACGGGTCGGCTGTGACTCTCGCCGCAACCTCCGTGCTCGGTGGAGATCGAAACCGCAGCGACGTCGCTGCGGGCGTAAACGGTCATGGCAACCTCTTTCTGTTCAGTTCGGTTCCCCAGCGGGAGAGCGAACAAGTTCAGACGGAGATGGTCTCAGTGCCGCACTTGTTGCAGACCTTCGTCCAGGAGTTCCAGAGGCGGCCACACGGCTCACAGAGCTGACCCTTCTTGGTGCCGAAGGACTGCTGTCCCTTGGCACTCATGAGGCTCTGCTCACCGTACTGACCCTGGTTGATCGCGCGAGCGTGACGCTCTTCGACCTTGACGAAGCCACCGGCCTTGCTGGCCGTGTACCTCGTGCCGTCCTTGCAGTCGAGTCCCTTGCAGCCAGGTGGCAGCTGCACAGTCACGTCACTCATCGCGTCCTCCTACTGGGGCGTGGAGATAAGCCAGCTTACCACGCCGGAGATCGTTCCAGGAGCGATCACGTTCACCGCGGCGCCAGCTGATCCAGGGTACCCCGAGATCGGCACCGGTGGAGCGTTGTTCGGGATGGCAAAGCCGTTGGTGGCGGTGACCGCGTTGGGGCCGAAGCCCACGTAGACGGTGCCGCCACTCGTGTTGGAGATGACCACCTGACACGGCCCGCTGGGCACCGTGAAGAGCACGGTGGAGGAGGCGGTGGGTGCCTTCGCGCTTGCGATGAGAGCCATCAGTGCCTCACATCGCGACCTGGATGCTGCCACCCTGGTGCCCGTTGAACTGACCGAAGGTCACGCCGCTGGCGTGAGCGTTCGCGGTCGCGGCGACAACCACGCTGGTGCCGGTGGAACCGGCGCCCACGACGACGAGCTCCGTGTTGTTGCCGTCGATGATCGAGATCACCATGCCGTTGGTGAAGCTGGCGCCGCCCGAGGCCACGGTGATCGCGGTGGCGCCCTGAGCGATCTGCGCGCTGGCGGTGCTGGTCGGCGTCTTGATCGCGTCAACCGCGGCGACCGCGTACAGCTTGGCGTTGTAGCAGACCTGCATGGACTTGCCCGCGCCGAGCGGGAAGCCGGTGGCTGCGGTGACCGCAGACTGACCCAGGTACAGGGTGGTGAGACCCGTGTTGGTCAGGGTGGCGGTCGTGTCGGCGCCCGATGGCGTGAAGACCACGACGGGCGAGGACGGGACGGAGACGGTGGTCACTGCCACGGTGGTTACCTTTCGGGCGAGGGGGTGGGCTGGCCGGCGACGGGGGTAGCGCCGGCCAGCCCGGTGTGCGGCGCCTCAGACGGTCGCGTTGACCGTGGAGAGACCAGCCTGGATGCTGGTGGTGCCCGAGGCGGTGATGGCGTACACGTCGCCAGCGGTGTTGCCCTTGACGTAGTCGTAGCCGTAGATGGTGATCTGCTGGCCCGCGGCCAGACGCAGACCCGTGACGGTGACCGCCGCGATGCCGACGAAGCACGTGGTGCTGCCGGTGTTGACGAGGGTCAGGTTGGTGAGGTGCGAGCCCGTCGAGTAGAGCGACGACGTGGTGTCGAACACCTTGGTAGCGCTGTTGGTGACCGTGGTGGTCTGCACGCTACCCGAGGAGAAGATGGCCATGATGGCCGTCCTTTCGGTGACGAAGGTCGAGCGCAGAGGGGGCGGCTCTCGCCGCCCCCTTCACGATCAGCTGAACGGCGTGGTGTCCGAGACCTGGAGGCCCTGGAGGATGCCGCTGTACTGCGGAGCGTGCGAGACGAGCGCGCCGTACATGAAGAGCGAGTAGCGGAACGTGGCGTCGATGACCGGCCAGGCGATCGACACGTAGTCCTGGACCATCGTCATCTCCCAGGCGTTGGCCACGTTGGTCCACGTCTGCGGGAGCTGGTAGGTCATGAGCATCGCGGTGCCCTGGGTCAGCCAGGGGTGAACCACGAGCTTCAGGATGCTGCGCGTGATCGGGTTCTGGAACTCCGACACGGCGGCACCGACGCGGGCGCCGCCCACCTCGGCCTGGTCGAGGAACAGGCGGTAGTTCGTGGCCGAGCCCTGCGAGATGATGTCGTTCGAGAGGCGCATGATGTCGCCACCCTCGCCGACGATCTCCGCGGGGTCGGCGCGGAACGCGCCGGGGTTGTTGCTCGCACCCGGAGCACCGTCCCACAGACCCTGAAGGGCCGTGTAGAGGACGTTGTAGTTGAGGTGCTGGCCCACGTTCTGGTTGACGTAGCCACCCTGCCAGTTGGCGGGGTAGACGCCGGCCGAGGCCGACTTGCCGGTGAGGGTCGGGATCAGACCCTCCATGCGGGTACCCGAGCCGGTGCCCGTGTCCGCCGCTGGCTTGGTCGTGGTGGCCGGCAGCGCGCCCTGCAGCGTGTACTTGGTGCCACCGACACCCGACGCCATCAGGTAGTAGTTGGCGCCGTCGTAGGCGTAGAGGTCGTACGACAGCGCGCCCGCGACCGGGGTGATCGTGACGTCCACGACCTGGCCGGCCGAGACGGTGAAGGCGCCCGAGTTCGCCGAGCCCGCGGTGCCACCGTAGTAGTTCTTGGCGACGACGGCCACGTTGGTGAGCGTGGTGTTGAGCGCGGTCTCGTTCGAGCCAGCGGTGCGAACCGCGGCCGTCGGAGCGGCGGGAGTGGCGAGAGGCTGCGACGTGGCCGCCAGCATCTGGTACTCCTCGCCCAGCATCATCTCCTGGAGGAGGATGAGGTTGGCGAGCGCGGAGATGTCCTCGAAGCCCTGGCCGGCGAACTGGGCGAGCCACGAGAGCGACTCGGTCAGGCCGAAGAACTTGTACGGGACGTTGAGCTGGGTCTCGGTCTGCGAGCCAGCACCCGGGAGGTTCAGCGGCCACGAGGTGGACGCCAGGGTGCCGCCAGACTGGACGAGCTCGGGGATCGAGATGTCGAGGACACCCTGACCACCGGTCTGCGAGCCAGAGATACCGGTGAACACGCGCTCGATGCGCGACGTGCCCTGACCGGCCGGACGTGGCAGCTTGTTGCGGAAGACCGTGTAGACCGGGTAGATCAGGCGCGACGGCGCGAGCAGGTCGAAGGGGACCAGGCCCGAGACGGTGCCGATGCCGAGGTTACCGGCCGTGAAGGACTTCAGCGCGTCCGCGCCACCGGGCATGGAGCCGACCAGCTGGCTGATCTGCTCGCCCACGGACGGCATGTTGAGCGCCGTCTTCAGGGTGCCGAACTGGTCGAGGAAGCCCGGGTTCATGGACTTGACGACCGAGGCGCGGTTTGCGTAGCCGCGGTGGGTCTCCGCGCGGAGCTCCATCGTGGCCTGGTGAGCCTTGGTGGTGACCACCGAGGCGTCGCTGAGCGCGGTGTTGCCGTTGCCGACGAAGCCCGCGCCCTTGACCAGGTCGGTCATCTTGGCCTTGAGCATGTCGCCCGAGCGCGAGTACCGTGGCGCTTCAGCCGCGGCCTTCGCGATCGCGTCTCCCGGAGTGGGAGCCGGCTCCGTGGTGAGGATGTCAGCCACGAGAGCCTCCTTTCACGTGTGCGATACAGGTGGCAAGTGCCGGAGGGTAGACGTCCGGCAGCCGTGTTACTGGATGCCGTTCATCTGGTAGAGCTTGGTCCAGGCTGCTTCACGCTCGCCTGGGTCCGGGCTGAAGCGAGCCTGCTCCTGCAGGGCCGCCATCAGTGCCGCCTGCGTCCGCTCCGCGGCGCTTGCGACGGTCGACGTCACCGACGCCGAAGACTTGAGGGCGTCAGGGGCTGCCATGCCCTTGAACGCGGTGACCGTGGGGTCGGGGAGGTTGGAGAGCTCGTCCACGGTCTCGGCGAGCTTGGCGTTCTTCGCCTGCTCGTCCTTGAGAGCCTTGGTGAGCTCCTCGACCTGAGTGGCCAGAGGCGTGAGCGCGTCCACAACCGCGGACTTGATCAGCTCGGCGTCCACGGTGGCCGCCTTCGTGATCAGCTTGTCCTTCTTAGCCTTCTTGACCTTGGGCTCGATCTCCTCCACCACCGGGGTGACCTCGGGCTCGACCGTGGGAGCCACCGGCTCCTCGACGGACTTGCCCACGTGGGTCGCCGGCGCGTTGGCGTCCGGACCGGCACCGGGGTGGTGATCGCCGTGCATGGAGCACAGGTCGGGGAAGGTCTGCGCGATGTGATCATGCATCGCGGCGAGCGCGCTGCGAGCGGCGTCCCGCTGCACGTTGCGGTAGAAGGAGCGGCCCTTGTTGGACGGGCTCTGCGCCGCGTGATCACCGGTCAGTGGACCACGAGTGAAGTCCTCCGCCGTGATGTGGCCGGTGGGGACCTGAGCCGTGTTGGGGCCGTCGTAGTCGGTACCGTGGCTCGCCTGGCCGGCCGTGAGGACGGGGCGGCGGAAGCGGACCGGGCTGAGCTCCGTCGGCGTGGGGAAGGTGCCGGGACCAGGGTTGGCGTCGCTGAAGGACTTGTGAGCCTCATCGCGGATCTCGTCGAGCATCGCCAGGTCGGCGCCCTTGATGGTGACCGAGTGCTGCCAGAGCTCAGTCATCTTCTGAGCCTCGGCGAGCGGGGCGTTGGCCGCGGCGTCCAGGGCCTTCGCCTGCCACACGTTGACGTCCATCGTGTGCAGGTTCTCGGCGGGATACGCCTTGCCGACCTCGACGGGGTCGAAGGCGGGGCAGGTCAGGTCGTGGATGACGCCCAGGTCGGAGGGGACACCCACGGACTTGAGCCGCTGGGCCGCCTTGACGCTGGCGTCTGGGGTGGTGGGCATGTTCGCGTCCGCCTCCAGTGCCTCGATGTCGGTTCCGTCAGGCTCGCGGTGAGCCGGGACTGGCTTCACGTTGGAGGCACCCACGCCCACCACGCCCTCGCCAGGGGTGTCGCTCTTCTCGACCACGGGCACCTGGTGACCGCAGTTGCCGCAGAACTTGGTGGCGACCAGGTTCTCACAGCTGGGGCACGCGACGCCCTTGTCGGCCTTCATGCCCATGCACTTGCCGCAGTCGCAGTCACTGCCACACGAGCCGCAGCCGGTGCAGTTGCCGCCCTCGCAGCCGCAGCCTGGGCAGCAGCTGGCGCCCTTCTCGAGGTCTTCCTTGTCCTGACCACCGGACTTCGGAAGCGCCTTGCCGCAGCCGGAGCAGTTGCGCAGCTTGGAGTCGGAGTCGAAGCCCTTGCCACAGCCGCTGCAGGTCTTCCCGCCCTTGGCGCCCTTGGTCTCATCGGGCTCTGCCACGGTTTCCTCGCCGTCCTTGCCGGTCTCCGCGGCCTTGACCTCGCCGCCCTCGTCGTCGGCGTTGTCGTCCTCGACGTCGGGGTTGTCGCCCTTGGCCACGATGGCCTCCATCTCACTCTTCCAGGACTCTGGGAGCTGCGCCTCGAACTCCGGGCCCTTGCGGTGAGCGATGCTCGTGATCCGGCGGCGCAGCTCGTCGCTGGAGTAGTTGTCCGCCCCGGCGCGACCGATGGAACTGGCCGCGTCGCTGACGTCACCGGGAGTGACGATGGGGAAGGAACGGTCGCGGCCGGCGAAGTCGGACGCGGGGATCTTGTCGCGGTCCACGCCGCCACCCACGTTGGGGTCCATCTGCCGCTTCTCCGCGGTCGCGCGGTGCTGCAGCAGCTTCGCCAGGTCGGCGGGGCTGAAGGTGGCGTTGGCGGGGAGGACGACGTCCTCGTCCTTGGCAGCCTTGGTCAGCACGTCCGAGTCACCGAAGACCTTGCCGCTGAACTCGACGTTGCCGTCCTTGTCAGCCTTCACCAGCTGGATGCCGCAGTTCTTGTTGGCCGGGCGGTCGACCAGGCTGATCTCCACGATCTCCCCATCGACGATGCGGCCGTTGCGAGCCACACTGTCGCGGACGATCTTGGGGCGCGCGATGCCCACGGAGTAGGCGCGGAGCGCCTTGTGCCGCACGAGGTTCTTGGCCTCGGTCTCCACCACCAGGCTCTTCACCCAGGTGGAGCCGTCCGCCTCGGTGTTGACCTCCACGCCAACGCCGGCGGGGTCGCGCTGCGAGTTGTGCTGGACGCGTACGTTCGCGCCGGTGGCCAGCCAATCGGCGATGGCCTTGCCGGAAAAGTCCGTGTCGACGATCTGCTCGTCGCTGTCGACGCTGCCGTCCGTGGCCTTGCCATAGACGTACAGGTTGCCGTCGCCAGTCTCTTCGAACTTGGTGATCGGGAACGAGATGAAGGTCAGCTCACCGGCTGACGTCAGCGTGGCTGCCATTCACAGCTCCTCAAGTGCGGCAGTAGGGATCTTACCACATCGTGGTCACTCGTCGTCATTGAACTCAGTGGCAGGGGTCCACTCCGTGTAGAGGAGCGTACGAGTCACCCACTTGCCGTCATCGAGTGGCAAGACATAACCACCTCGCGTGTACACCGTGTTGTGCCTGAGCCGAGGCCGGAGGCCAGCCTCGGCGCAAGCGTTGAGCGCGGCGGTGAGACCGTTGAGAAGCCTGAGCGTCTCGTCAGCCTCACTCGCCACGAGCTTCCCTCACCAGGCGCTGGACCTCCACGATATCACGCAGAAGCTCAGGCCTCACGGCGAGGTTGTTCGTGAGCTGGTCGGGTTCCCACCACGCCAGCGCCTCGAAGTAGTCGCCATCGGGGTCGTCCGGGTTGATCACGTCGTCCCGGTCGCCGTTCCAATCGACCTCGTCCTCGCTGGCGATGACGTAGATGAAGCCCTGGTAGACCCCGTCAGAGGTGACCCAGGAGCCTGCGAGACGGCCTGACGGGAGGAGGCAGCCTGTCTCCTCCTGCCACTCGCGAACGGCACCCATGAGACCCGTCTCGCCGTTCTCGAGGCAGCCACCGGGGAACTCCCAGTGACCAGCCGCGGGGTCGTCATCCACGAGGGCTCGCTGGAGCATCAGGATGCGACCGGTGTCTGCCGCCAGCACGGTGAGGCCGGCGGCGACGGGTGGCTCGTGACTCTTCGTGGCTGAGCCAGTTCCGTACCAGCGATCACACGTGTCACCGGGTTCGATGGTCCCGGTGACCAGGGTGCAGCCGTGTGGTGAGCGGAACATGGTGCAGGTGTCGCAGCGCTTCTTGGGGTCGGTGGCTTCGCGGTAGTTCACCGACGCCTTGGAGACCTTCTCGTTCTTGTTGAGCGAGTCGGCACCCTGGTGAAGCTGCGACGAGTGCGTGGCGATCCAGCGGTCATCGCCGTCGGGAACGGCACCCACGAAGGCGTCGATCGGCTTGCCGAGCTGGCGGTAGGCCAGGGCACGGTGATGGCCGTCCACGATCCGCAGGCGATGCTTCCCGGGAACGCGTACCAGGATGGCTGGCTTGAGCCGCTTGCCGCGGTTCAGCTTGTCGACGAACTCCTGCACACGCTCAGTGTCATGGTGAGCCGCCCAGCTGGCTTCCCCGTCGAAGTCGACGTCGTGGAGTGGAACGATCTCCACTGTCCACTTCGCGTCCTTGACCCACTTGATCGCCTTGCCCGGGAAGTTCTTGGACATGACGGCGATCACCTCAGCGGCGGGAGCGCCACCCACGACGCCCTTCACCGTTCCTGGTGGGCTGCTGACTCCAGCCTGGTCTCGACCACCGCCGGGACCGCCCTGAGCGCGAGGCCAGACGTCCTGCTCGGCCATCCGAGGACCGCCGCCCTGAGCAGGCTGCTGGCCTCGACGGTCGGGCATGGCGGCGTCGTTCCCGCCCTGAGGGTGATGAGCGTGGGTGCCCTCGCTGAACGTGGAGCCGCTGCTGGTTCCCTCAGCGGGCGCCCAGCGTGGTGGCTCACCGCCAGCGCTGCTCCCAGGCGTGCCGCCTGGAACCTCGGTGTCGTCGACGTCGTGAGCGGGGAAGACCCGCCCGCCACTGCCCGACGCGTTCTCGTTGTGGTTGAGGTCCTGGTCGAGCCAGACCGTCTGCCCGTCGAGGTCGACTCGACGAGTCGCCTTGACGACGCTGATCGCGATGCCGATGTCGCCACCCTCGATGTTCGCTTCCGCGATGCGGGCGAGCAAGCTGTGGCTAACGTGACGAGGCGTCCAGCTGGAGATGAGACGGCCCTTGCGGACGTGACGAGCCAGGGCGTCGAGCTCAGACTCGAGCGCCTTGGTCTTGCCAGCGTCTGCCGGCTTCTTGCCACCACCGCGACTGCCGGCGGCGGAGCTGTGCCCTGGCGTGGCAGCTGCGGTGCCGCGACCGCTGGCCATGGCGCCTGGCCGGCCCGACATGATCGGGTTGACGCGAGGCTTCATGCCGGAGCCACTGGCAGACGGAGCGTTGCCCGCCGCCGGTGGCGTCTTGCCAGCGGCGCCAGGGGCAGGCTCCTTGCCGGGTGGCACGTAGCCGATCGCTTGGCTGCTCGGTGGCATGCCCTGCGGGGCGGCACCGGTGAGCATCTGCGTGGCGTGAGGCGAGCCCTCGGGCAGCTCCATGATGGGGCCACCCATCGCCGAGTCCAGAAGGCGAGCCTCCGTGGCCTCCACGAGTGGTACCCAGCCGTTCGGGGTGGACCAGCCTGGGTCGGAGGTCTCGGGGAGACCCCACGGCTGCAGGTTGAGCTCCTCGCGTGCCTCGTCGATGGAGCGAAGACCAGCGCCGATCTGCTTGACCAGGAGCTCAGTCTTCAGCGACTCGTCGTCCTCGGCCTCCAGGCCCTCGAAGACGAAGCGCATGTCCTCCTGACCAGCGATGTTGTGGAGCACGCTGGTCATGATGTCGGCGAGGAAGGTCAGGATCGGCTTGGTGGCCTTGCGCTCCTGGATGTCCTGCGTGGCCTTGGACATCTGGTTGGCCGCGCCGGGCGAGACCGTGGCAGAGACCTTCGGCATGATGCCGAGTTCCATCGGCTGGATGTCGAAGGCCATGCAGACCTGGTTCATGACGATCTCGTCGAACTGGTCGGCGATCTGCACGTTCTTCTGCGGGTGGACCTGCGAGTCGGCGGGCAGCACGATGATCTTGTGCTTCCACGCTGGGTCGCCGGCGATCGCGTTGAGCGCGTCCTGGAGCTCACGGATCTGGTTCGGCGTCAGGTTCTGGTTGCTGCCACCAGGCGAGACGAAGACCGCGGGGACGGTGCCCTCACGGAAGTAGTCCAGCTGATAGGCCTGCTTCTGAAGGCCTGACATGACCGGGATGAGCGCGCGCTCGATGGGCGGGAAGCCGTACGGCGTCCAGCGTCGCGGTGACATCGGCAGGTAGAGTAGCTGATCGCCACGGAACTGCTTCAGCTCCGCGCCGCTGAGGCCAGCCTGCTCGATGTCTCGCTGCGTGATCATCGTCATCAGGTCGGAGCGAGGCACGCCGTAGAGGTACTGCTGATAGGCCGGTGCCGGTGGCCGTGGGTACGCACCGTTGATGTCGTAGAGAGGTCGAATGGTCGGGCCGCTGATCAGGTTCAGGCTGTCCAGGTCCGAGCCGAGGAGACCCTTGCCACGGCCCTTGAGCCACTTCGGACGGATCAGGATCGACAGCGCGTCGTAGACGAAGACCTCTTCGAGAACGGCGTCGATCCAGGAGTTCCACGAGAAGTAGTCGGGGTCGGGCCGGCGGAAGAACTTGATCGCCTTGGCGCGTCGCTCACCGAAGTCTCGCATGGCGTCGTGGTCGTTGCGCATCGTCTTCGCGGCCTCGTGGGTGGGCATGATGTCCCACTCAAGGCCACGGATCTCCGACTTGCGGAGCTGGATGCACGCACGTGCCACGGAGTAGAGGTCGGCGAGGGTGCGCAGCGTCGAGAAGTCGGCGAGCTTGATGCCCTCTGTGCCCGGCTGACCGACCGGGAGGTTCCAGCCAACCCGGTACTCCTCACGCCTCGGCTCGGCCCGCTCAGCGCCCGGAGGAGGGGCGTCAACGGGTACCGGGAGGATCGGGCTGAACGGGCCGAACGCGCCCTCAGTGAAGTCCTCAGTCGGACGGGGCAGGAAGCCACCGTAGGGCTGAGTCCAGCTGCCACCACCAGAGGAGCCGGTGTCAAGCTGTTGTGCCAGTGGCGAGACCGCGCCGAAGTTGGGGCTGCTTCCCTGAGGAGCTGCGGTCGGCCGTGCCCCGCCAGGGATGTGCTTGGCACTGCTGATGATGGATCCGCGCTTGGCCACGGTCACCCCCTTCTTCGCCGATTATAACGCCTAATGCTATGGCAGCCCACGCAAACTCCACCGTTAGGCGGTTGTGTTGTCCGTGATGAGACCGAGGGTGGCCAGGGCGGTGATCAGCGAGGCCAGGGCGGCGTTGCCACCCTTCGCTCCCGTCACCGTCTGCCGGCCCACGTTGATGTCACCGAAGAAGCCCACGGTGCCGAAGAACCTGAAGCCTTGGTTGACCTGACCACCCTGGATGGTGGTGTAGCCGCTGAGCGTTTTGTTGCCACCCGCCGTCTGGTCGGTGGTCAGGTCGACGAAGTTCTGCGTCGCCGAGCCGGTGCCACCCTGAGCGACGGGGAGTGCCGCGGTCAGATGCGTGGACTTGACCGTCGGGTTGGGCAGCGTCCCGTTGAGGTCGCCACCCACGGCGAGGCCGGTGCCGTTGGCCAGCGTGACGCCGGTGCCAGGCCAGGCGCCGGCCGCTTTGGGACCGTACAGCACGACGCTGGCGGGATAGCCCGTGGTGTCGAAGTAGTAGTCCCCGTCGAAGCCGGTGCCCGCTGCGGGCACGCCGACGCCGTTGAGGATCGCGTTGCCGCGTGGCCCACTGGTGCCCGCGGTGGTGACGGTGACGTTGACCACGAGGGCTCCCTACGGGTTCGCGACGGGGTTGGTGAAGAAGGTGCCGGTGACCAGGGCGGTGGCGTCGCTCAGTCCCTGGTCCATCCACAGGCTGTACGGGCCGCCACCCTCAACCACGAGGCTCGTCGCCGCGGGAGTGATGATGACCTGTACCGTGGAGTTGACCAGGTTGGGGATGATCGTGCCATACGCGGTGGACGCGGTGCTGTTCACGGAGAAGGTGACCCGGCCGGAGACGCCGAGACGGTCCCTTACCACGAACTCGAAGACCTTGTTGGTGAGATCGGCGAGGGTGCCATCGTCGTTGTAGATGGTGAAGATGGATGACCACTGAGAGCCAGACGCGGTGACGATAGTGTAGTTGTTCGGCAGCAACACGTCGACTCTCCTTTCAAACGGGCGGGCGTGGCTGGCGAGATGGAGACGATCTCGCCGGCCACGCCACGTGTGCTACGGCAGAACCAGGTCGGGACCGAGGTCCACGACGCTGAACCCGCGCGGGCCAGCCTGCTCCTGCTCTTCGTCCTCAGTCACGCGGGCCTGGTAGTCCACGGTGTGAGGGCCGATGGTGAGGAGCTGCATGTACGTCAGCGGGAACTCCGGTGGCGCCTTGACCACCTCGGTGCCGTCGATGACGAACCGGACGGAGGAGTCCTCGCTGAGTCCCAGGACGTAGCCCTGGAGCTGCACGACGAACCCCAGGCCGACGACGGGGAGTGGGCCACCCACCAGGGAGACCCACGCGTCGTCGGTGACCAGCGTGCTGTTGGTGGACGCGTATGCGACGTCAGTCACGAGAGGCATGTTGATGTCTCCCGATCAGACGGTCATGCCGCGGTCACCGTCGCGGAAGGGGCGACGGTCGTCATCGTCGTCGAACCGCTGACGCTGACGCTGACGCTGACTCTGACCCTGCAGGTCCGCGATGTTGATGCTGATGTCCCCACCACGACGGTCGTGGTGCGGACGACGCCGCCACTCGCGGTCCTCGGCCTCGAGGATGTCGAGCTTGGTGCGCAGGCGGTTGCGGTCGGCCAGGGCCACCGCGAAGTCCTGCTCCCGACGCTCTTCGTCCACGTGACGGATGAGGTCACGAGTCTTGACCTCGTTCTCGTAGGTGCGACGCTCGAAGCCCCGCATCTCGTCGAGGTTGCGGTCGGCCAGGGTGCGGACCAGGTCGTGCGTGCGGTCCTCGCGGTCGCGGAGGTAGAGACGGGTCTCCAGCTCCAGCTTCTCCGCGCGCTCCCGGGTCTTCTCGCCCTGGTGCTGAACGTTGTCAGCGATGTGGATGAGACGCTCCGACGCGCGGCGGTCGTGGTCGCCGAGCTGCTCGGAGAGCTCCTCCAGGTTGTGACGGACGACACCCTCCACGCGACGCTCGGAGGCGTCGACGCGGTTGTCGATGCGACGCTCGAAGTCGCCCACCTGCTTGGTGGAGCGACGCTCGAAGTCGCCGACGGCCTCCGAGATCTCCTCGAGGTCGTGGGTGACGTGCTGCTGGATCTGACGCTCGATGCGACGCTCCGCGTCGTCGAGGTTCTTCGTCTGACGCAGCTCCGCCATGTCGCCGGCGCGCTCGATGCGACGCTCGGTGTCAGCCACGCGCAGCTGGGTCTCCCGCGCGTTCTCACGCGCGTTGTTGCCCAGACGACGCTCGGTGTCGCTGACCTGGCCGCCCAGGTCGCCGAAGGCCTCGGCGTTCTCCTCGGCGTTGTGCGCGAGGCGGTTCTCGATGCGGCGCTCGGAGTCGAGGCCCTGGCGACCGAGGTCACCAACGCTCTCAGCGAGCTCCTCACCGACGTGACCGACCTTGTCACCGAGACGGTTCTCGATGCGACGCTCGGCGTCCGAGAGGTGCTGGTTCGTGTGACCGAACCCGCGCTCCGTCTCGCGCCGACCGCCGTCGATGTTCTGGTCCAGGTAGCGCGTGTCGGCACCAGCCTGAGCCGCGAGGCGGTCCTGGCCCTCGCGGAGGAAGCGGGTGTCGTTGCCAGCCTGCTGAGCCAGGCGCCAGGCGTTCGCGTCCTGACCCGAGTGGAGCCAGCGAGCGTTCGAGTCCTGGCCGTTGTGCAGCCAGCGCCCGTTGTCGTTGACGGCCTCGCCGACCTCACCGACGTCGTGACGGATCTCGCGACCCTCACCACGGACGGCCTCGCGGGTCTCGTGGCCCTCCTCGCGGATGTGACGGTGCAGGCCACGCTGACCGTCGTTCAGCCAGCGACCATTGGCGTCGACGCGGTCGTCGGTGAGACGCTGACCACGCTCGTTCTCGCGGCCGGTGCGCAGCACGTCGCGGTCGACGTCGTCGATGTTGCGGTCGAGGTGACGGAAGCCGCTGTTCAGGTTGCCGTCGGTGTGACGCTGACCCTCGTTGAGCCAACGAGCGTTGGAGTTGACGCTGTGGCCGACCCCATCGATGTCGTTGTCGAGGTGACGTCCCTCTTCGCGCACCTCGTGTCCGAGGTGACGGAAGCCGTTGTTGACGTCGCTGTCGACCCACCAGGCGTTCTGGTTGACGCCAGCGTCCGTGGCGCGCTGGCCGTTGGCCAGATACATGGCGTCCTGGTTGACCTGACGGCCGAGGCCCTCCACGCCGTCCGCAACGCGGGCGTCGGTGAAGCGCTGGCCGGTGAGGCCGGCCAGGGTGCCGTCCTGAACCGCGCGGTCGGTGAACCGCTGGCCGTTGGCCAGGTTCAGGTGCTCTTCGCTCACACCGCGGAAGCCGTCGTTCAGCTCAGCGTCGGTGATGCGCTGGCCAGCGATGATGCGCTGACCCGTGTCGCCGACGTTGCGGTTGATGCCGTCCTGGCCGATGAGAAGGCGCTGGTTGCCAGCACCCACGTTGGCGTTGATGCCTGCCTGGCCGGCGAGGACGTCGCGGAAGCCGTCCTCATAGTCGTTGCCGCCGTTGTAACGGCCCATGCCGTTGGCGGAGATGACCACCGGGAGAACCGGTGCACTGGGCTCAAGGTCTGCCACAAACCTCTTTCAAGGCGATTCAGTCGGTGCCTCGTCGCGAGCGACACGGTCCGACGGTGGTGATGGTGATGAGACCTCGTTGGCGAGAAGGGCGTCCATGACGGACTTCTTCGGCCAGGATGAGGCGTTGATTTTGCTCGGATCCAGACGGCCGAACTGCCAGGAGACCTGGCAGTACAGCTCGAAGTTCCGCGCAAAGATCTCCAGCTCTTCCATGGAGTCCCACTGGAAGGGTGGAGAGATCTTGACCTCGGTCTTGGTGACCGGGTTGAGAGCCAGGAGAACCACGGGAGGGTTCTCATAGCCGACGTCGCAGACGAACCTCACTCGAGCCTCACAGGGTGGGAGCGGGAGTGAGACCGTTTTGAACGGCGAGGACCAGGGCGCTGCGTGCGAGGTTGACACAGCGAGGCGGCAGCGCCGATGTGCCGATGCCGCGAATCAGGCTGTCGATCGCGGTGTGAGTGTTCATGTGACAGTTGGGGCACAGAACCTTCATCGGCGAGTTGACCGGCTTGCCGGCCGCCTCCCACCACGACTTCGGGACCACGTGGTGGTTCTCGATGATCGCGCAGTGATGATCGTACAGAGTGCACGCTTGAAGCTGCACCGAGCCACCGACGATGACCAGGGTGCTAAGCATCGGTGTCCTCCGCGTCGTAGACGTCGTGAGGAAAGATGGTGTTCTCATCCGCCCAGTCGCCGGGGTGGTGGTACTCGAGCACCAGGACGGTGCCGTCGGGGTGCCACTCAATCCGCTTGATCCGCGGACACGGCTGCCGGGACGGAGGCAGGTTGGCGACCGTGGCGTGGATGCCGGCGCAGAAGTGGCAGGCGGTCTTGCCCTCCGCCTTGCCCTCGAAGATGGCACGAGCGGCGGCCTGCTCCTCCGCGCTGAGGCGAGGCATCACCACGGGCTGCATCCAGCCGGGGAGAGACTGACTGGGGATCTCAGTCACGCCACACCCCGGGCTCCCGAGCAGAGCTGCTCGTGGGTGACGCGGGCCTTGATGGCCTCGTCGTACTGCTCAGGTGTGTTGGCCGACCAGTGACGGCCGCACCAGTGAGCGGGTACGTGACAGAAGAGGACGCGCGGGAGAGGCCGCGGGGTGCCGTGGAAGACCTGATCGTTCACTGGTTCGTCCCGGTGAACGTGATGATGGGGTTGCGCTCGGTCGGGACGGCGAAGACCGACTGGCCAGCGTCGTCGCTGAAGATCACGAAGCCGCCACTGAAGGCGAACTGCTTGGCGGTGATGGTGGTCATCGCCTGGTTGCCACTCACGGTGTTGTCCGTGTAGCTGACGGAGTAGATGTTCACTCCACGCTCTCCTCGTCGTCGTCGATCTCGTCGTCGAGGATGGGAGCGTTGCAGTGCGGGCACGAGGTCCGCTCTACACCGTCAGCCTTGGTCAGGTAAGCCTGCTTGCAGCTGTCGCAGCGCGCGGTGCCGTAGGCGTCGTGCCAGCTGCCGACCTCAGTCCAGAAGGCCTGAACGACGGCGTCAGCACGGTCCGTGGAGCGGCCGATGCGCTTCTTGATCTCGTCCTTCGACTCGATCTTCAGCTTACCACCTGACTGGGGCTCTGCGGCCTTTGGGGCGGTAAGATCTCCGAGAAGGTCGTCATCGGGTGGCAGTGCCACGATCGAGCCGGCCGACGGGTCGAGCATCTCACGCAGGTTCCACCAGGCGGCAGCCCTGGTGTTGAGGAAGCCGAGCTCCCCGGTCTTGTCGCGGTTGCGGCTGCGAGCCGACGCGGTGAAGGGCTGCACCTTCATGCCCATCTCGCGCAGACGGTCCACGACGCCGCCACCGACGCCCACGACGTCGACGATCGCGGTCATGTTCGGGTCGTTCTCCAGGATGCCCTGGACGCGACCCGTGGTGACCATCGTGTCGTTGTGAGTGTAGGCGCGGATCTCGGTGATGACGTGACCCTGGCGGATCGCGAAGCAGGTCTTGTCGCTGCCGCTGCGGGCAACGTCCACGCCCACCGTGTGCGGGGTACCGGGGTCGACCTTGCCGCCGAGCTGCCACTCGTGCCAGCGCTCGTTGGCCGCCTCCACCCAGCTGAGTGGAACGACGCTGTCTTCCTCGCCGGCGTAGAACTGGCCGAGGACGCGGTTCTGGTAGAGCGCGCTGTTCTCGCCCCACTGGAGCTTGCGCTGCTCGGCCCACTCTGGCGAGATGCGGCCGGCCCGCATGGACTCTTCCAGGGTGACGTGCTTGACCGCCCAGTCCTCGTAGCCAGGCTTCTTCGACTGGATGTCGTAGAAGCGGCCCTGCGGCGGACCAGGCGTGGAGAGCGCCATGACGTACGATTCACCGGTGCCGGAGAAGGCACCCTCACAGGCGTCGAACGTGCCAGCGAAGATGGCCTTCGACTCGTCGTAGACGAAGAGCAGGGAGTCGGCGTGGGCACCCTCGATGAGCTGTGGGTTCGAGGCGGCGGCCGCGAAGGCGTTGCCGTGCTTGAGACGGAGCGCCAGGTTCAGCAGCTCGCTGCCGTTGAACGGGTGATTGCGGATCTTCTCCCAGCGGAGCTTCATCGACCACTTGCGGATCTCTGGCCACAGGTAGTTGATGAGCTGGCGCCAGGCGCCCGCGGTGGTGACGATCTTCCAGTCGACGCCGGCCGCGTCGCGAGTGACCGCGAACCACAGTACCGTCAGGGCGGAGACCGCCGACTTGCCCAGGCCGTGAGGACCACGAACGGAGATGCGACGCTTCTCCTCCAGGAGGGCCATGATGTCCTCCTGGTAGAAGGTCAGGCCGCCCTCGTCTCCCCAGTCAACGCAGTCGTGCATGAACCCAACGGGGTCGTGGAGGTACTGCTCCACGCCCTTCTTGAGGCCAGCAGCTCGCGACTGCAGATCCTGAAGATACTGCAGTCGCTGAAGCTTGATCTCGTCCAGGGTTGGCATGGAGCCATCCTAGCCCAGCATGTCGGTGAGACCCTGGCTGCCGTTGGTGCTCGCCAGCTCTCCCTCGAGCTTCTTGATCTCGTTCTCGATGGAGTCCATCGTGATGACCTCGCGACGGATCGGCGCGTCCAGGCCGATGAGCTTGGCGCGACGCTCCTTGATCTTGAGGATGCGGTCGATGGTCTCCAGGAGGAAGCGGTCGTCGGTGACCGGGACGCCGGTGTCCTCGTTGAAGACGATGTGCCCCTGGCTGACCAGGAGCGGGTTCTTCCGGATGGCCTGCCAGGCCAGCCACTCCAGCTCGTCGAGGCTGCGGAGTTCCATCATCCGCATCTCGTCGTTGGCGAAGCGGGCCATCTCGCCCATCGCTCGCTTGATCGCGGCGGCGGCGCGCTGGGGGCCGTTGTCCGGGTTGGGCTTGTCCAGACCAAGCTCGGCGGCCACCTGCTCCAGGGTCATGCCCTGAGCCTTGAGGCGCGCGGCCTCGGCGTCACGCCAGCGGCCACGGGACTTGAAGCCCTTGCTGGGGTCGGGTACGGCGAGCAGGTACTCGTCGTTTCCCTGTGGCTGGTTGAGCTGTCGGGCGGCTTCCGCCTCTTCACCCCAGGTTGCCATGTGGTCTCACCTCTCGAAGGGTCCGAAATTGCGGTGACACCTCACCCCTCGCCATGATTATATCCCAAAACTCCACAGCGGGAACACGGTGCAGGTAATCACTCGGTAAAACGATCTTTCTCACCCGGACGGCCTACGAGGTCGTTGTAGGCCCTGATCAGGGAGTCGGCTTTATAGACCCTAGCGTGCCGTCCCCCGCGCCCTCTCGCGGTCACTCGACGCTTGCCTACAGGCTGCAGCTCGTACTTCATCCCGAACAGTTTCACGAGCTCCCGCACCTGAGCGGCTGAGAGCTGAGGTGGCCCCAGGAGGTTGGCGGCGTCGCTGACCGTCCAGAGCTTGGGGTCGTCTCCCACCACGGGGAGACCGTCAGATGACCAGCCCCTCGTCACTGAGGTCCCTCCGCTTCTCTGGCAGCTCGTCGTCCCAGACGATGTCGGTGGTCCCCGTGTTGAAGTCCATCTCCATGTAGCCGGCCGGCCGGCGGTCGTGGTACTCGTCCACCGCGCACCCTGGGTTCACGCAATGGATGCGGGCGGTCTGGAGCTGCCACCGCAGCGTGAGGTAGCCGCACCAGGGACAGCGTGGCTCACTGTCGCCCGGCAGCGTGGGGAGGTGGCGGAGAGGCTCGATGAGGCCGAGGATCTCCTCCGCCTTGTGGACCCACTGCTCCAGCCTGAAGACGGAGCGCCACACCTCTGAGTCAGGGAGTGCCTCCGCCAGGCGTGGAAGCGCCTCCAGGGAGAGCTCCGTGTTGCGGTCGCTGCCCCCTCTGACCTTCTCGCGCCCAGTCACCGCGGCGACAAAGACTCGCTCGTGGTCTCGGGTCAGCGCGTGGAGGTCCATAACAAGCAGCGCCGCCCTGGCGTGCCAGGGCGGCGCTGGGGTGACGCGAGTCCGAGAGGCGACGTCGTCCGGGTTGACGGCTCGGTGAGGCACGAGGGCCTCCAGCGCCTGGCTGAGCCTCCAGGCGCGCTGGCAGGCGGTCTGAAGGCGGCCGCGGGCGATACCGAGGGTCTCTGACGTCACGTTCGGATTATACGCCATATCACTCCTGGGGGACAGGCTCCAGGTAGCCGTCTTCGTCCTCGTCGTCGAGGTAGATGGGGTAGCGTCGACGCAGCCAGGCGCGGAAGGCGACGATCGCGCCCACGCTCAGGATGACGACGTACCAGTACTCGATGAGGTACTTGAGGACGAGGCCGACGACGTAGAGGACGGCCAGGAGCCCGAAGAGGCACAGAATGCCGAGCTCCTCACGGTCAGGCACGGTGGGGTTCCTATCTGATGCTGTAGGTGGTCAGGTACGGGTGGAGCAGAAGCAGGGTCAGCCAGAAGCTGAGCCCCATGCAGATGTATCGCATTGCTGTCACTTCCTCTGGAGGTGCTCTTGGCACGTATCGTTCCTTGTCTCTTCCTGAACTGCGTTGCTGCGACGAACTGACTATATCACACGACCGGCGAGGAGTACACTCCTCGCCGGTCGTGAAGGCTCAACCGCCCGCGGCCGTCAGACGTCGGTGCGGAGGTGGATGGAGAGAACCTCCGCGTCGCCGGCCGCCTTGGGCGCCTCGACCGCGTGAAGACGGGCGCCGCCGACCCGAGCGTAGGTGACGAGATCGTGGATGATCCCCTCGGCGTCGTCGTTGAAGACCGACTCCGGGTCCACCGCGTTCTTGTCGTTCGCGAAGCGGAAGAGCACCTTGCTCGACGGGCCAGCGACCCGCTCCAGGGTGTAGGTGTCGCCGTCCTTGAGCAGACGCACGGTCCGAGCGTCGTCCAGGTGCGTACGGATCGTGTGGCTGACCCGCTTCAGCACCAGCCGGCCGAGGGTCTCCCCTCGGGCCGTGATCTTCTCGTTCAGCTCAGCGAGCTCGGTTGCGTCCATGCGTCGTCTCCTTTGGACGTCAGTCGCGGTCCTTGGGACAGTCGAGGCGACTCACGTACTCGTCCCCGTTCTCCTTCCAGCCGGTCCAGACCCGCCAGCCGCGCATGTTGGCGCGGGTGGCTGCCTGCTGGGGAGTACGGAAGACCGTGGCCTCAACGATGTCCTGGGTGACGGTCTCATCACCCGTGGTATCGACCAGCATACCACGACATGTGTCACACTGGGCCACGTGAACCGCAAGAAGGGCCATTAGGAGCGGCGCTCCAGCTCGAAGGTGACGACGATGTCGCCCGTCTCGGGGTCGGTGACCAGGCGGATCGCGTCGTCGGGCAGCGGCCCGCCCTGAGCGGTGCCGGTGGCCTGCCAGTACTCGTTGGCGGCCACCTGGATCGCCTTGGTGACGTCGACGTGAGTGAGGCCGAACCCCTCGGTGGGCGTGAGGGTGTACTCCACGCGCTTGATGTTGGTCTCACGACGGTTCATCGTCGCTTCCTCCACTTTCTCTTCAGGCAGAACGGGCACCCCCGGTTCGGGGGTATGTAGATGGTCTTGCGGCACTTGCCACAGACCCAGCTCATCGCAGGCCGGCCTTTATCTGCCGCTCCGCGATGAGGTTGCGCCAGGTGTCGGTGAGCCTGGCGTACGACTCACCGCCGTCCTCGTCGAGGGTGACGTCGAACCCGTACCAGACGGTCGTACCCTCGATGTCGTTGAGGTCTTCCTCGACCTCAAGCTCGTTCCTTACCCCGGCGTAGCCAACCTCCGGGTTGAGCGAGCCCAGGACGCACTGGTCGTAGTACCGCGTGTCGATGCTCTCAGGCACCAGGGTGCGGAACCATCCTGGGCTTCGCTCGTCGAGGAGAGCGGCCCCACGGGCCACTCTCTCCCGCACGACGTCGTAGGTGACGACGGTCATGTCTTTCCTGTCCACCCCGGAACCACGGTGACGGGGATGTTCTCGTTCTTCCACAGGTCGATGATCTGCGGGTTGTCGTCCCAGGCGTGAGTGACGCTGAACCCGCGCAGACGGGCCGCCTTGAGCATCTCCGCCTTGACGATGAAGTCCTTGCGGAAGTCGCGGTTGCCGCGCATCAGGAGAAGGCTGAAGGGAACGTTGTGACGGTTGAGCCACGTGACGACGGTGCCACGGAACTTCTCGTTCATGCCCGTCATCACGATGATGACCTTGCCGGCGACGTGCTGCCGGCGAGCCTCGTCCACCACGTCCTGGTGGGGCGGGCAGATCCCGGTCACGCTGTGGAAGCCGTCGAAGTCGGGCTTGTCACACTCGACCATGTGTCGGATCGATGAGACGTCGATCAGGGTGCCTTGCACGTCGAAGACAACGGCTTCCGTCATGCTGATGCCCTTCGGGCGGGGAGTTAAGCTCATGACTCGCTTCCTCTCTTCTCTTCCTGGCGGGGTGATATCAACCTATCAGCTGAGCCGACCGTCGTCCAGGGCCCTCGCCCACTCTCGCACCCTGTCCAGGTGACTCGGCGTGAGTCCCTGGAATGGCGCCACGAGGACGAGCAGGAAGTTCTCCACGCCGTTCTCGCTGAGCCACTTGCCGTCGTGCTCCACGCGCAGCTCATCGTCGAGCCACGCGAACGGCCGGCCAGCGGCGTAGTCGGCGAGGTCCCGCGTCTTCCAGTGCACGCCTGGCCCAGGCGTGCCGCTCTCGAACCTCACGAACGGCAACTGCGGCAGTCCCACGTGTGGAGCGACCCACTCGTTCGCCTCGTGCTCCCAGGCGGTCCCCCAGACGAGCTCAACTGGCAGGTCGAGAAGCTGCTCGCCGTGAGCCGGGTTGAGCCAGATCCTGAGGGGCTTGACCCTGGGGTTGGCCCAGCCTGAGGGGCGTGTGCGGTGCGTCGTGAACCCCGCAGGGCGCCGCCCGGAGGTGACGGGCGCGGGGTTGAGGACGCCATCGATGTCCAGGAACAGCAGCGGCTTGGTCATGCAGCCTCCATGGTGACTTCGGCACCACCTTGACGGGTGCCCCAACCGTTGTCTCGCAGGGTCAGCAACGCGTAGACACGGATCCACATCAGCAGACCCACGTGAAGCAGTCCGTAGAGTGGAGCCAAGAGGAACGTGGCGATCCGTTCACCCATGGGCATCCTCGTACGCTGCCCTGGCTCCAGGAACCGAACGGAGCGAGCGTAGCCCAGAAGCATGGCGTACATCAGGTAGAGCGACCACGTGTTCACGTCTGCCTTGAACGGCGCCATCACGAGAGCGATCAACAACATCGAGGTGAAGGTGAGCCAGCTGGTGAGCTCGATCAATGAGAGCCAGAAGGCTGGCCGCTGAGCGCGACCAGTCTGGATGACCCAAAGAGACTCACGGAAGAAGCTCTTGGACCACCGCGTCTGCTGCTTGAGATAGTGCTTCAGCCGCTCCGGCACGAGAGTCCACGCTACGGCTGACGACTGCATGACCACCTGACCGTTCTTCAGGCAGTAGTTCGTGAGTCGTCGATCGTCACCGTACGTCGCCTCTCGTCCGAGGAACGTCTGACTGAGGAAGTCGTCGAGATTCTCTCGCACCACGCTGCCGCGGTAGAACGCCAGACTGCCACAGCAACACAGCACAGACTTAAGAAGACCGTACGCCGCACGCTCGAACAGGAACGCGTTGGCGTAGCGGAGGTCGATGAGCCTGGTGAGCACGTTCTTGCGAGCGTTGAGCGCCAGCACGAGACCGGTGACAGCGTTGACTCGCCGCGAGGCGAACGGCAGCATGCCCTCGTAGACGGCTTCCACGTCGAGCTCCGTGTCAGAATCCACGCCCAGGTAGACGTCAGCCTTGAAGAACTGACGAATGCCGGCCGCCAACCCGTGGCGCTTGCCTCGATTGAGCTCGAAGGCAATGACGCGGTAGTCGACACCCATGGCGCGGAACACCGGCTCGTACTCAATCGCGAGGTTGAGAGCCGACTTGTCTGTGGAGCAATCGTCTACCACCGCGATCGCGTTCGGGAGTCGAGTCTGCCTTCGCAGTGACTCAAGACACTTGCGAAACGCGGTGACATCCTCGTTGTACACCGTCAGCAAGACCGCCACGGTGAGACGAGACACGCGAGCCGCGTCCTTCTCGTTCACCGTGATCGGCTTGTGAGTCAGCGACGCTGCGAGCTTGAGCAGCAGGAGCGTGAATACCGCGACACCGTACCAGGAGGCGATGTGACCGTGCTCAGCGTAGATGGCAAGAGCCACAATCACCATCATGGTGATGGCGGAGAAGACCCTGCTCATCGCTGGCGCCTGGCATAGAAGCGCGTCCCGACGAGACCGGCTCCCACGAGAACGAAGCAGCCGGCGACGACCCACCAGGGCATCACGAGGCTTCCCACGACGAGAGCACCGGTACCGGTGGCGGCCAGGGTGCCGTGTCCGTATGGCATTGAGAGTTCCCTTCACACAGGCCAGGCTTCCGTATCTCTTCCGGTTCCTGGCGCTTCCTTCATGATAGACCCACCGTATCAGACGAAGAGCCTGTTGTAAACAGGCTCCGCGTCCTCAATCCCACATGCTGCCGAGGTGCTCCGCGAACAGCGCCATGGCTGCCTGGGCCTCCTTGTACTTCTGCAGCTCACCCTTGGCGTCGAGCTCGTTGTCGAACTTCTGCTCCGCCCACCAGCGCAGTGGGTCCTCGATCTTGTGGAGCAAGTCGTGCCACTCCTGCTCCTCCATCCCCATCGGGTAGCCAGCGCCCTTGAGACGGAAGTCCGCCACCGCGTCAGCGATCACGAGGCAGATGTACGTGTCGAAGCTGATCCAGTCATACCACGAGAAGCCGTGGTTGACGCGCTCTCGCTCGTGACGACGGATCCGACGGGCTCGCTGCCACGGCCACTCCCAGCAGAGCCAGGATGGCAGGTTCAACCGGTGACGCAGACTGCCGCGTCGCCAGTAGCGCTCCCACTCATAGACGTGGCCGGGCTTGTTGAGCCCCCTCTTTTGCTTCACTGTCCTCCTCAGACTCGGATGACTGACGCGCGACGGGTCTCGACGGCGTTCGAGCGGCTGCCTCGGGCATCGCCGGCCGGCGACCCCTGGGTCTCCCCGATCTTACCGCCCGAGCCCCCGAGAGCAGCCGCGAGGGCCGCCTCGAGCCCACCCTCGAACTCGGTGTTCTCGACGTCGTCGACGAAGACGCGCGGCGCCTTCATGAACCACTGGGTGCGGCCTCGGCGGTACATCTCCACGACAACGCGGAAAGCCTTGCCCTCGCTGTTCGAGCCACGGAACACCATCTCCCAGGTGTTCGAGCGCTCGGTGGGCTCGATCGAGACGTCGACGGCACTCTTGGGGTCCACGAAGTGCTTGCTGGCCAGGCGGTGGAGAAGCGCTCGCTCCCGCACCAGGTGGCCACGCAGCGCGGCCGGCAGGCTCTTCTCGTCGATGATCTGCTCCATCAGCCTCTCCTGTCAGGTCGGCCCGGTGGTCGTGGGGGACCACCGGGCCGCTTGTCGTCTCGTGTCACTCGCTGACGCCGTCGGACGCGTCCAACGCCTTCTCGATCCGCTTCGCGAGCTCCTCCTTGATGCGGAGCTCCACGATCTCCTCGACCATTGTCATGGCCTTGTTCGCGTCGTACTTGCCCATCTCGCAGTTGAGGAAGCGAGTGAGCTTGCGGGTGGTGCTCTCCACCGGCGAGAAGTCGATGACACCCGCCTTCGCCGCCGCGTCGACGGCCTCGGCCCAGACGCCGCACCAGCCCTCATCGTCGGCAAGCTGATCGAGCTCCTTGAAGGACGCGGGCAGCTTCTCGAGGATGATGATCGCCTGCTGAGCGTACTCGCTGAGGTAGTTCTCGGCGACGAACTTGACGAGCTTGTCATCGGTCTCACCGGCGAGGGTCGCGGCGAGCGCGTCGAAGTGGTCGTCCTGCGCGTTGTCCGCGGTCCGGAACGCGGTGACCGCCGCCTGGTAGGCCTTCATGGCCTCGTCGCTGGTGTGACGCTCGTAGTAGAGGTCATTGGAGACGTCTCGCAGCTTCCGCAGCTTAGTCTGGTAAGCGGCGCGTGCCTCGATGTAGCGCTGAACCTCAGGGAGGACCTGCTTCTCCACGGTCTCGGGCATCTCTCGTTCCTTCCTCGTTCTCTTCCGATGGCGTAAGCGCCGGGCTCGCCTACTACGAGCGTGTCGGGATCTTGCATCGAGGCTCACCGCCACGCGGATCTCTCGAAGTTGGCCTCCCGACACCCAGGCGGAGTAAGGGTTTCCGCAGGTACCGGCCGTGGATGGGGACGGAGTTGAACCGCCAATGCCGAAGCGTCTCCTTTACAGGGAGGTGAGTTCACCAATGCTCAAGCCCATCCAGAGCGGAAGAGACAGGATTTGAACCTGCGAGGCTGTTACACCCAACGCCTTAGCAGAGCGCCACCATAGGCCACTCGGTCACTCTTCCAGCGGAGAGTAAAGGAATCGAACCCTCAGGCTTGCACCTGGCACGGCTTTCGAGACCGCTTGCCCACCATTGAGCGCTACCCTCCAAGACTATGAAGTTGTTGAGAGCCGGTGACAGGACTCGAACCTGCAACCACTCACTTACGAGGCGAGTGCTCTACCAGTTGAAGCTACACCGGCACGGTAAAGTAGGACCGGCGGGGATTGAACCCGCGACCTCCACGTTATCAGCGTGGCGCTCTAACCGACTGAGCTACGGTCCTGACGGAAGGGGTGGAGGGTGGTTGCGCACCCAGAGCCTCCACTGCACCTCCAGTGACTTTCTGCGAGAGCCGGCTGAGACCAATCCGGCACCTTCTGGCTCACCAGGGTGATCAGCTCCCCGGTGTCCCGCGTGGATCCAGCAGGGCTCGAACCTGCGACACGCCGGTTAAGAGCCGGCTGCTCTGCCAACTGAGCTATGAATCCCTACGTGGATCTGACAGGACTTGAACCTGCAACATCCTGTATGCAAAACAGGCGCTCTACCAGTTGGAGCTACAGACCCAGGATGGCAACCAGGCAGTCGCGCTTCCCCTCAGGGGCCGACTCCCCCTCCGCACGTACGACCCGCCACAGTCGCAAGAGGTTGTCGGCTGACTACCTGGCCATCAGTGTAACGTGGACCCAGCAGGATTTGAACCTGCGACCTCCGCATCCGTAGTACGGCGCTCTATCCGCTGAGCTATGAGTCCTGGCGGGTGACACCCTCCTCACCTTGAGGGCGCCACCCTTATGAGTGGTAATGCCGATCTTACCCGTACACAGTCGCTGCTGGTCTTAGTTTAACACCATGCGCCGTTGCCGTTACGACCACCGAGTCTCGAAGTGACCCGGAGGGGACTCGAACCCCTATCTCTCGGTGATGGATCCAGTGCAGTCGATTACGGGATCATCGGTGGTGCTTCAAGCTGGAGCGAGAACTTGAGCCTGACGCTCGCCGCTGCCTCTGCCAGTTGGGCTACCGGGGCTCGTGGTGCCCCGGGGAGGTCTCGAACCTCCACTGTCACGGTGAGAGCTGAGCTTAAGCCTGAGCTTCAGCTTTACCAGGAGGGCCTCCTGGCATCCGGTCGCTCAACCGGTAACCTACCCATACACACCGCCTTTGGGTGGCATGGGCAGGAGTCTAGGGGTGTTGCCGCCCGCGCGTCTCTGCCTTCTTGACTGGAAGGCGTACGCCAGCCGTCTTTCAGGCGGGGGCCGGCCGGCGGAGCCAGCGCGGGCGGCGGCTCATCAGGCCAGCAGCCGATCGAACACAAACTTGCCGGCGGTCTGCTGCGTGACCTCGTGGCGGTTTGCCTCCTCGACGGCATGCTTGACGGCGTCGATGAAGACGTTCACCCGCTCCAGGAGCTCGTCGCGGCGAGCGCGACTCATGGCTCCGGAGAGCTTGGTGGTGGTCCACTCGCCCACGATCTCGTCGGAGGTGAAGACCTCGGTCTGAGCGGGGTGCCGATCCGTGGCGGGGTACTTCACCAGGACCTGCGGGACCTTCTTGGTCTTGAAGGAGCCGACCGGCTGCGTACGGTACAGCGCGGTGTCGTAGTCGAGCTCCCACACCTCGGAGGGGTCCAGGGTCGGAACCTTCGAGATCATGGTGCGGAAGTCGACCAGCTGCTTCTCGAGGAAGAGCAGGAACGGCACCGGCGCGGTGAGAAACGGGGTGTCCTCGCCCGGGAGCCGGATGCTGCCTCGTGCCTGCGTGTTGGCGACGTCCTTCGTCAGCGTGACGTCGATCAGCTGCGAGAGCTTGGTCGCCACGAGGTTCAGGTCGTCGGCCACATGACGCTGGACGACCACGCCCTCGTCGGGGTACCGGTCACCCTCCTCGTCGCGCGGCTTGTAGGTCTTGGAGAAGCCACCGTAGAGGGCGGGCTTCTGGAGGTTGTGGTAGACCGCGGTGACGTCGTTGTTGATGCGGCTCTTCTGGCCCTTTTCAGCAGCGACGATCTGGTTCAGCTGGGTCAACTCACTTCCCTTCTCTTCGTTCCTGAGTGCTTGTTGTGCTTGCCTGACGTTAGAAACAGTACCAGTTGCTGACTCGTTCGTCCAACTGGGTTTCAGCCGAACTCGCGGCCATCCCGCGGGTTGCGAAGCTCTCGCACCTCAGCCTCGAGGTGGCGGACCTGCTCCTCCAGGGTCGCCACGCGCTCCTTGTCGGAGACGGCCGCGATCTGATCGTCGATCTCCTCGAGAGAGCGCTCCACGTTGGAGATCTGGAACTTCAAGCTCCGCACGCGGTCTTGGGCAGCCTGGAGCTCCCGCCGACGGGCGTCGAGGTTGCCCTCCTCCCGCTCCTTGGCGCGAAGCAGGTCAGCCAGGGTAGGCTTCGCTCGCTCCATCCGCATGACCACGCTGACGGTGGTTGGGATGTTCGGTGGCAGCTGTGCCATGCTCTTCTCCGTTCTCGCACCACCTAAGGCCGGCACCGCGTGGCGGTGCCGGCCAAAGATGATCTCGTGTCAGCCCTGTGGGCAGCCCTTGCGGCCGTTGCACTGGCCGGTGCCACGGATCTCGGACTCGAAGACGGTCTCACTGCCACCCTTGCGCCAGTTCACCTTGGGCATCGGGGTGCCCATGGAGTCGACGATCTCCGACACGTCACCGTGCTTGCCGCTCTTGTGGACGACGTGGTCACCCTCGCGGAACTTGCTTCGTACCATCGTTCCTGGTCCCTTCCTCGTGATCGGTCAGACGGGCGAGGCCCCCAGTCCTAGTGGTATTCCCCGCCCGTCTGGTACTACCGTATCAGGTCGAGCTCGGCTCGTCCAGCCACTGAAGCTCCGTGTCGTACTCAGGGTGACCGTGGACTCGAAAGAAGGTCTCGAAGTTCGGCCACATGACGACGGAGGTGAAGCCGGTCAGCCACAGCACCCAGGTGCCGCCGTTGCTGAACGTTACGCCGGTGAGCTGGGGCTGCCGTGGCTCCACGGCCAGCCCCTTCTCGAGGTACTCCGCCGGCGGGTTGAGCCGGTAGAGCGTGAAGGTCCTTACCGCTTCACCTGGCGGGGTCGCGTCTCCCACCGTACGCCACCAGTGGCGCAGATCACCTTCACGTGCTCGACGGGCGAGGGTCCCCCACCAACCTTCTTCCGCTTCCGCGCCGGCTTCCCGCCGGGTGAGGTGCCACCCTTGTACCGGCCCTTGTCCTTGTGGCAGCTGTACTTCAGCTTCAGCCAGGTGACCTGGCCGTCCTTCGTGGTGGTCTCCGCCGCCATCGCTCTTCTCCCTCTTCAACCGACCCAGCGACTCACTGAAGTCGGGCTCTACCAGGTTGCGAGCGTGCGCTCGCAGACTCGCCTGGAGGCGCGCCTTCGCCTCCGGCGAGGTGTCCCAGCCGGCCATCAGAACGGCCCGCGGTTGCTCATGCGCCAGCCGAACCAGGCCAGCACTCCGATGACAGCGCACGCGCCGGCCCCCACGACCGCGCCCACGCCGATCAAGATCTCTTCCCAGGTGCTCACGACTCACCGTTTCCGTTGTCGAGGTACTTGAGGAGCCAGTAGGCGATCCACACCACGACGCCGATCACGCCAGCGAGCTCAAGGCAGTAGACCGCTACCAGGAAGGTGTCCGTGACGCTCATCTCTTCCCTTCCTGTTCCTACGGGGAGCCGTCTCCCCGGTGAGACAACAGTATCACCGGGGAGACGGCTCGTCCAGGGTCCTCAGTCCTTGCCCCAGCGCCACAGGATCCAGAGACCCCACAGCATCGGGATCAGGTACCGCAGGACCATGACGCCGCCAAAGACGGCGAGAAGGTCCAGCCAGGTGACGTGGACGTCCAGGGTCACCCCTCGAACTCCTTCACCTTGTTGTACTTGGGCTCCCACGGCCAGCCGGTGCTGACACCCATCTCCAGCAGGGGAACCTGCTTGAAGGTGGCGTCGGTCAAGCCACCGAACTCGTGCTTGCCGTTCTCGCCGACCTTCATCATCGCCTGCTTGTAGCCGCCCAGGTTGAAGCCGTAGACGGGCACCGGCAGGTTCTGCGTGTAGTCGCCGTTGTAGCCACCGATCGTCTGCATGTCCGAGAAGATGAACACGCGGTCGTGCTTGCCCTTCTGGAACTGCCGACGAACGGCGCCGTGGATGTCAGTGCCGTGGCCCACGTCACCCACGCGCTGGACGAAGCGGTCGACCTCCTGGAGCGCCGAGGCGCCCAGGCGGATGTCGTGATGGAATTCGCCGCTGGCGAAGCCGTAGAGGTCCACCGATCCCGCGTTGGCAGTTGAGAGCGCCACGCCGAACACCGCCGCTGCCTGGACGGGCGTCATGCTCGACTCGCGAGCGAAGACACCGCCCTCCATCGACGCCGAGGTGTCGATGAGCACCAGGCTGCGGCCGGGCAGCTCCGGGATGTTGCTCATGGAGTGGGTGAAGGCCCGCTCCAGGGCACTCGTAAAGCTGTTGCCGGGCACCGCCTGGTAGGCCTGCCACCAGCGGAACGGAAGCATGCGGGACTTGGCGATCTCGTCCGCGTCCATGAGACGGGCGTTGATCGCATCGATCTCCGCGTGGCCCAGGCCAGCCGCCTCCAGGTTGCGGAGGTTGCGCGCCAGGGCGAAGATCCCGAGCTGTGGCAGCACGAGCCGCCACTGCTCCGCCTTGGTGAGCGGGTTCTTGACGCCCTGAGTGTCGCCCAGCGAGCTGTGCAGCCACTCCCACTGGCCGGCCATGGCACGGTGGTAGAGGTTGCCCTCCAGGCCGTGCCGCAGTGCCAGCCGCGCCAGCTTGTGACGGTCGTTCGCCGACATGACGTTGACCATGCGACGCCCGCGGACGCCCTCGAGGAGCTCAGGAACGCCGTCGGCGTGACCGTGGCGGTCGTCGATGGCGAACCGGTACAGCGCGTCCTGGATCGGTCCGTCGTGCTTGGGGTGCACGAGGTCGATGACGTCCGCGAAGCGGAAGCCCTTCGACGCCGAGTCGTAGCGCAGGAAGCCACGCTGGGTGTACAGTCGCTGAACGGCGTCGGCGACGCCACGCTTGACGGGCTTCGGGATCTGCCGGCCATACTGAGAGATCCAGTAGCCGAGCATCTCACCGGGCTCGTCGGCGCGCTGCAGGACCGCGTCGATCACCATGCGGTTCCAGCCGCCGCCCACCTGGTTGGCGCGAGCGTTGTCGGGGGCGAGGTCACCCTTCCGAGTGGCCTTGAGACGGGCCGCCACGAACTCGGCCGCCCCCACCAGGCTCGCCGTGCGGAGGTTGCCCTCGGGACCACGCAGCCACTTGAGAAGGTTGTAGGTCCACTCCGGGTCGCTGACCGCGAGCTGGTGGATGAGCGTCTTGTAGCGGCTGTCACGACCGCCCGCGGACTCGTAGAACGTGTCCTGGCCCACCATGTTGACCACGGCGAGCCCGAAGAGCTCACTCTTCGCGTCACGCAGGTAGCCCTTGCCGCCCTCGAACGTCGTCGTGACCTGATCGGTCGTTCGTACCGGTGAGGTGGCCGTCAGCCGGCGGCCCACCGCCGTGACTGGCTTGTTGAAACGTGCCACTTCAGTCGTTCCTTCCTGTCGCACCAGGCTGACCCTGATGATGGGGTGACCGATGGGAGTTGAACCCACAACCACCGCGACCACAACGCGGCGCTCTACCTGGTTGAGCTACGGCCACACTTTGCGGTTCCCGAGACCGAGTTGCGGGACGGCATCTCTACGAGATTCCTTGAAAGGGAATTGAAGTAGCCGTGTCCACGTCACACCGGGAACCTGGCGCCGCTGAAGGGGATCGAACCCTCGGCCTTCGCGCTGACAACGCGACGCTCTCCCATTGAGCTACAGCGGCAATCTTCAGTTGTCAGGACTTCTGCTGGCAGCAGCTGCAACCGTTGCAGTGTGAGCCGAGCTTGCAGTACATGCACACCTCACCAAGGTGAGCCATGCGGTTGAGCCAGTTCTTGACACGAGCCTTCATGCCGTTCCTTACGATCGAACTGTTCCCCGCTCGTACCGCCGGAGGGAGTTGAACCCCCAACATCTGGTTCCTGAAACCAGCGCCTCTGCCAGTTGGGCTACGACGGCAAGGTGTGTCTGAGACCAGGTGATCGACGGAGAGCGCACCAACCGCGCGACGGGCCAGCTCGAGAAGAGGAACCCGCATGGAGTTGAACCACGAAGTAACCGTGTGACCATCACACCAGACACGTATGAAGTTGTAAGACACCCGAGACCTAGGCGACCTCACGCACATAGCGCTCTAGCCAGACTGAGCTACGAGCCGACGAATCGACTCGGCCGGATTTGAACCGACGACCTCTCATTCCCAAAATGAAGTAAGTGAGACCTTCACACCGGGTGTCAAGCTTTAGTGGCGTCCGAGACCAAGGTTGGCGGTGGAGGAACGTAGGCGCTCTGCCAATTGAGCTACCGACCGACAGCCGGACGGGACTTGAACCCGCAACCACCCGCTTAAGAGGCGAAGTACCTCCGATGCCTTCACACCGGACACCATTGTTGAGTTGTGGGCCGGCCGACACAGTTGAGACCAAAGTCGACTGGTGCAACGAGCTAGATCCACATCCAGCCCCACGAGTGGAGCCGCCCGGGGTCGAACCGGAATTGCCACTTGTTCAGAGTGAAGTAGCACCGTGTCTTCGCACCAACTGCTTGGCCGGCTACGAGTCTGAGACCAAAAATGGCGTTTGCGGCGGACCTTTTTGCGAAGAAGTAGCCGCGGGTGCCTTCACACCAGACTCTAAGTCGGGCGGTCACCCCGTCTGGGGATAGCGGTCCGTCAGGGGGAGCCAACGAAAGGCCGTCAGACGGGGTGACCAGTGGCAAGGGCCGGGATCGAACCGGAGACCTCCCGTGTTTCAGACGGGCGCTCTACCAACTGAGCTACCGTGCCGTGTTGTCTGCATCCAGGGCGAGAACTAGGGCGGCGAGGGTGTTCGGACCGGTGTGCTAGGCCGCTGCACCACCAGACGTTGAAACGCCTGGGCAGGATTCGAACCTGCGTTGCCGGTTTGGAGTGAAGGAACCCTTACCTTCGCACCGCCCTGGTTGCTGACGAGGGAAACATTACCAGGGCCTACGAGAGCTGTCCAGTCCCTATCTCACCCGTCGCTCGCCTATATAGGGGCACAGGAGCCCTGTACTCCGCCGGCGGATGCTGGTATGATTGAGTCAGCGCCGGGAACACCAGCGTCAACCGGAACGGAGCGAGAGGAGGAGACTCGCATGGCCAAGTGGAAGCCGAGGCACCCCGCCAAGTGGATCAAGACCGCCACGACCTGTCAGCTCGGTCAGCGCTACCCCAGCGCGGACCGAGCACGAAGCACCATGACGGGCACCTGGGGCGTTCTCACCGCGAAGCTGAAGATCGCGATCTGCTCACAGTGTGACGATGGCTTTCACATCGTCACCAAGGACGAGCTCTTTCGGTACCGCAACGTGCTTACGGAGGTTCCACGTGGCTGAGACCAGGACTCCTCACGACGGCACTGGTGGTCCCTGCATGCAGGAGGCCCTCCAGGAGGCCGTGGCCAGTCGCATGGCGGCAGACGCCGCCGGCCCGGGTGCGACCACCTGGGCGCATCTCCTCGCGGAGGCGATGGCCTTCGTCCTGGTGGAGACCGACCCCGGTCGGCTCCTGGCTCGCCTTGAGGGTCTCGACCAGGTCAGTACCGACTGGCAGGCGGCGCTGGCTGGCCGACTCAGCGACACGATTCACAGTCCAGGGTGTCTCTGCGTCACGTGCAACCCCGACGCGCCGAACACCCACAACACCAAGCTCGCGCTCAACTAGGAACGGAGAAGCGTGACCAGCATCAGCACCACGAGTGACGTGACCGTCACTCTCGTGCATGAGGACGCCGCGGACCTTCACGTGGTTCACGCTGCCAGGGTCAGCACCCTGGGTGAACACGTCATGGGGAAGCTCGAGGACCTCGGTCTGATCACCTCAGAGCAGTGGCGCACGAGGGAGATGGCTGACCGAGACAAGGGTCTCATCGGCTTCCTGATGCGCGATCACCACGGCACCCCCTTCGAGCACAACTCCCTTACCTTCATGGTGAAGGCGCCGATCTTCATCGCCAGGGAGTTCATGCGGCACCGCGCGGGGTGGTCCTACAACGAGGAGAGCGGCCGCTACCGCGAGTTGCAGCCGAGCTTCTACGTTCCGGGACCCGAGCGAAAGCTCGTCCAGGTCGGCAAGCCGGGCGCGTATCAGTTCCTGGCTGGGACCGACGACCAGGCACGCATCGTGAACAACGCGGTGACGTACGCCTACGAGAAGGCGTGGAGCATGTACAAGCTGATGCTCAACGAGGGCGTGGCACGCGAGGTCGCTCGCGTGGTGCTTCCCGTGGGCCTCTTCACCACGTTCTACGCCACCTGCAACGCCCGCAGCCTGATGCACTTCCTCTCGCTGCGGACTCAGGACGAGCGCGCGAAGACGATCTCGTTCCCCCAGTGGGAGATCGAGCTCGTGGCGGGTCAGATGGAGAAGCTGTGGGCGGACGTCATGCCCGTCACGTACGCCGCGTTCAACGAGCACGGACGATGCGCGCCGTAAGGGCGGCTCTCCGCACCGCGTTGCGGTGGACGGGCTACGTAGTGTGCTGGCTGGGCGTGCTCATCGTGATCGCCTGGTTCGGCCTCGCCGTCTTCGGCTGGGGCACCGTCGCCAACTGGTGGTAGACGATGCCCTGCCCGAACTGCGGCAAGAGCATGGCCCTCTGGGTCAACGAGACGGGCACCCAGGTATGGGTGTGCCAAGGATGCAGCTACCAGCAGGTAGCTTGACGACGACAGGAAGAGACTGAAGTGGCTGGGACCAGCAACAAGATCAGCAACAAGATCAACCACGTGGCGATCCTCATGGACGCGTCCTCGTCCATGAGCAGCTACAGCCGCACCATCGTCCAGGTGGTGGACGGCCTGGTGAAGACGCTGGCCGAGGAGTCGGTCAAGTTCGACCAGGAGACCCGCGTCACCATCTACACCTACTCCAGCCCGAGCGGCTGGAGCACCCACGACGCGATCAAGAACGTCGTGTTCGACAAGGACGCCATGCGCCTGCCGTCCCTGGCTGGCCACTACTCGCCGGGCGGCATGACCGCTCTCATCGACGCCACCTGGCAGTCCATCGACGACCTGGAGAAGACCGCTCAGCTGTACGGCGAGCACTCCTTCGTCGTCTACAACGTCACCGACGGCGCGGAGAACGCCTCCCAGCACTCCAAGACCGAGCTCCGCAACCGCCTCACCCAGCTGCCGGACAACTGGACGATGGCCGCCCTGGTGCCGAACGAGCAGGGCGCCACGTACGCCCGCGACATGGGCTTCCCGGGCGGCAACATCGCGATCTGGGACGCCACCTCGACCGCCGGCGTGGAGAAGATGGGGCAGACGCTGCGCGCCTCCACCACCTCGTTCATGGACACCCGCGCCAAGACCGGCGCCCGCTCCACCACGTCGCTCTTCGCGCCGCAGATGGACAAGGTCGACGAGGCCGCGCTGAAGAAGGCGGGCCTCAAGCCGCTCGACCCGTCCAAGTACGTGCTGATCCCCGTCACCGGAGAGATCCGCATCGATGAGTTCGTCAAGCAGTGCACCACGAACTACGTCGTCGGCAAGGGCTATTACCAGCTCACCGGTGGCCGCAAGCCGAAGGGCAAGCGCGGCATCATCGTCCAGGGCAACAAGTCCATCGCGGTGCTGAACAAGAAGACGAACGAGGTCTTCGTCGGCGACGAGGCGCGCAAGCTCGTCGGCCTGCCGAAGGAGAACGTCACCGTGGACCCGACGGACACCAAGGGGGACTACATCCTCTACGTCCAGTCCACCTCGCTGAACCGGGTCCTCGGCCCGATCGGCACCAAGTTCCTGCTCATGCACTAGGAGGTCGGTTGCTCGACCCTCAGCCGTCTCACCCTGACCGACTTCAGCCCTGAGGAGGGGCTGGTCGGAAAGGGTCGAGATGACCAAGCACTCGCCGCACAAGCGGTGGAAGGGCTGCTGCATGATGTGCGCGGCGTACATCCGTGGTGATGGCACCGCGCGCCGGCTGCCGTTCCGTGACCTCAAGAAGATCGGCAAGGTTCGCCGCATCGACAAGCGGGTTCCGCGGGACGACAGCTGAGAAACCCCGTCGAGGCAGCTGTACATCAGCTGCCTCGACTGGTAAGGTAGTATCATCAGGAACGAGGGAAGGGAACGAAGAGATGTCGGACGAGACCTACAACCGAGTCCAGGCGGAGCGAGAGCTCCTCAGCCGCGTGGACGCCGACCCTCGCGTCATCGCCGCACTGGCGGCGAAGAACGCCTTCTACGACAGCGACGCCGGCCATCACCTCGACGAGGCCGTCCACGGTCGCACGTCCTGGTCCCTCCTGGACGAGGACATCAAGGACGCCGTGGAGGCGTTCACCTTCAACTACTACCGCACCCGCCGGCAGGTCAAGGCGGAGCTGAAGGCCGAGATGGAGGCCGCGGAGTGAAGAAGATCACCTTCCTCACCGGCGACGCCACGCTCCCCGCGCGTCACGCCGCCGAGAGGCTCCTGATCGCTCACGTCGTCAACGACGAGGGCAAGTGGGGCCGCGGGTTCGTCAAGGAGCTCTCCAAGCGTGACCCGCGTCCCGAGGCGGAGTACCGCGACTGGCACGCCAAGGCCAGCCTCGCGCGTCGGTCCATCCTGGGTCACGTCCAGGTTGTGCCGTACTCCCCGCTCGGGCCGCGGAGCAGCAGCTTCAACACCTGGGTGGCCAACATGTGCGCTCAGCGAGGCTGGCGACGCGGTGAGGGCGACCCGCAGGCGCTGGACGAGCACTCGCTCACCTGGTGCCTGCGAGACGTGGCTCGCTGGGTCAACCAGCACCAGTACGACCGCGTCGTGATGCCGCGCATCGGTGCCGGGCTCGGCGGCGCCGCGTGGGCGGACGTGCGGAAGATCATCGAAGCCGAGCTCTGCGAGCAAGACGTCCACGTGACGGTCTACTCGCTGCCGTGGGAAACCTGGGAGGACTGAGAGATGCCCATCGAGACGTACACCGCCACCTCGAAGCTGGAGGGCGCGACGTACACGGTCACGATCGACAAGGTGCGCGTGAACGGGAAGAACCTCGAGGGAACCGGCACCACTCGAGACGCCGCCGCGTTCCAGGCGAAGCGGGCGCTGGCCAACCACCTGCGCGTGTACATGCACGAGCTCGCCCTCATCGTGGACGGCGGTCACTGAGTGACGCTCGACCGCCCGTGGCCCTGGGCCCTGGACGCCGCTCGCCGGCGCTACCACGTCGGAGACGTGGTGGTGACCGGCAAGGCGTCCTGGTTCGGGCCAGGCATCCGCGGCGAGGTGACGGAGATCACCCTCGGCATGGTGACCCTGCGCACTGAGCTCCCGGCGGCACCTCAGCTGCGAGTCCGTCCCTACCACGTCCTCGTGGCGGAGCGCCGCACCGGCGTCCGCCACGAGGCCCGGAAGCTGTATCGGAAGGTCAAGGAGAGGAAGAAGCAGTGAAGCACCCCGTCGAACGCGCCGACGTCAAGAGTCGCCCCAAGCTGGACGAGCTGGACGTCAAGACGCTGAGGCTCATCGCCGGTGGCGCCACGAACCAGGCCATCGCGCAGGAGAACGGCGTCTCCACGGCCACGACCGGCCGGCGACTGACCGCTCTCTTCGAGAAGATGGGCGCGAAGGACCGTACCCATGCCACGATGATCGCCGTGGCAGCCAGGGTCATCCAGGTGAGCGACGTCGCCCTGCCCACCTGGGTCAAGGTGGAGATGAACGCCCTCGTGGAGCCCCTTCGAGTCGTCGTGGAGTCGCCTCGTGTCCTCGACGTCTGACACGTTCCGCGACGCCGTCGGCCAGCTCGGCTCCGTGGGTGACCTGGTGGGCGGCGTCCGTCTCGGCCAGTACGCCTACACCGTGGGTGGCCAGGTCGTGAAGGTCGGCACCCAGGGCGCCCGCGTCAAGGTGCGCGTGGCTCTGGTGACCGACACCGGTGACCACGCGCATCGCTCCAGCACCTACGGCGAGGCCAGTCGGCCCAAGCTCGGTGACGAGGTCTGGATCTACCGTGAGCGCGTCTTCAAGGTGGACGCGCTCTTCGTTGAGGAGGAAAACCCGTGAGTGAACTCGCCTGTGGTGGCTGCGGTCGCTTCGAGTGCGACGCGTGTCGTCAGGCGTACTTCCGCCGCATCACCGAGATGGCCAGCTCCACCGCTGAGCAGGTCGTCACCGGCCTGAAGGGCCTCGCGACCGCCTTCGTGGCCGGCCTGCAGGAGGGCGGCGTGGACTGGACGCACCTCCAGGGCGCCATGAGGGTCGAGAAGCCCGAGAAGGGCCCCGACCTCGACCCGCGGTGGTGCTGCAACGGCAACGCGGAGACCTGCGCGCTCTGCGTGGACCCCAACCCGCCATACCCGTTCCTCTGTCCCGGTCACGAGGACCTCCCCTCGAACCGCAAGACGGTGCTCGCAGCGGCCGCGGCGATGGGCAAGACCGCCGTTCACGACGCGATGGACCGGCTTCGGGCCCACGACGCGGCCAAGAACACCGCCGAGGTCAAGAGGGTCGTCGCGGACACGAACACGGACTGCAACGGGTACTGCGAGGCCCCGCATGAGTCGATCCAGGAGGAGGAAGCCTGCGAACGGCTCCGAGAGGCAGCCAAGCGGCGGCGAGAGGTGATCGTTCAGGCCGAGGGGGACGAACCCCTGGACCGGGAGGCGCTGCGGGCTCTCGTCAGCCGAGAGGTCCTCGCAACGGCCATCGAGCGGGTCGAGCGGGAGTGGATCTGCTGCAACCCCGTCCAGGTGGACCACGACCTCTGCAAGCAGGGCGAGGCGGCGCTGCGAATGGTGACGGCACTCCTCAGGGACGACGAGGAGCGGTTCCCAGCTCGCTCGGACGTCCTCGACGTGATCATGCGGTTCGTGCTGGGCGCGGACGCCTCGCCGGCAGCCACGTCGGTGCTGTCGGAGGCCGAGCTGCGGGAGCTGTACTTCAAGAGCCTGATGAGCGGCTACAAGGCCGCCAACGCCCACGCCGGCGCGGAGACGGTCCACAAGCTGGTGGACGCGGTCCTCACGACCCGCGACCGAGAGCTGCGGCGGACCAGGCAGCGGCTGCTCCTGGCCGCGGACCACCACAAGCGGGCCGTTCTCGCTGAGATGGGGCCGGCGGTGAACCTCGGCGCGGTGCGAAACCGCGCCAAGCTGGAGGGCCGTCTGGAGATGCTGGACGAGGTGCGGGCGATGATGCGAGCGGAGTGCACGTCGCCGTTCGAGTCCATCGCCTACAACAACCCCTTCGTGTGGCTGCGGAAGAAGACCGCGGAGACGAAGAAGGCACTGGACGAGCGCTCAAGCGACTGATATGGTTGTATCAACAGCCCGGGGAACCGGGCGCACAGGAACGGAGGACCAGGATGGGACGCGGACGAGACTGGCGAGGCCAGGAGCCCACCCCGCAGGCGAGGCGGTGCCTCAACGCCCTTCGGGACGGGGAGCAGCCCAGCGCGCGGGTGGCCGTCAGCGCCGGCCTGACGCAGGCCAACGCGATCTCCACCCTCAAGCGCCTCGAGGGCGACGGGCTCGTCTCGTCGCGCCTCGAGACCACGGCGGAGCACCGCAACCGGGAGAAGGACCCCGGCAACGCGTTCAAGGGCCCTCGCCGGCAGCTGTGGAAGCTGACGGCGGACGGTCGAGCGGTGGTGAACGGCTGATGGGGAACCCGGGATGGCGCGGGGTGGTGCTCTCCGGCCCGCGCCGGAAGATGCTCCGCGCCATGGCGGCCCAGCCGACGCGGAAGTGGACGATCAAGGAGCTCCAGCTGGCCGCCGGCACCGCGGAGGCCACCACCTACCAGTCCATGCGGGCCTTTGAGGAGGCCCGGTGGGTGAAGAGTGAGCTGGAGACCGCGGCGGAGCACCGGGCGCGGCAGAAGGGCCCGCACGACCTGAACAAGGGCCCGAGGCTCACGCGCTGGTTCCTGACGGAGACCGGGCAGCTGGAGGTGAACGCGTTGTGAGCGGTGAGACCGCCGAGGACCTCGTCGAGGCGGAGCTGGAGCGCCTGGCCAGGGCGGAGCTGCTGGCGCGGGAGGAGACTCAGCGGCACCTGACCGCGCTCATCGAGGCGGCGACGGAGGTCAAGGAGGCCCTCACCGTCGACACCTCGTTCACCACGATCAGCAGCTCAGTGTTGATCATGAACCGCTCCCTCTCGGAGGCACTGCGCGAGGTCACCAAGTACGACGCCTGGGGCCTCGCCCGCCGCAACCTGGTCAGGACGAAGCTGAGGCTGGAGAAGCTGAGGGCGAAGCAGGGAGAGGAGACGACGTGAACGAGACGGCGCGGGCGGCGGCAGCTGAGGGGCTGCCGCCCGCCTGGCTTCTGGTCGGGGTCGTTCTCGTCGTGGGGGCGGCGGTCGTTGGCTGGGTTGAGGGGGTGAGCCGGCGGCAGCTTCGGAAGATGGACTCACTCTGGGCGGCCGCCCGGCGGCACCAGCTCCGCGAGCACGAGGCGCTGATGGCCAAGCTGTCGGCGATGACGCTGGCGGCGACGGTGAAGGCGACGCCAGCGCGGAAGCCGGTGAAGCCGGCCGACGCGATCACCGTGGAGCTCGAGACGATCAAGCCCGAGCAGCTGCGCGGGGAGTGGAAGGGAGAGGACGGGGATGGCTAAGACCCAGGGCTGCGCGAACGCGACCGTGCACGAGGGCCACGAGTGGCAGGCCGTGATCCGCGGCCGGCGAGGGCGGACGGAGCCGCGGTGGTGTCCCGGCCGCGTCGAGTGTGGCGCGTGCCAGAAGGCCGTCTTCCGCTCCACCGTCACGACGGTGAACGGCCGGACCGTGTGCCGGGGTGGCTGCCGGACGTGAGCGAGAGCACGGCGAGGGAGACGGGCCGCTGCCAGTGGTGCGCCCGCGAGCGGCCCGTCTCCCTCATGCGGCGCTGGAACGAGCAGTGGCAGTGCCAGGACTGGGAACGCTGCGCCGCCGTGGCGCGGCGACGGAAGAGCTGAAAGTGAGAGAGCGATGACTGAGTTCACGCCACCGATGGCGGCCCCCGGCCAGGTGCTGCCGGAGCGCGTGCAGGTCCGAGGCGGGGCTGACGTCCCGCCGCCGGCGCGGCCCCAGCCGAAGGTGGGGGTGTCCCTACTGGTCGTCAAGCACGGCCGGGTGCTCCTGGCCCGACGGCAGGGCAGCCACGGCGCGGGGGAGTTCGGCACCCCGGGTGGCGGCCACGAGAACGGGGAGAGCTACGAGGAGACCGCCCTGCGGGAGCTGCGCGAGGAGTGTGGCCCGGACTTCCTCGTCACCACGCCGCGCTTCCTCTGCCTCACCAACCTCCGCCGGTACCTCCCCAAGCACTACGCCGACGTGGGCATGGTCGCGCACTGGATCAGCGGCGACGCGGAGCCGCCCACCGAGGAGGAGCGCGCCAAGCTGCAGAGCGACTGGGGCTGGTACTCCATGTACGACCTTCCCGCGCCGGTCTTCGGCGCGGTGCGCAACCTCGTTGAGGCGTACCGCACCGGCCGACCGTTCTTCGACGAGTAGGAAAGACCGACATGGCGGCAAAGGCAGCGGCAACGCGGTGCGGGCGACGGACCCTGCACGCCGCTCACGGCGAGTGTGAGGGCCGCGCGGAGTGCGCGGTCTGTCACGGCGTGGCGTGGACGAGCGACACCGTGGAGATCACGGAGCACCGGGTTCACAACGGCAAGCGTCGGCACCGGCACTGCCAGTTCTGAGAGAGGCGAGAGAGGCGGAGAGATGCGAAAGCTACGAGCCCCGAGCTGGGTAAGCCCGGGGGTGAAGAACGCGGCCCTGGCCGCTGTCGCGGTGGTCCTGGTCGCCGGCATGGTGGAGGGCCTCAGTGAGGCGATGCGGGACAACGCGGACGACCAGGTGAAGCCCACCCCAACGGTCACCGTGACGGTCACTGAGACCAGGACCGCCCTGCCGTCCCTGCTGCCGACCGCTCGGTCGTCGGCGGAGGACGGGGCGGTCGCCCTGACCAGGGCGGCGATCGAGAACGCGTGGAAGCACCAGTCCAGCGGTGACCGGGACCTGGTCTGCCAGGAGTGGCGGACGGACAGCTACACGACGCTGGAGGCCTTCATGGAGGAGGCCGGCAGCGCGACGCTGGACAGCGTCACGGTGAAGACGTTCTTCGACTCGAAGTGCGGGAAGGGCGGCTGACGTGACGCAGTCCCAGCGCCGGGTGCGCGTGGTGTCCCCCACCCGGCGCCGCGTGCTCGAGAAGCTGGCGGAGCGGCCCACGGCGTGGCAGACCGCCGCCCAGCTGCACGCCGGCGAGACGAGCTCCGTCGGCAACACCTACGCCGCGCTGAAGGACCTCCTGGAGCTGGAGTGGGTCCAGGTGCGGCGAGACGAGAGCCGAGAGCGGCGCCCTGGGGTCGCCGGCCGGCGGCCGCGCGGCGCCTACCGGGTGACCGACCTGGGCGTCACCGCCCTGATCGAGACCGCGCTGACGGAGGGTGACGGATGAGGAAGCTGGGGCTGGGGAGGCGGGCCCGGCACGGGTGCCCGCTCTGGGACCCCGAGACGGGCGTGTGGGTCCTCCTGGACGTCGGCTGGGCGGGGGTTGACGGCACGACCCCGCGCAACGCGGACGTCTGGACCCTGTCGCTTCGGGCTGGCGGCCGAGAGCGCTGGGGCACCGAGCTCTGGCTGCGCGCGGGACGGCACTGGGGCGCCCAGCTCTGGGTCGGCGCCTGGAACGCGGGCTGGCACGCCCGGTCGAAGGGGTGCCAGTGCTACGACTGCGTCGTGGCCGGGGGACCGGTGCGCTGGTACGGGCGGTGAACGCGGTGGCCGACGAGAAGCGCTGCCGCAGCGGCGGGCGCGGGGGCCTCGTTCACCGGGCGCACGAGTGGAAAGACGGCAGCGGGACCCGGTGGCGGTGCCCGGGGTTCCAGCGCTGCGGAGACTGCCTGCGCCAGGGCTGGGCGGACCTGCTGGAGAGAGACGGCACGCGGTGGCGGTGTGCCACCGGGCCGTGCGCGCGGAGGCGCGGAGAGGCGGAGAAGACGTGAGAGACGGGATCGTGGGCGTGATCGAGCTCTGGGCGGGGGTGTACCTCGCCGGCGTGGGGATCGGCCTCCTGGAGATGACCTGGTACGCCTGGCGGACCAGGAACGTTGAGCTGGACGGGGGCGGCCCCTGGTTCTGGCGGCAGTACGTGGTCGTGATCCTGGGGTGGCCGGTCCTGGTGGGGTGGGTCGCCAGGGCGGCGGTCCGAGACTGGTGGGGGAGGCGACGGCGGTGAGGAAGCAGACCTGCGTGCACTGTCAGAACCAGGGCACCGAGAAGACGGTGGAGTGGAACCCGGTGGACGAGCACTGGCAGTGCCGGGACGTCGTCGGGTGCGCGAAGCGCGCGGCGGAGGCGAAGCTGGCGGAGCGGCTCAAGAAGCTGCTGTGAACGCCTGAGTGGGACCGAGGGGGTGCGGGGTCGGCCAGGGTGGCCGGCCCCGCCTGGCGTCAGGTGCCCCGGGGAGCGGGGCGCAGCCAGGCCTGGAGGAACGCCAGGGCAAACTCCGCCCAGACGGCCTTGCAGGCCGCCAGGAAGGCTCGCCAGAGACGGTCCGCGTCATGGTCCTTGGCCACCGTGATCACCTCCCCTCGGTCCAGGGTCAAGGATACCATGGAAGCGGGGAGGGGGACAGTGGTGTGGACACCATACGGGTACGGGACAATTGGGTAGAAGATATATGAGAAGGACAAAACGGGCAGGAGGCCTTTAGAAAAATAGAATGTGTTCGCCGGCAGTAGTGCAGCCGCTCACAGCACCTATATGATCATGCCCTGGGCCTGCCACCGTTGATCATGCGCGAGCGAGTGCGTGATCACCACGCACTCGCTCGCTGCTGATCACTTGCAGTTGTCGATGTGGCTCAGCGCCTGCTTCACCATGTGAAGCACACGCTTCTCCTCCTCCTCGTCGCTGAGCGTGCTCGCGTTCGCAACGAGCGACGTGCTGCTGCTCCTGCCACCCTCGAGCAGGCGCTCACTGGTGGTAGCGGTCCACTCTCGAAGGCCGGCCACCTGCGCCTGCTCCCCCTCTGCACGCTCCAGGATGCGGGTGATCTTGGCCCAGTGGTTGACGCTGTGCTGTACCGAGATCAACCTCTCCATGGTCATGGTTCCCACGACGTAGCCCTTGTCGAACGAGTCCTTGATCTCAGTCCTGATCTTGACCAGACCCTGGTCGGCCTGAGTAGCGAAGCCCTGAAGCATCTGGATGGCGTTCTTGATCATGGGGGGCATCCTTTCCTGTTCCTGTGATACCAGTATACGGTCTGAGTGGTGGCATGTCCACACCTAGGGGCTAAGATCTTGAGCCCGTGGCCGGCCGGCGAGGCCGGCCACCAGCTCAAGATCTCAGTGCTGAGGCGCGGCCAGGGTCTCAGTGACGCACTGGGCGTAGTCGCCCTTGGCGCTGATGGCCTTGCAGAGCTTGAGAACGTAGTCGAGACGCTGAGTGGAGTCGGCCTTGGGCGCGGTGGCGCTGTGGCTGTGGCTGGCCTTGAGGTGGGCGATCTCGTTGTCCTTGTCGTTGAGCGCGCCCATGGCGCCCACGAGGAGGAAGATCAGGATGCCGATGGTCCAGTTCTTGTTGATCCTGATCCTGAACCGACGGCCCTGGACGGGCACGAGCGGCTGGCCGGCCGGCGCGTGGTTGTGGGTCATGCCGGCCGCGTGCTGCGCGGTCTGGTGGGCGTTGTGGGCCTGGCAGGAGGGGTGGAGGCAGCCGGCGGTGGCGGGCTGGATGTTGGTGCGGGGCTGGCGCTGGTTCCGAGTGTTCATGATCTTCCTTCTCTCTTCCTGTCCTGCTGTTGGTACCAATATACACCCTGCGTGGTGTGTTGTCCACACCCAATCTCAAGATCTTTGCCACAGCCGCCGGCCGGCGATTCGATGATCGCCGGCCGGCG